ATAACTGAATATTACTTTGACCTACAGAATTTGCTAATTTATCTAATAATGATTTTGCTGCTTGTATAGGTTGATTTAAAATTTCATTATAAACCTGTGGATCAAAAGCTGCACCAATTTGATCTTTATAAGCCTCTGCAGCATCTTTTCCGCCGCCTTGAATATCATTAAATATTTTTTGAGCTTCAGTTTTTATTTCTTCTTCTGTTTTTCCTAAACCTTCATATTTTGCAATTAAATATTCTTCAATACTAGTTGAAACTTCATCAATAGTTTTCGCGCCACTAGCAATTCCGCTAAAATCAATTGCATTAAGTTTATTAGCAACATTAACTTCTTTTAGAGCAGCTAGTGCTTTTTTAGCATCCTCAGCATTTTTACTTTGTTCTTCAATTTCTTTTTTCTTTTGTTCTACATAAGCATCCCAGGCTTCTTGTATAGTACCATCATAATCTTTCGCAAAAACAGTAAAATCATCAAAAATAGAATCAGCATCAATATTTAAAGCTTTTGCTTTCTCTTTAATATCTGGTACTTTAAAATCAGGCATGCTAACAAAAAATGTTCTTTCACGAGTCCAAGCGGCTTCACTAGCAGTAATCGCATCATTAATTTCTTTATTACTTGCTTCTAATGCTTTTTGTAATCCTTGAACAGTAGGAACTAATTTACCGGAAATTTCATCAACATGATAAATTTCATCCCAATTTAAATCTTCACCTAAAGTTTGCTCAATTTTTTGTAAATTACTTATTGCATCTTGTGGATCGCTAAAGCCATTCGACATTGAATCAAAAGCATCTTGCATAGCAGTATAAGAAGAATTGAAAATATTAAGTAAATAATCATCAATTTCTGCTCCTACACTACTCATAATAGAAATCATTTTAGTATTATCAACTTTATAATATCCATTACTTTGCATATCAAAAGCAGCCATCATTTTAGTAAATTCAATTCCTAATGAATTAGCTACACTTTCAATTGCATCAGAAGTAATTTTATTTTTTTGTTCAACTAATGATTGAGCGGCGTCAATAGCTATACGTTTTCCAGCATTTTTATTATCTTCTAAACTCTTTGCTGCAGTATTTAATTCTGCTAAAGAAGCTTTATTATTTGAATAACGTTCAGCAACTATATTATAAGTATCAGATGCAGCTTGAATTAATTCTGAAGCAGATTTAATTACAATAGTACCATCAGATTGTAATTTACCTTGCCATGCACTGTTATAATCAGCAAGTACTGCTGCTGTATTTGCACTTAAAGTATCACCAATACTAACAGATTCAAGTTCGGATATTGCGGATTTCATAGAATCTTCAAGTATTTGATTAACTTGTTGTAATCCTGATTGATCAATATCAAAACCATTACCATTATTAGCACTAATTTGCTTTAACAAAGTAATAGCATTTGTTGCAGTATTTTTAGTAAGAGTTAAAATACCATCTTGTAAATCTTCTTCTGTAGTTCCTAAAATTTTAGCTAATTCTGGTAAATCTTTTTTGGCCATATGATCTGTTAAATAAGTAATATTTACAGCTTTACCAATATCACCAGAAGTTAAATTTTTAATTTGAGTAGCAATAGAATCAGATACAGAATTTAAAGCATCAACAGTAGCATCTGCTATCTTAGATTTATCAGCAGTATTTAATGCTGCTTCTATCGTTTCAATATCTAATATATCAGATGTATTTTCTTGTAGCCATTCTAAGAAAGCATTATAATCAGATACAAACTGTTTACCAGTAACCTTATTAGTTTCAACACCTGGAATTTTACTAGGAATTTCAATATTATCAATTAAAGTAGTACCTAATGAAGTTGCTAATTCATTTAAAGCATCAATATCAATTAAACCAGATGATAATGTTGAAGTTAAAGCTTCTACATAATCTTGATTCCTTTCTGCTGCATTTGTTTGTTTTACATGTTTTGTAATTTCATTATTAACATCTTGTAAAGTTTTTAGTCCGTTGTCTAAGCCTTCTCGCATAGATTGCATCAACATATCATATGCGCCAGCTAACTGAGAAGAAGAAATTGAAGTAGCATTTTTATCTACTATTTTTTTACTTGCTAAGAAATCAGATTCGGCTTTAGTTAATTGAATATTAGTTTCACCAATACCTTCACCAATTTTACTTAATAATGAACTTGCAACTTCTGCAGGCTGGTTAAGAATTTCATTATATACTTCTGGGTCAAATTGACCTAATTTTTTTGATTTTGCAGCATAATCTTTTGCAGCAGTTAATCCGCCACCTTTCATTTTGTCAAACCATTGTTTTGCCGCATCTTCTGCTGTTTTTTCATCAGCATATTGCGCGCCAATAGCTTGATAATAATCAATTATACTTTGCTTTACTTCTTCAAATGTTTTTGCACTTTTAACAATATCAGAAATATCTAAAGCTTTAAAAGTAGAAGTTTTTCTAGCTTCTGCGGTCATATTTTCAGCTGCTTCTTTAGCTTGATCAATATTAATTCCATATTGTTCTAAGCGTTCTTGCTCAGCAGCAATAAATTGATCCCAAGTTAATTGAGAATCTTTCCAACGATCTGCTAGGTCTTCTAAATATGCTTGTTGTTCTTCACTATAACCTTTATTTTTAGATAAACTAGCAATTTGTTCTTGAACAGCTTCTTCATTCTTACTGAATTCTCCTGCTCCTGTAAAAGCTTCTAAAACTAATTTATCTTTCTCTAATTGATCTGTAACATCTGCATACTGTTCTTCTAAATCTTGCATTACTTGGTTATTAGCTTCTTGTAAACCTTTAATAGTGAAAACATATTTGCCTAATGTTTCATCAAATTTAAATGCTTCATTAAAATCTAATTGATCTTCTCCTGATTTAGCTTTACGAGCATTAATTTTATTTAAAATTTCATTTGCATCTTTTAAATCATCATCAAAACCAGACGTATTTTTACTATAATTTGTATTAATAGATTTAATAGCGTCTCCTAAACTATCTGTATAAGACTGAATTTCAGTATTTAAATTTAATAAAAGTGTTTCTTTTCTTTCTCTTAATTGTTTTAATATATTTTCAATTTTTACTTTATCTTCTGCTGATACTTCATTACTTTCTTGATAACTTTCAATTTGATCAATAGCTTCTTGGATACCATTTCTAGTATCAAGCTCTGCTGAAGTTAAAATATTTGCTAATGAATCATTTACTTCTTGAGAAAATCCTTCGCCTATTTCTCCAATTGTGCGATAAACATTAGTTAAAAATTGAGAGTTTTGTGTAGCAACAACGGTATTTTCTTGTTTACTTACTAAATCAGTCCACTGTTGCGCAATATTATTTAAATATTTAGAAGCAATTTCTGTTGTTTCAGTATCTCCATTACCAACAGCTGAAAGCCATTTTGCATTTCGTGTAATAGTATCATTTTTATATTCTTTTGGTTCTTCTATGGTTCCTTTTAAATTCCTTTGGAAAGAATCTTGCTTATTTTTATTTTGCTGCCAAATTTCTTCTATATAATTCTTAGTGCCATTTGCAGAAGTTGTAAGATAATTATCCCATAATTCGGTTGTACCTAAAAGATCATTAACAGCTTTTTGCAATTCATCTTGTGAGTTATAATTTTCTGGATGTGCCAATATAGCAGTAACTTGTTTATAGACATCTTGATCAAGTTTTTCATAAAATTTATATAATTCTTCCATGAATGCTTGGCCATCAGCGTTTAATTCTCCACCTTCACCAACATAAGAAATATTTTTTTCTGCAATTGATTTCATTAAAGAGTCGCCAGAAAATTTAGAAACAATTTTCTGACCAAAATAATCCATACCACTTTGATAATTTTTTGCCCAGTTTTGGAAAGCATTATCTACTGATTTTTTTTGTTTTTCTATTTCATCTAATTGTTCTTCTAATTCTTTATTACTTTCTAATTTTTCTTCAATTTGACCCATTAAATTTAAATAAAATTCAGTAATTTCGTCTTCAGTTCCTAATTTATTTGCTACAGACTGAACTGCATTTTCATCGCTATATCCTAATGATTCTAATAAACCATTTCTTGCCAATGGGCCAATAAATTTTTCATAAAATAAATCAGCCATGGCTGTTCTTGCACTTTGCAGATCTTCCTCTTTACCACCAAAATCTTTTTCTGCTGACCAATTTTTTATTATTTCAATTGCACCATCTTTAATTTGTAAAGAAGCTACATCAAGAAAATCACCAAAATTTTCAACTGAATCAAATAATTGATCTACAATATCTTTACTAAAATCAACATTATTACCAGAAGTAAATTCAAAATTAAAACCTTGATCGCCATTATTATAAATAGTAGATATATTACGTAAACCTTCTCCTAATTTATCGCCCATCTTGCCATTATTAGTAACAGGTCGATTAGTAATATTTTCCATCATTTTAAGTTCAAGCTGAGTTTTTCGCAATTGTGCTTCTTGTGCATCTAATGCTGCTTGAGCTGCCTTACTTCTGCTATCAGCTAAGGTATCATATGCAGCAGCCATATTAATAACTGCATTACCTTCGCTATCATACATTGAAATTAATTGAGGATAAGTACTAGCTACTTGATTTACATAATCAAGCCATTCTTGATAAGCTTCATTAGAATCATACTTTGCTTCATTTAATTTTTCTAATTTTTCTACTGTATTTTCTAAGTCTCTTGTCTCGGCTTTACGTAATGTAGCATTATCTTGAGCTGCTTTAGCCGTTTCACGAGAAGCTTTTAATTCTAATTGTTCTGCCTGCTGTAAATCATTAATACCAGAAATAACTCCTGGTAGTGCTGCAATTAGGCCAGACAATCCTCCAGCAATTGCGCCCCAATGTCCAGCACTGCTGCCTATTAATGCTCCAGTCATTATACCTTGGCCTAAACCACTAAGTACTCCACCACCAATTTCTTTGGCACCACGTACTTGTGCATCCTCTTTTGTTTCAACTTTTTGAGTCAATGCCCAAGTGGATAATGCCGCACCAGCTGTACTTAATGCCATACCACTAGCATACTTAGCATTAGTTTTTTTCTGTTCTGCTGTTATGGTTTTAATTTGCTGTTTTGCTTCAGCACTACCTTCTCTAGCTCCTTCACCAAGAGCATTTTTAATCATATTTTTAACTTTGGTAAATTCTACAGAAGCAAAATTAACTATAACTGTTAATAATGATTTAACAACATTAATAATATTTGCAGCCATTCCTACTGCAGCAGCAGGAATTTTACCAAATATTTTTGGCATATCATTTAATCTATTAATGACATTAGTAACAACATCTAAGAAACCTTTAAAAACTGATTCTAAACCTAAATTAGCATAAAAACCTTGGAAAGCATTTTTAACATTTTGAATCTTTGTTTCCAAAGAATCCATGGTTTTTAAAGTTTGAGCTAAGGCCGCATCTTCAGAATTGGCAGCTTCATCATATAATTCAGCTAGTCTATCATAATCGCTTACTAATGCTAAGAAACGAGATTGCTGTCTATTACCTGCCATAATAGTAGCAATATAACGTTGTGAATTCTTGTCTAAAGTATCCCATTTAGCAGATAATTCTAAAATAACATCATCAAAATCTCTAAATTGATGATTAGCATCTTGTAAAGAAATACCAACAGATTGTAATGCTTTATCAACTTTGTTTAAACTTAATGCTTCTCCTTCACTATCAATTAATTTTGTAGGATCTTCCTTCATTTCACCATAACGAGAAATAATTGATTTTAAAGCAGAACCAATATTTTCTGCAGATTCACGAGTAGTTTCTACCATCATCGCAATCATAGCAGAAGTATTTTCAAAACTAGAACCAACTGCTGCAGCTGAAGAAGCAGTTTTACTCATAGCTGTTGCTAATTCAGTGGTATTAACTGCACTTTTTGCTGCTAAATTAGAATAAACGTCAACAACTGTTTGAGCATCAGACATTTCCATCTTAAAGCCACGAACAGCAACAGTCATATAGTCTGCAGCCTTACTATAATCTAAGCCTGCAATTTTGGCCATTTTAAGTGTTTCATTCGTTAAATTCATAACATCAGCAGTTTGAAGACCTTGCTGATAATAAATTTGTGATACTTGATACACACCAGATGTAGCTACACCATAAGTTTTAGCCATATCTTGATAAGTACTCATTTGGTTCCATAAATCAGATTGTGTCATTTTAGTAACAACAGCAATTTGTGTCATTACTTTATCTAAATCTCTAATATCTTTAACAATATTTTTGATACCAGTTCTCGTAAGACGAACAACCTGGTTAAAACCCATCCACATAGAGACAGCATTTTTAATAGAATTAAGAGTTCTTTGTTTTTGCTCTAATACAGCAAGGGCACCGGATGCTTCTGTCGCGCTATCACGAACGTTATCTAATCCACGCTTTAATCCATCAGCATTACCATTAAGCTTTCCGCCTAAACCATTTGCTTCTAATAAAGCCTGCTTATATCTTTCTAAAGCATCAATAACAGCGGCAATAGCTTGCTGTTCTTGCTCTTTACCATTAATTAAATCTGGGTTAGCTTTTACTTTCCCTAATTGGTCAAGCGCAGCTTGTAATTCTTGCTCTAATGATTGATCTACATTTAATTGTGTTTTAGTTTTAGATGCTGAATTTAAAGCACGCGTTCTATCCGCGGCTTTACTTGCAACAATTTCTTCAATTTTTTGATTAACTTGGTCTTGCATTGTAGAGATTTTACTTGCCGCAAGTTGTACAACTTGATTAATAGTATCATCATCAAGTCCCATACTTTGCATATACTCTGCTAATGCATCACGTCCACCAGTTTTAAATCTACCTCTTTTATCAAAAAATTGACTAAAATCTGCACCACGATCTTGTGAATTAAAGATTTTATCCATTGTTTCTTTTAATGTATTTAAATCATTAATTTCACTTTGTAAAGCTTCAGCAAATGCATTCTTACTTGCTATTGATTCTTGACTTTTTTCTATATTACCTTGTACTTCTTTTAATTTAGAATTAACTCTTTCAAGGGCGCCTTCTAAAGTAGTAGTATCTACTTTTATTTTTAAATCACTAAATGTTTTTTGTAGTTGCTGGCTATCTTTTACTGCTTTTTGGATTTTATCACTTTCAAGACTATGATAAACATTTTTAATCTCTTGAATTTTTTTCGCAAAATTTGATAATTCTTTTTGTTGATCTTCAGTTAAAGTTAAATTGTCAAAATTAAATTTAGACATTTTAGTATTGACAGTATCAACCATCGCAACTAAATCTTCAAAACCTTTAGTAAAATTTTGAATACCAGCATTATTAGTAAATCCTTGTTTTAACTTAGAAGCTAAAGAATCTGCTTTTTTTTCTGCTCTAGAAAGTTCTTGAGTAATAGATGAATATCCTTTTGTATCTGGTTTAACATTACTCATAGCTTTTTGTAAAGCTGCAATAATTTGCTGAATATTAGTAACTTCAAGTTCAACACCAACTGGTACTACAAAATTACCTCCATTTGAACCTGGCATTTTTCTTCACTCTCCTTTTTCGCCAAATAAAAAAGAGCCACCTCCTATACACCTAGGAAGTGGCTTATTTTTCATCTATATCTTCGCTTAAACGCGTAATTTCCAAAATTAAACCTTTTCTATTACCGACTACATTTTCCGGTAATCCAATTATGTTAAACACGGACGTAGTTGGATCAGCCCTTTCTCCCAAGCGTAAATTTATATCACTTACGACTCTTACTTTTGGCATATAAATTAAATTTGTATAATTTAAGCCATCATTTTCATCCTTGGAGTAGAATTTACCCTCAAGAGTGAATAATCCATTAAATCTTTCTTTTTGTATAGTATAAAGTAATGCTTTATCATTATACTCATAATAGTAATCCACAATATATTGTTTTGTGGCGTCCGCTTCTATTTGTCTCTCTTTATCCTCAAAAACTTTAATACATGTTAAAGTTTCATCCATAAAATCATTTCTTTTATTATTATCTGGGTCTAAAATACCATAAACTTTTTTCTGCGCGACATCTCGTTCATATTCATAAATAAAAACTTTTTTATCGGGCATAATTACTGGATTATGTTTAATCCATAATCTACTTTCATCTAATTCAAAAGGTCCCTCTCTTTTAGGTATTAAAAGAGATTCATTCATTTCATGCGCTTCTGTTACAGTAGCACTTAATAAAATTCCCATACTAATGGAAGACATAACACCTTCAGATAGAGAAAATTGTACTTCTGAACGGTCTTCCCAAATAACACGCGGCATATTGGACCAACCTCCGCGCGCCATTACTACAGATTGACGTTCCGTAAGTGCTGCCATATTAACATTTTCAAAATATAATACCGGTTCTCCAACTTCAAGGTGCCGTGAACCAAATTGCATTGGAGTTTTAGCTTTAAGAACTACTTCATATAATTCCTTTATCCCAAAATACTGATCCAACATTTAATCCACCACCTAAAATAAAAACTAGGGGCTAATTATAGCCCCTAGTTAATATTTATACCAAATTATTAGATAGAGCCCTTAGCGGTTAAAGAACCCTCATCATTAGCAGCGGTACCACTAGAAGATTCAGAAATAGCATAACGAATTAGCTTCATCATCTCATTTTCACCACGTTCATTAGTAGAACGAAGAACAGTTAGCTGCATTTCGAAAGTAGAAGGATCGCCTTCAGCTTCTAGAGTGATAGTTACGTTAGAAGCAACCTTTGCTTTATTAATAACAAACTGGAATGCTTCATCCTTACCAGTCTCTTGAGAACGCATGAAAGTATCGCCAACTACACGATAAGTGCCTGGGAAAGTATCAGGAGAAATAGTTACTTCAATTGCAGTTTCAGTGCCAGCATCATTAGTAATTACTTCTTCCCAGAAAATACGAATATGGTCACCAGCAGCTGGTAATTCACCAGCACTAGCAATGCCAGCAGCAGGATTCTTAAATAGAACCTTAGTTCCATTTGAGCTCATAGCAATATCATCGCTAGTAGTAACAATTTGAGTACGATAACCCTTAGTTAGGTTAATTAAACGAATTGGGTGACCAACAGTAGCCTTTGGAGTTAAAGTTACATTAGTTAAATGGTCTTTTGGTAGTGGGACATAAATATCATCAGTCTCAGTGCCATCTTTATAAGCAATAACTTCCTCAGTATGACGAACAATAACGGGCTCTCTGGTTGCTGGCTTATGAATAGCGCCGCCTAACATAAAACGTAAAGACTCTAGAGAAATTAGAGCATCAGTTAGAGTTAGAGTAATTTCCTTACCATAGTCCCAAGTAATTAGCTTTGGATTACCCCAACCACCACGGGCATCAGTCTGCTCAGCAGAAGTTTCAATAGTAGAGGTTTTTAGAGTATCTAGAAATAGAACAACGTCTCCCTTATAAACGCCAGCGCGAGAATCGTCTTCTAGGGCTTCAAAATACACATTGGCAACCTCTTTAATACCATACTTATCAAAAATATTAACAGCCATGTGAGTTACCTCCTAAATCATGATTTGTCAGAACTCGCAATGGAACGCATCCAATGCTTGAGTTGTGATTTCTTGAGTTTTGCGCCAGCTAGAGCTGCGCGATTATTTATATTAAACTGATCGCGCCAGCCCATTCTTTTTAGCTGGTCGTGAAAAGCATAATATGTAACATTCCAAACATTTTCCATATTTAGACCACAATTATTAATAGTAATACTACCAATTAAGTCAGAGAATTTTAAATCAGATTTGTCTTGTGCAGATTTTTTTGCATTAGCTTTTCTAACTTTTTCACGATTTTCACGCATCTTCATTTTGATTCTCTTTGTTGCTGCATCATCAGTATCATAAATAATAATTTCTTCTTCATTAGCATCAAGAAAATACATTTTCTTTAATATGCGTTTAAAATCATAAAATTTCTCTTCTGTTAATAGGTGTTGTTCTTCTACTGGGCCTAAAATAATTTGTGCTGGGTCCATAGAAAAAACAGCATCTTCATGTGTAAAAAATTTTAAAGCTCGCCTTAACATTGCATTAGCTTCAAAATCAATTTGTGTCATTAGTAGTAAAAATTGAAAATCTGTTAAATTTTCTAATAACTGCTTTAATTCGTCATCTTTTTTATCAGTGACAGTTGGTTTTTCTGTAATTATAATACTTAAATATTTTTCAAAATTACTATATCCTTCATCTACAATTTCTCCAATAGTAGCTGGATAAATTGCGCAGATATCTTCTAAAAAAATTGGAGATCCTTTTTGAAATTTTAAAATATCATCATCAGTTAAATTCATTAATTTTATACTGCATAGAATAACCACCAATTTGCGGCGATAAAGTTAAATTATCGGCTCTATAAAATTGAAGATTACCTATTCCCTTTAATTTGGTTTTATTAAACATCTTATCTATTTCTTCCATAATAAGATATGGCCGTAATGACCTATCATTTAAAATCCATTCATCATAAGGACAAGCAATATCAAATCGTACTGTTGAAATTTTAAATTCTGGATTTAAAGTATTTACTACAAAATTATTAAAAACAGAAATAACATAAGACATTTTTTCAACGCTATCATCAAATACTTTAGGAACAATAAGTATTTGTTTATGAATTAAATCTAACCCATCAACTTTTGGTTGTGGATTATTTGTATAAGGATCATTTTCTTTAAAAGGATCTTTGCTAGGATATTTTAATAAACGGCATAAACGTTCATTTTGCATTAATTTATTAGCAATAATAAAAGTATTTTCACCCATTACAGCAAATCGACGTTGTGTATTATCTACATTCATTAGTCTCACCTCACCATAATGGAATTACAGAAATTTCTTTAGTATAAATAATATTATTATATTCAGCTTGCAATACAAAATTGCCTAATTTGTTTTTAGAATTTGCGCGCACAACACAACTATTATTATCAGTATGAACAATAGTAGCATAATTAGAATTATTTAAAGAAAAAACTACAGGAGTTTCTAATTCTGCATTAGCTTTTAATTGATATACATTAGTGCGATCAAGCCGAATAGTAGCATTTCCTTCAATATAGGCGGAAAAATTACTTTCTCCAGTAATTATATTAATTATAATTACATTTTTGATATCAGGATATTTTTTTAATTGAATAGTAATTTCAACTTCTCCTTCAGAAAGAGCCATTAACTTTCCATCTATAACTTTAGCAATTTTTTTATCAGAAGAAATAAATTCAACTTCTTCATTAGATAAAATACCATTTTTGGTTAAAGTAAAATTAATGATGATTTCTTTTCCTATTTCAAAAGTTTGAACTTCTTCTGGAATTAAAATCTGATATTTTGCTAATTTATCTAAATCAGCTATTTGATTATTAACATCATCATAAATTTTATTAACTTTATTTTCCGTCAAAGAAAGATAAATAATACCAGGTACACTAGTATGATCATATTCTACTACCGTCCAAGATTCATCTTCTACAATAAAATTCGTCGCTCTATCTATAGGATAACGTGGCATTAATAACTCTGCAAATTTATTTGGTTGTGGCGTAATTAAATTATTCCAAGTTCTAAAATTACCTTTAATTTTAGAATCTAAAGAACTTACAAAATAGCCCCATGATTGATTTAAATGACCTTCACTATCAACCCATTTCATTAAATAATTACAACGTACAATCCAAAAGCTTTTAAAAGTGCCATTAACTTTCTTTTCTTCTTGAATCAAAATCCATTTTTCAATAGAACCATTATCAAGAGTCCAGTTCATAACATCTCCAACAACAATAGGAACATCATTAGCAACTTCTAAAAACATAATTTTTTCGTATTCTTTATCTTTACTAGTAAGAATAATACCATCAAAATAAATACCACGTTCAATGGAAAGATTTCTAATAGTGTGAGGAGATTCTGCAAGCCATTTTTCAAAAGAACGTATGCCTGCATTACGTATTCGTTCCGCAGTTGTTTCTCCTAAATGATTAATTCTAGAAAAATATACATCAAGATAATTCATTAGGAACCTCTAAACCACCAATTAAATTCATACATTCAAAAATTGTTTTTCTAAAATATTCATAATTTAAAAAACGTAATGAATTTAATTTACCTAATAATGGCCAATAATTAATTGAATTTGGGCCTAAACCTTTTAATTCAATTATAATTGAATTTAAAAATTTTTCCCAATCTCCATCTTCTTTTTCTTTTTCGCAAAGCACACCATATAAACGCCCTTTTAGTTTATTTTTATAACCATCAAACGTTTCGTCGTAAAGCATTTTTTTTACCTGCTAATTTCATAAATAAATCAGCCGGAGTCTTTTCACGCGAACGATCATAGATTCCTTCAGCACGATGAACTTCTAAATCCACTGCCGTTTCTAATTTATTTAATTTATCTAAATGATTTGCTTGCGAAAAATCTTTATCGGCATACAACTGACGAATATTTTCCCAACTTGCAATACATCTTTTAATCCATTCATGCTTCATATATAAAGCCAAAAGTTGTATTTCATCATTGGTTAAATCTCCTACAAATTGATACATTTGTAATTGTGGAGAATTTTCTTCTTGTTCTCCCGTTTCAACTTCTTCTATATCTAAGCTTACTCGCGGATATTTAAATCTAAAAATAGCAATTTTGAGAAGTTCTTGCCAATCCCGCTCAACGATTGCCAGTTCTTCCTCAAGAGTCCATTCATCCGCAGTAATGCGTGCTAAAAAGGCATCATATACCTTGAGAAAGGGAGTAGCCATAAATTATTTTTCTTCAGCTTGATGTTTTACTGCAATAGCTTGAATAACATCAATGCCGCAATATTTCTTAATTAGAGCGGTAAAAGCATTATCAGTAATATTATTATTAACAACATATTGAACAATAGTATCCTTCGCAGCAGAAGGCGCAATTTTAATATAGTTAGCAAAAGCAGTAATATCACGATCATTAATCATTTTAATAATTTCATCTTTCTCCTTTACATTAGTTGGAGTTTCGATAACTGCTCTATCTTCACTTACGCCATCAATTTTAATATAACCACCGCGAATCATATTCTGAATACCAGGTTCATACATCAAATCTTCATACTCTGTTGGAGTAAGAGTGATGACACGGTTTGGGGCTAAGCTACGACTTCTTATTGTGCTATTTGTACTACCTATAACAACAGTAGCAGAACTAATATTTTTTAATGTAATTTTTGCCATATTATTTTCCTCCTTTAACTCTAAAAGAAAAATGGGATGGGTGAGATTATCACCCACCCCATTAAGATATTTTATTTATATTAAATTATTGATGTGCAGCTGCATAAGCAGAAGCAATACCAGCATCTAGATTATCATTATAATCTTTCCAACCATCAGCATCAATGCCAGCATTATAATAAATGCCCCAATAATTTGGAGTGCCAATCATACCTACACCAACCTTTAGATAACCTTGTAAAGTAACTTGATTGTCACCTTCATGGTCATCCCAAGTACGGAAGTATGGAGAACCTTCAAAGCCTAGCTTAATAATCTTTTCCTTACCAGCAGGCATTACATATGCGAAAGAAGGATTCATAACTAACTTCTCATTCTTTTCATCAGTATAGGATTGTGGCATTACAACTACTGGTACACCACGGAACTTGCCAATATAACCACGATCACGGACTTCAAGCATATCCTGATCAGAAATCTTAGTGGTATTATTATAAACAATAGCATTTACCATTTCTGCGGCAAATTCTGGAGTGCAATAAATAATTGGATCTCCATAAGCAGAAACTACATTGCAAAGTTTAACCATGGAAGCTGGGTCAAAGCTAGAAGCAATAACCTTATTCTTTGCTGGGCGACCAGCCATATTCCAAGAACTTAGAAGCATTTCCTGAACCATTTCAAAGATACGGTCAGTAATACCTTGTTGAATAATTTCATAAATATCAGTCATGTTCTCTAGACCATCAAGATAACGTTCAAAGTCAACATAACCGGCTCCACCGATAGCCTGTGGATATACGTCAAACTTGTCACGATCTAGTCTGAAAGTCTCATAGTTACCAGATTCGGTAGCACGAGTAACAAACTGACGGCCACGCTGCTTACCACGGGTTACACGGAACTCTAAACGAGAACCCTGTGGTACACGAATAACTTCAGTAAACATATCTAGAGCGCTCTGAATATTACGTGGTAGAACTTCCTCTAGATTCTGGGATAGTAATTCAAATAGATCAATCTTATTACGCTCGAACTTATAGCGATTTAGGCGTCCCTTATCATCACAAAGTAGCTTGGTTAGCTCGTCACGAAGAGCAGCCTCGTAGTCATAATTCTCGGCAGCGAACTCAGCAGGAACCTTGCGGCCGAAAACACCATTCATTAAAACTTGTAGCTTATTCATAGTTCGCACCTCCTATTATAGACTAATAATCTGATACTTAACGCCAACTTCGCCGTTAGGTACAGTATAGAACTTAACAATCTTAGCGTAAATGCCAGAATTTGGAGCAGTCTTTACAATTTGTGGAACTGCTTTTGCTACATTAGTAGCAGCTGCAACGCCAGGTACTACATATAGAGGAGTAGTCTTAATTGCGTCTAAAGCTGCGAATAAATCAGCTTCGGTAGCAAAATCAGAATCATCATACTGTAGGCAATTAGTGGTAACAGTGTCACCAATACCTAGTAAACCAACACGAGGATAATCGCCAGCAATCTTGCGGCCAAAACGTGCTAGGCCATAATGATAATCATCATATTCTTTTTCTGCGGTGTATACAATACCAATAGGCTTGTCAGTAGCAGCGGCTGGAGCAGCAATAACGCCAGCAGCCTTGTCACCTACAACCCACATACCATTCTCACAAGGAGCGTCGATTGTAAAATCTTCGGATAGTGGAGTCTGAGAAACTACCATACCAGTCTTTGGGAAAGCAACCTGATTTAGCTCTAAGGTTGCATATAGCTTCTCGCCTGGGCGATATTTGCTAGATAGGCTATTAGCACTTGTTAGTGGAAATCTTTTAAGAGCCATAATATTTTCCCTCCTTAATTTTTACGATACTTTTCCATGAATAACGCGAATTGAGTTTGTTCTGGATCTGGTAGTGGGACTTTCTTAACTTCACCGCCAGTCATTTGCTTATTGGCAAAAGTAATCGCCAATTTGCTCTCCAATTCATCATATGAGAAGTCATTAATCATATCTTTAATTGGACTAATTTCTTCTCCTGTTAAAATTTTTTCATACTTTTCTACTAATTCATTCTTACGATTATTTTCAGCTTCGGCAGCCTGTGCCTGATAAGTTTGTAAAGAATTTTGTAGTTCAGTATTAGTAGAACGTAAAGTTTCTAGTTCAGTATTAGCACTATTTTGGAAAGCTTCTAATTCTTCAATTCGTGCTTTTGCGGCATTAAAATTTTCTTGTAGTTGATTGTAAGAGTTTTGTAGCTCATTAAATTGAGTTTGTAGAGTCTCAAATTCAGAAGGCTCAGTAGCAGTTTCTTCTACTTGAGCTTCCTGTTCAGCGGTTTCAGTAGACTCAAAAGTATTTTCTGTTACAGCAGTTTCTTCTGTAGCAGGAATTTCTTCAAAAGTCTCTGGAGCAACTGTTTCTTCAGTTTGAGGATCTACAACTTGAGTATCAAGCTCTTGATTTTCAAAATCATTCATTGGTTGTTCTCCTCCTTCTTGATTTTTTCGCGCCTCTTCAACTTGTGCTTTGAGGTCAAACAGAAGTGAAGAGAACTTTTCAGATTGAGTTTTATATATGTCATCATTCTTTGAAAAGAATGAGGATACCGAAAAACATGGTTCGTGTTCACCAATAACACAAAAACCTAACATTTTTGCTGTTTTATATACATAATATTCTTGATTATTAATTAAAGTCCAATCACCAGTAATTGATTCTGGATCAAGTTCCATTGATTGATTTTGCCCAAAAATTTTAGAAGCTTCTTCATAATAATCAGTAAATAGAATTACAGAAAAAACAGCATATTCCCGAGATACACCATCAGTATCTTCAAAAGGTTCCCATCCAAGGAAATTCTCGACATAGCCATAAGCATTTGCTAAAGTTGGCCCGCTATGTGAGGCCCAACTTTTTGTTTCTGGATCAAAAAACCCAACTACCGGTGTAGTTCCTTGTGTTGCAGAATCAATAAGTTGGTTAGCGACAGCTTCAGTAATATAAGAGCCATTGCGATTGCCATATTTAGTAAATACTCTTACTTTAAGACGGCCAATGTTAGGATTAGAATCTGAAATTCCCTGAAATGGAGAATCAATAATTACGCTATCAAAATAAATAGGTATTTTTTTATCCATAACTATTCTCCTTAACCGTTAGCAGCCTTAATATTGGCTTGCGTTTTTTCAGATTTTTGTTCATCAGGAAGTTCTGGACGGCCTCCCTTATTATTTAAGTCACCACTCTTTTGCTTATTATCACTTTTTTGTCCCGCAGAACTACTTTTTTCTTCTGCAGCGACTTCGCCTCCTGGAGTAGTATAAGAAGATTGTAATGGAATCATTTTCTCTGACATCTTTAAGAAATCATTTTCAAATTCCATTAAACTAATTTGATCACGTTGTTTAATACCCATAACAACTCCAGCAAACATTTTAGAATAACCATATTGAGCTGCGCGAAAATAATTATTTTGAATATCTTGTCTATTAAAGACAGTGGTAGGTAAAAATTCAAAATCAAATGATAAACCATTACGCATGAATTTTTTATTTAAATGAAATTTAATCCAAGTTTCATATTGATTTAAAAAAGAAATCATTAATGATTCATCTTTTTTAATACTATATGCTAATGAAGAACTACCGTCAGCATTAAATAAAATTGCACTTCTACCTAATGCGTCATAAGCATTATCACGATATTTATCAATTCTATCCTTTGATTGTGTTGCTGCCGAATTATTTTGTAAATCTTCAAGATCAGTATCTCCAAATGTTGTAAGAACATCAACAGTATCAATATCTGACAGCATACTTGCTACAGAAGCATGAATATCTGCAACTTCTTCTAATTGGAAAATTAATTCACCATCTTTATCTGTAGGCATGCGCTGAATTAATAATTTATATAGTTCATTTTCATCCCGCTTTTCTTCGCGCGCAACTGCATCTTCTAACTTTTTTAATTGCGGAATACTTGCGAGTAATAATGGAGTTTGATCATCAGTATGTGTAAAACATACTCCACCATCAGCAGCAGAAATAGTTATCCAAGGATCAGTAATAGTATGCAAATTATAATAATTATCCCAAGCATCTTTTACTATTTTTGGAAAATTTTCTAAAGCTTCCGCGCGCATTTCTTCATCGTGAATACTACTAAAATATCTTAAATTAAATTCAAGAATATTTAAATTATGAAAATCTTTAAAACGCGTACGACAAAAATCTAATGGCAAATCTTGAATAACTACATTGTCACCATCTTCTTGTAAAATACCAAAATAAATTCCTACTTTTAACCATTCTTTGGTAATATGAACAAAAGTATTTGGTACATCTAAATTTTCTACAAATTTACAAGCGGCTTCAAACTCTTTAATAATTTGAGCTTTTGAACCTTTACCAGACATAACAGGAATAACAATAGTGTCATATAATGGTAGTGTGGATAGAAAATCAATATTATTCCTATATTCACCATTAGTACGATAAAAGTATAAAGATAATTGACGTGCTTCTTCTAATTGCCCATTACGAATAATGTCATAAATTTCGTCTAAAGTAAAATCAGGTTTAACCGCAAAACCATTTCTAAAGCCCCAGCGCGAATACGCTCTCTCACTAATAGGGGTGCGACGTTGGCGCTGAATTTGTAATTTAAATTTAGAAAAATCATATTTTTTATTGCTCAAAATAATCACCCCCTTCGTCCTGGACTATAAAAAGTATATTGACTAAAATCTCGTTTTTTACCTTTTTTAATAGCTTTATCTTCATAATATTTAACTCGATATAAACCATATTCAAGAGCAGAAAAACGGTCTTTTTGAACAGATTGAGAAATTCTTTCTACTTTAAATTGATTTTGTACACCAGTCGGTCTTAATTTTAAATTATTTAATTCATCAATTAAACGAGATGTCATTTCATATGGCAATAAATATTTACGTCTATCATATAAACTCATTTTTTTACCTTTTTTTGTATTTAAAAGTTTATCTTTAACAATGCGTTCATGCGCTAAAAATGATACAGAACCATTACTAATTTGAGAAAAAAAGTTGGAGTGAATAACATCATCATTAGAAGAACCAGCTTTTATATCATAAATGATAGCATTTAATTCTGGAATTGGTGTATCACTTTCTATTTTTTTAGTTGGTGGTAAATGATGTTCATTATTAAACGCATAATATGATGGAAATTTTTCTCCAGTGTTAGAATCAAAAGAAGGTAATTCCATCGCGTCTAATAAACCAATTCCTGGTCCATTACCATCAATAACAATTTCACGTGGTGTATATAATTCAATTAATTTTTTTAAACGTGGTGCTTGCATAGTAATATAATTTTCACCATGTATAACTTCAATATATACTACCTTTTTAGTAAATACTTGTTGCCCCGGTAATACTTTAATTACAACAATAGCTGTATTCGCTGCATATCGTGCAACGTCAACTCCTATCACGTAAAAAGTACCTGGATTACTAGGATTTTCTTGTGCTTTTCTCTCACATTTTAAAAGTGTTCTGCGTTTATTAAGACGTCTAGAATCAAGCCAAGCTTCTTTAGCATTACCAGTCCAAATTGAAAGAGATTCACGAGCAAATGAATCTTCACTCATAGTATTAGAATATCTTTGATCCATTAATGTTGCTTTATCTATTAAACCATAATGTAATGGAACTTCATAAGAAAGACCCCAAACAAATGATTCTTTTGGACGTAAAACTGCATTTACTGCGCATTCAATAAGTTTACCATACATAAATACAGTCTTTTCGCGCGCGGTAGTAATAAATATTTGTGCAGCAGTTGGTTCTTCTGGATTTAATGAACCATCAACTTCACGCCGCGCAACGTTCATTTGAGGAAGTAAAACTTCGTTATAATCTGCTTCTTCAATAGTCGCGCATTCTTCCAAAATACCTGCAGTTGCACGAAGACCACGGCTGGTGTCTTTAGAAACAACAGTTATCATACTACCATTTCTAAACTTTAATTCATAATAGTTGCCACTTTTCTTTTCACCTTGTTGCCCATGATTTTCACGGGTAAGAAGTTCTTTTTGGAATAATGGCCAGTGTCGAAAAATTTCACTAAATTTAGCTTCTGCAATTTTAATAACAGTACCTTTGACATCAGATGAAATAAATATATTAGATCCTGGTAATAAGACTGCGCGCACTACAGACGCTAAATATGCCGTAAATGATTTAGAAGTAGCACGAGTGGCAGTCCAATAATGGTATCTATAACGCATACTCGCGCGCAAAGCAATTCGTTGATAGAAAAATAAATTAAAATGTTTTTTATCATCTTCTGGTTGAATTGCATCTAAAAATAAATCAGGATAAAGTAACCAATAATTTAAGTAATTAGTAAATAGTTCTTGATTCGCATCTAAAAATTCTTTTGTTAAAACCACACCTTTTTCAACAGGTATACCATCTTTAAGGAAAGCGGATTGGTCGATTCTCATACTAAATCACCTACCAATTCATCTTCACCTTCATATACTATATCTGCGGTTTCATCAAACTCAACTTTTTCATTTTCAATATTTTCAAGACGTTCAGTTAAATTATAACGTTCTCGCGCATCTTCAACCTGTTCAGCAAAGTTACCTTCATTAATAACTAAACGTTTCAAATAATTTTGTATATTTTGCATACAGAAATCAACCGAATCTTGCGGCTCCATATGCCATTTTGGATGCCAACCCTTTTTGCCGTAATAGACCATTAATTCACCTACACTTTCAAAGTCTGCGGCATTTTTGGCATTATTAGCTTCAAAGTGCGCAATTTTAATTATGTTATCGCGCGCATCCATATCTTGTTTTACATTTACGCCTGCGCGCAAACCCTTTTTGATTCGTAATTCAATTTCGCATAAATCACGAGCATAATGTTGTAAAATAGGTGTAGAAACATTTTGAGTGGCTAATATTTGATTATAATAATCTTCTAAAAATAAAAGTTCATCTGTTGAATAGGCCGGTGACCATATTCGTTTTAATTTTTTAATTTTAGCTTCTGAAAGAGTCGCAATTTCATCATCTATTGTTTCTTCTTCACGGGCGAGCCGCCATCTTTCATTTTCATCAGCCCATTGTAATGATTGATAATGATCGTCTAATAAAGTATTAAAATAAGCAGTTAAAGTATGATCTTTATGTATACTATAAAGTTGTGTCCATTTATTTAAATCAAAAGGCACATCTAAGTACCGGCATAATCTATCTACTTCGCCAAAATTATCTTGCGGCACCATTAACTCTAAGCAACTTGTACAATAAAGTGAACGGTGGCTTGGGAAAAATTTTGATGGGGTATATTGAAAATTATGTTCAGGTTTCTCTTGTCTGCATTTCATACATTTTCGCATCTTTACTCCGTCTGTCATATTCTGTTTGACCTCCTTTTTCTATGCGTTTTTTCTTTTCACATTCTTTACAATTAGAAGCGAAATGATCTTTACGGCTATTATTAGTAGCAAAAAAATAATTGTTACGCGGTAACAAACGGCCGCAAGTATAACATCTCTTACATTCTTGTTTTGGGGTGGTCAATAACATACGGTATTTTGTTGCGATTTGTGCCATTTTTTCTGGAACTTCTTTAGAAAGAATTGTACAGATATGATTTTCGTTATATTTAAGTCCAAATTTTTCTTGCAGTTCAGCTGCAATTTGCGCGTGTGAAGCACGATCAATTTTTCGTGTTACGATATAGGTGCGCACTTCGCTAAAATTGCACATATCAAAGTAGCGGTCAAAATCATAAATTAGGGTGCGGCCCCAGCTATCAAGTTTTTCATATAGTTCCATATATATTGCACTATAATGATTAAGAAGAGCTTTTATATGTGATGGGTTTTCCCAATCAAAAGTTTGGCGGCGCACTATCCATTTAACTTCTTCTTGACCTGTATATGGGTTGATGCGAGTTTCATAATCTTCTATTTTTTTTGAAATTGAAGATAGAAGCGCATTATCTACACGTTGTTGCCATTGTTCGCGCGGCATCCAATAATAAGAATCTTCATCCCAATTATAAGTTTGTGATTTTGGTGGAGTTAGCGCAAGAAAATGTAGAGTGGGTTTGTGCGCGTCTTTAAGATAATATTGATGGCGGCGAATATCAATTAACATATGTTTAAATTGATAAAGACGGTATGGGTCTGTAAAAATTTGAGTGTCTTCATCTGGTGGTATTTTCCCTTCATTTACTGCGAGAATATGGTCTAATCTATCAATGGTTTGCCAAAGTTCTTGCATACCAGGAATATCACCATCGCCAATATCAATTAATTCGCCTGTTTTTTTATCATATTTTGGGCGCGCGATAGTAGGTTTTTTCTTGGTGTATATGTAGCGTTCATCCATTTTTTGAAGCGTTTGTTGGTCTGCGAGAGGGTTGTCCAGTATTTCATCAAGCGATTGAACTTTATCTGCGGCCCTCTGAAAACTTTTGTATCGTTTATCAGAGTCTGTAGTTTCGCCTCGCTGAACTGCGTTTTTGCCATCTTCATCTTTGCCATATAGGATGTAAGATGCCATTTGTTCGAGTTCTGCGTTTGTCGGGTTTGTTTCTAATTCGTCTAATATTTGTTCAATGGCGTGTAATCGATCAACATCCCTCTCAATACTATAATCAAGAGAGTATTTTTTTTTCATATGTTGCATCTCCGTAGGGTATACAACTTCCTTCATTATAAGTTTATCATATTTTATTAAAAATGTCAAATGTTAGAGGTCCTGAGGTTGGAAGAATTTTGGCACCCAGGCCCTGGAGCGGACCTCGAGGAGGGCGGCTTCCCGAAGCCCTCCCTCCCCTTGGGGCAGGCGGCTCACCCTGTGGCTCCCCAGGCAGCTCGCCCAGGTGCTCTGCCTCCGGATCTCGGCAGGGAGGAAGGACGCCCTCGAAGCCCTCGTAAAACTTTACCATTTCTTTACATGAAAAGGTATTGACATCCGGCCTGCCCTGTGGTATACTGTACCCAGGACGTGAGAGAAAAACGACCGACCGACCGGAGGGAGGTGATGGCGATGACCTGGTGACGCGCGCAGGGGCGCGAACGAGCCCCTGGGTGTACCTTGAAAATTGAATAGGGACCTGACCTGCCCCGAGTAGGAAGCCGCCTGGTTGTAAAGTTGGCATGATGCCGGCCTAAGGTAAGGTGATGAAAAGGGCGGATGGACACTGGAAGGTCCCCAGGCAATGCACTCAAATATAATCCGAGAGGAGATGTCACGATGGCAATGACTATCGAGGAGAGGTACCTCAGCTATACCTCCAGTAACGACGCCCAGGTCAAGGTGATGGCTTGCATCTGCAAGGCCTCGGGCAAGTCCGTAGTTTGCTTCTACTCGTCTGAGGCCATGGCGGCCTTGAACGAGGCCAGGTCCAATGCCCTCAGCTACAAGGAAGAGGGCATCCACTGGACTGGCCGCATGGTCAACAAGCTCGACCTCCACCTGGAGGCGTGCAGGCTGACCTTGAACGTGGCCTGGAACAAGTTCCAGGTCGGCAGGAACGGCTTCATGTCTGATGCCCAGGAGCAGGCTGTTATGCAGGCCCTCAATGAGGGCGGCGACTGGTACCCTGTGAAGGACGCGGCTCTGATGGCAAAGCTGAGGTCCCTCACCTGGGAATGGCGCGGCCACAACCACAGGCGCGGCGTCCACGACCTCTACGCAGTAGACTCCGATGGGGTTGAATACTGGGTTGAGGTCAAGGGCGTCAATGCTCGAATCTACTACTCGTGAGGGGCGCAAGCCCCTCACCCAACATGAAAAGGAGGTCACTACGATGACGAATTACAAGCGCGTACGCAATACCCTGTGGGCCTTCGGCCCTCACTACAAGGCCTGCATGAGGCCTGTGACTGACCACGACCTGGTTGAGGTCGATGGCAAGCTGACCCTGGTCACGACCTGCGGCTGGGAGGTCAAGATTTACGGTTACCTGGACAAGCGCGAGGTCACCAGGTTCGCCGATGTCCGGCAGGCGTACAACCACCTCCGCTTCCTGGTCTACGACTACGAAGAGGACTACAAGGTTTGGGGGCGGATGCTGCCTTAAGGCAGCATCCACCTCAGAAGGGAGGTTAACCATGAAAAGACTCAAGTGGCAAGAGGCGCCCAAGGCTGAGCGCCTTCGCATTTGTAGCTTTTATGCTGATTATGTCAAGCGGACTGAAGGTCACGACCTTCAGGTTGAGTACCTTGACGAGGCCTGGTGCGGCTGTTGGTTCGATGTAATTAAGTTCACCTTCGGGCCTGACGCATGGAGATTGCAGTGAGGGGCACTTGCCCCTCACACCACAATTAAAAGGAGGTTGCTACGATGGAGAATATGATCTTGATTATGGTGGACGAGTGCGGCGACGAGGTTGAGGTCGCTCGGTACACGATTCACGAGGACGGCGAGTTCAAGATGGACGAGGACGAGCTTGAGATCTGGAAGGACCGCAAGATCGAGAAGGCCGAGGAAGAGTACCCTGAGGCGCGCTACTTCTACTGGGAGGACCGCCGCGGCTGGGGCGCCAAGGCGGCCAGGATGCTCGGCGGCATGTTCGACTTTGTCGACGAGTTCCTCTACGGAGCCCCGTAATAGGGAAGGGGCCTTGCCCCTTCCCTTGACCATAGCCATAAACGACAGAATAAGGAGGGCAATACCATGTTGAGCATTTACAAGTACAGTGAGTCCAAGTACGAGTTCGATCTGGGTGGATCGAAAGAGGCCTTCATGACTCGGACGGCCTTTGGGTGGCTTCTGGAGGTGTCCGCCAACGAGTCCTGGGGCAAGTCCGTGACCTTCTACTGGGTGGAGCCCACGGCCAAGGCCGCCTTCAAGGAGTGCTACAGGTACCTGCGGGACTCCGGCATCCGGCATCGCCGCAGGTGGTGCTGATTAACGAAAAATTAACAGGGTTAAAACCCTGTTAATTTTTTTTGCCGGCCAGTTAGAGGCCACTAACATTAAATTTCTGTAAACTTTTTGCTTCGGGCCACGCTTCGGGCCGTTGTTAAATATAAGTAAACTTTTTGCTTCGGGCGGAAGGTCAAAGTCAGTCAAAGTCAAATGTTAAAAATGTTAAATTTTCGATCCGGCGCGTTTATTTTACGAACATTTAACCTGTTGTGGGCCAAAAAATTTAACATAAAATCAATATAGATATGATATAATGGTAACATAGGAGATATGTTAAAAAAATGTAAAGATTAAAATTAGGTAAAAAGGAGGTTAAGGTTATGTTAAGATTAAGTAAATTTATTGTTAAGAACCTCGTTGTTATAAATATGTTAAATAGTAATATATATAATATTAAGACCACTGGAGCTGCTAAAATATATTGGGAGCTGCTAAAAATATTGGGAGCTGGGAGCTGGTTACGATTATTGGAACTGCTAATAAATTTACAAGCTGCTAATAAAATTATTACATAAATTGGAGCTGGGAAATGATTGATAAATTTATGTTTATATTATACTACGGACACAAAATTTAACATTTTTTTAACTTGACTTGGAGCTGGAATTATGCTATAATGTTATTAATAAAAGAAAGGAGCTACTAATTATGAAGAAGATTGTTGCATTGATGGTTGTTTTGGCGGTATGTACTGTTGCACTGTGCGCGTGTCAGGTTGGCAATCGACAAATCGGTTTTGACACCGCACAAAAATTCTCTTGGGCCATAATTCAACTCGGTAACGGTGAACTCATAGAAGGCCCAGTTACCAGTTGGAGAGATTTTGATGATGGTGACGAATTACAACTTGTCATCCGTGGAAAGACATACCTAACGCATTATTCCAACGTTATTCTGGTAACAGAAAAACCTTGACCGCTTACGCGGTCTTTTTTTATATTATTATATTGTTAATTAAACGCGCCGACCACATAAATTAACATTGATTTTACTTGACTAATATGTATATATATGATATACTATATACATAAATTGAAAGGAGATACGAACTATGAAGATTAACAATGAACACGCTTTTTCTCCGGTTCTTGTCGATGGTGCTTATGTCCTTGCGCTGTGCGAACTCGTTGACCGTTGTCGCGCTCATGGCGTGAATATCAATACGGTACAAACGTACCAAAATGGTTGGCGCGTAACCTTTGAGAACTTTGACGGTGACGCAGTTTGTCATGATGGCAGTTATGGAAGTCCGTGCTATTATGGTGACATGATGGACGCGCACCATAATGATTGGTCGAAACTCTCAGGTTACGAATGGGAAACCATTGGTTACCCGTGGGACCACGATGATGTAAGCGTCCATAGCGCAAGCGAACTTGCGTTCTACCTTGCAGAACTCAAGCGCGGCCGCACACATTGGGAAGAGGATGAATAATCCTCTTTTTTTTTATTAGTTAAATGTTAAATAAACGCGCCGCGCGCAAAAATTTACATACAATTAACTTGACATAATCTTTGGATTAGTATATAATATAACCAGATAAAAGAAAGGAGAATAAACCCATGCGTTACTTTATGGTTATGTGTCATCGTGGGCATTGTGGGACAGGTCACAGCACAGAAATTAAGTTTGCCATAAAAGCAAAAAATTTGCTTGATGCTTGTGACCAAGCAAGAAGGATGCCAAGTGTAAAGCATACACGAATGGTTATCTATGGTAAAGAAATAACAGAACAGGAGTATAAAGAATATAGGCAGGTAAGCGCGTATAACCGCTTTAATCAAAAACACTTCAAAGGGCAGTAATGCCCTTTATTATTTTTATGTTAATTTTCCGCGCCGACGCATTAAATTAACATATATATAATAAAATAATATCTATATAAATATAGATATTAATGAAAGAAGGCAGGTAGTATAATAAGTATAATAAATCCAATAATACACATTATAAATTCAACAATAGTAATACCACAAATACGGATAGCATTTCTTACATCCCGAAACGTCAAGCGATAAAACCACATTTTAATTTTATACGCTAAAGTATTTCTATAATTTCTTTTATAGTGCTTCATCCCAGAACCTCCCTTAATTTTCTATAGAAATTATAGCACAGTTTTTTAATAAAAGCAATAACAAAAGTTTTCTTTTATTTAGACAAAAAAATGGCCGTATTTCTACGGCCATTTCAAATTCTAATCATTAGAAAATTTTCCTAATGCGCATCGAATCATCCATCCCGAAACTAAACCTAACACAATTTCCCAATATGAGAATTGTGCAAGGTTAAAATTCCAAGCAACAACATGATTATAGAAAAAGTAGGTCGGGATTGCCGCAATCAATATCAAACAGAAACGAGTGAACAAAATAACCACAAAATTGTCTTCCATAATTCCCAAAACTCCCTTCTTTTAATGTACTAATTATATCATTTTCTAATTTAAAAGTCAATCATAATTATATTAATTCTAAGTAAAATAAGCGCGCCGATCCTAAAAGTTAACATAGTTTCAAAATAAAACCGTATATTAAACATACGGTGCGAAAATATTTTCCAAGTCCTGAATCTCATGAAAATAATACCACACATAAATTTCCATATAACCGGGCGCAGGCCAATGCTCTATACATTCATAATCAAAACCATAATCATTCAACTGTTCAAACAATCCTTCCAGCGCGGAGTTCATTTCAACGATATAGCAATTCCTCTTCATTTCAAAATACCTTCCTTTTCTTAATTTGTAAATACATTATAGCATAGCAATCCCGAAATGTCAATGCTATTTTAAATTAAATCTATGTAAATTAAATGGGTCGGATAATTTATTTAACAATCCTATAATTTGACTTTATTTTTAATTCATGATATAATAAAAAAAAATGAGAATAATAATTCTCAAAACCTAAGGAGGCATATTATGTTTATACCAACTATTGAAAGAGTTTCTGATTTAATTAAAGTCAGAGAGATATTAGAACAATTTGATAATGAATTTAAAGAAAATTACGATAGCGATAATGAAGTTGATGAATCCTTAAACAATATGTTAAATTTAATTAAAGAAGGATTTGAATCAGTATTAATGGTAATGAAAGCAAGATTATAAAAATAATTAACGCCGTGTAAAATTATTTACCCGGCGCGTTTATTTTCCTAAAACTTAACTTGACATATCATTTTCATTTTGCTATAATATAATTGTTCCAAGGGAACAAATAAAAATCCGGAAATGAGGTAATCACATGAAGAAGATTAACAAGCCCACCGCCCGCAAGATGTATGCTAACAAGCAGCCTTTTATCATGGTTCCGTGCAACATGCGTCCCGATTCTATGTTTGCAATGGAAATCAAACCGGGTTGGATGTTTAGGAACTTTGATGTAATGTGCAATGAATTTCTGTACTATAATTGCAATCCCGAAACAGGCAGACGAATTGCCTTTTACATAAAAGAGGACTGAACATCCTCTTTTATTTTTAAACTTATGTTAAATTTCAGGCCGGCGAGCATTTTTTACAACCTTTTAACTTGATTTATTTTTAAAACTATGCTATAATATATAACAAGATAAAGAAAGGATGATAATACACAATGACGATTGAAATGCTTCGTGATGAACTGAACAGGCTTTTGCAGACCTACCCGAACGTGGCCAACTTTGCCGTAGTAATGGCAGGGCATGACGCCAACGGTGACCGTCTGTACAACATCGTCGTTGATGATGCCGGTTTGGATAGCAACGACTGCATTCTCAGGTTGTGGGACCAGTAGGCGGTAACGCCTACTTTTTTTAAAGATATGTTAAATAACCGGCCGGCGAGCTTATTTTACAAAGTATTTACTTGACAAAATAGTCTATTACATGGTATAATAAGACATCAAATGAAGGAGGAATAAAACAATGTTGTATTCAATGTATTACCAGCTTCTCAATGACAAGTACCCGACTGAAATGGAATTCCAGACCGAGCGCGATATGGAAGAACATTATAACATCTGGGTATCTGGCGATGACTACCACTTCTGTCAGTTTTACTACCTCAACCGCGAATATACGCCTAAGTGGATGGAGTAATCTCCATCCACAATTTCATTTTATTTCTATGTTAAATAACTTCGCCGGCCAGTAAATTTACAATCCCTTAACTTGACATTTGATTTTCGTTTTGATATAATATAAACAAATCCAGAGATATACTAATATCCTGAAAGTGAGGTAATTTCATTTATGAACGCACGAATTGCACACAAACAGATTTCAAAATGGCAACTCCCATTTCATAACGCCATTGCTCATTACAATGGTAAAGTTCACCATTGCAAACGATGGCGCAATCGTAGAAAAGCACAGAAATTGTGTAATCGAATCTGGTATGAATACAAAAAGCGGTTTAAGTAACCGCTTTTATTATAAATTATTGTTAAATAAACGGGACGACCGCAAATTTTACATATTCTTAACTTGACAAATTCCCTTCTATCCATTATAATATATACATAAACAACGAAGGGAGCAAACACCATGATTAACATTCGCACTATTCGCAAGCTCACTAACAACGATGGTCTTACTCTTAAAAAGGGTAAAATCATTACCTACAAAAGCGGTTGGCAAGTCGCAACAGAAGGAATCGAAACACGCGACGCACGCGAAGCAATTAACGCGGTTAAAGCGTATAAGGGCGATTGCGGCATATGGTACAGCGAAGGCATTTACTATATCGACAAATCAAAGCGCGTTAGCACAAAGCACGAAGCGCTTGAGATTGGAAGGGCATGTAACCAAATCTCAATCTTGTGCTGGCGCACCATGGGATTAGCTTATTGCTAATCCCAACTTTTTTTAATTATGTGTAAAATAATGGCGCCGGCGCGAAATTTTACAATTAATTAACTTGACTTATTCTATAACTCATGCTATAATAGACTTGTCGAAAGGGAGAAAGGAGCGTTGATAGGATGCCGCCCTATTAGAGCAAGGGGCAACAGACCACTTGGCGGTGGAGAACTGACCCCACCATTACTTGCGAAAACCGTTCCCAGCACGTATTGTGGACGAGCGTGCTATGTTTGGAAGTCCAGCCACGCGGAGTAGCTAACCGCGTGGTATTTTTTAAGTTATTGTTAAATTTTGGGCCGGACGCTTTTATTTACAAGTATTTAACTTGACAAAATATAGAATTCAGTATATAATATATACATAAAAGCAAGGAGGTAACAAACAATGAAGATTTGGACTGATGGTTGCGACACCTTTGAGACTGAGGACGAAGCCCGCGAAGATGCCTATGAAAATATCACTTGGGATGATATTGAGGAGCATTTTCAGAACAATGTCAACTTTCACGACTTCTTTACCAAAGTGCGCGAGAACATGCCAAACTTTTTCGAGCTTTTCGAAGATGAATGGTGTGAAGCCGAAAACAATTATTTTGATAGCAATTATTGGGAAGAAGAACAGGAAGAAGAAGAATAGCGGTAACGCTATTCTTTTTTATATTTATGTAAAATTTTGGGCCGGCCAGGTTTTTTAATTAATATTTAACTTGACTTTTTCTTTTACACATGTTATAATAAATTATCAAATGAAAGAGAGGTACTACTTATGTGGCACTATGTAATTGAATGTATCACTGGTTTGCAGGGTTCTTCTTCTTATCGCACTTATGAAGAGGCCGCGGCCGCCGCGCAATGGCGCACAAATTGCACTGGTTTGGAATGGCATGTTAAGGAATTGCTAACCCGCTATTAAGCGGGTTATTTTTTATTTTATTGTTAAATAACCACGCCGGTCCAAAACTTTTCTAATATTTAACTTGACAGATTATAAGGTATATGATATAATTGATACATCAAAAGCAAGGAGGAATAAACCATGAACCTGCCGCTGTACGTCATTGATTACATCGTGAACTCTACCAACACTGTTTCCTATCAGTATTTCTATACTACTCGCGCCGCGCGTGATTTTCTCTGGATTAACCGCGACAAAATCCATGACCCAATTATCACACTATTTGGGAGCAATACAGAAATCAGCGAAAAAGACTTGCGGGATTAATCCCGCATCTTTTTTTAAAATATTGTAAAATTACCGCCCGGGCGGTTTATTTTACTAACACTTAACTTGACATTTGTAGGATTATCGAGTATAATATATACAGAAACAAACGAGAGGAGCAAACAACATGAAACTGATGAAAGTCAACAATCTGCCGCGCGATTACGAGAGCTATGCTTACATTACTGTCCGCAACGTCAATGGTGAATGGTGGTTCTACGGTGCTTTCAAAAACGACTTCAACCGCGCGCTTGCGCAAGCGGTGGAGATTGGCGGACAGTTGATGCCGTCCGTCGGTATCCAGAGAGCGTAACGCTCTCTTTTAATTCTATGTAAATTTTTGGGCCGGCCACGAAAGTTTACCAGCACTTAACTATTTCATGCTTACTTCTTAATATTGAAAATGATATAATAGGTACATCAAATGAAGGAGGTACACCCCATGAAAGCTATCTATGTCATCACCGAAAACAACGAAGTCATCACCGCCCGCGACACCATGAACAACGCCGTTGCCGCCGCCATGAACCGGCTTGCCATTTGTGGCTATCTGTGCGAAGGATTTGAATATGATGAATCCTTGACACTCATTGACTACCGCGACCTCACCGCGCACGAAACGCGCACGATGCTCATTCAGGAAACGACTTTGCACGAAGGGGTTTAACCCCTTCTTTTTTTATTTAAAGTTATGTTAATTTTCGGGCCGGCGCGTTTTGTTTTCTAACATTTAACTTTACTATTAACAATGGTTATGGTATAATATATCTGTGGTCGGGAATTGCCGCCGCAGAACCAATTGTTAAGATTCTGTTAAGGAGGACTTCATCATGTTCTATGCTATCTTTGAATCTGCTTGCCCCTTCACCGCGTTCATGCGTAAAAACGCAAACAAGTCCTTTGTCCGCATCGTGGATTATGTGCGGTATGCCGCAATGGACTACAACCGCCACAATGGTTTTTCATCCTTTGAGAACGACCCGCGTTACATCTCTTTTCATCATATCCGTGTATATGATGAGCGCAACGACTTGAACGAAATCGCGCACATGGTTTTCATGGACGACAATAACAACCGTTGGGTTGTTACCATAACCGAATATGATGAATAGTCCGCAAGGACTATTCTTTTTTTAATTATAAGTAAAATAAACACGCCGGCCCGTTATTTTACAATGAAATAACATTCTTTGCTATTGACTTTTGAAGAATATGTGGTATAATAAAATAAAAAACGGTTCAACGACAACGACAACATGAGAGGAGATTTTACAATGTTTTTTCAGATTCAGATTCGCCACGTTTTGGTCTATGGTTACATCTACGACAACGGCATGTTTGAGATTAACATGTGGGACTTTGACGCCGATGACTATTGGTTCAGAGATGGACGTAAAAAGACTGTTAAGGCCGCGTGGCGCATGATTTACCACATGGCCCGCGATATGGACAGGATTAACCACATCTTTGATGAAGATGGAGTTAAGGAATTGGAAGAAGCAATGGAACTGTTCTTCGATGAAGATTTAGAAATGTTAAATCTTGATGAAGATTGGGAATAGGCCGCCGGCCTATTCTTTTTTAATAGCATGTTAAATTTCCGCCCGGCGCCCTTTATTTACAATCATTTAACTTGACAACTCTTGTAAAATCTGATATAATTGACAATGGTGGATTATTATGAGAAAGGAGGCGATTGTTATGGTTATGTTAAGGAGTGATTGAGTTTTGATTAAAACTGCGTTAAAATTAAGTAAAGTGGCCCGTGTATCGGGTCTATTAGTGTTGCCTAATTTTAGTTGAATTTAACCTATTATTAACTTGACTTACAAGCTGGAAGCTGGTATAATATATATAGAAAAAGAGAGGAGCTGGAGCTGGATATGAAGAAACTTACTATTGAGCAGACGGAAAAGCTGAAAGCTGCTATTCGCATTTTGTATCAGCTGAAAGATGAATTGTCAAGTGATTTTGAAGGTAATCGTCAAGATGCTTGGGATGTTCATTCTATCTTAAAAGCAGCAGACCATCTTACCGTATTATATGAGAAATGGAAGGAGAATAAGTAATATGAAATATGACATTGAACTTCTTACTCGCGCACGAGACTATTGTGATATGACTATCGACGACATTATGACGCAAGATGCAGGACATTATGAAATCGAAGCAAAACGAAGCCTTAACAAAGCAATAACTGAAATAAATAATGCTATTGATTTATTAGTATTTTATAACGCGGAGCATTAACCGCGTTTTTATTATACAAATGTTAATTAAACCGCACGTACAATTTATATAACAATCTTTTAACTTGACATTTTATTCTAAATGATGTATAATATATACATCAAGTGAAGGGAGATACAAACTATGCGCGAAGTTACTATGTATTATGCCTATGATGATAAGGAATTTGAAGACCGCGAAGAATGTCAAGAATATGAAGCAAAGGCATATGATTTAGTTTATTCTATAGGTGAAAAGTATGAATTTTATGATGAAAATATGAACATTATACTTGCTCCGTTTGCCTCTTCTAACGTAGAAGATTGGCTTACTTGGCTTGATAATGCTTATAGTGATTGTACCTATATTAAAAGATACGACATTTTAACCGCACAAGAAGAAGCAATTATAGACGAAAATATTGGATGCTGTATGCTTAATTATGATTTTAAAGGAAAGATTGGATTATTTAAATATGATATATCGGAATCAAAATGGGTTAAAGTGGATGAATAATCCACTTTAATTTTATTTCTATGTAAATTAACGGCCCGGCCAACTTATTTTACAATCTTTTAACTTGACATTTTATTCTAATACTGATATAATAAATACATCAAATGAAGGGAGTTTTACGGTATGAAAATTTGGTTTGATATGGATGGAACTATTGCCGATTTGTATGGGGTTACTGATTGGTTGCCGATGCTTCGCGCTTATGACCCTACGCCATACGCGATTGCTAAACCGCTTGTAAGTCTTTCCAGACTTGCCCGCGCTTTGAACCGCTTGCAAGCAATGGGACATGAAATCGGTGTTATCAGTTGGTTAAGTCGTGAAAGCACCGCCGAATATGACGAAATGGTAACAAGCGCGAAAAGATTTTGGCTTCAACATCATATGCCGTCTGTCCATTGGGACACAATTCATATTGTAGAATATGGGCGTAATAAATGGGAAATTGCGCAGGAAGGAATCATTTTTGATGATGATTTGCGTGTTCGTAGTACATGGGACGGAGAAGCACACACGCCTGATGAAATTTTCAATATCCTTAACAATCTCTTAAAGGCAGATTAACTGCCTTTTATTTTATATGTATGTTAAATTTCCGCATCGGAGCCAAAATTTAACAAAAAATTTACTTGACTTTTTATTCAAATTGTGCTATTATAATTATAGAAAAAATGAGAGGAGAACAACAGTATGGCACAAAGTAAAGCAGCTCTTGAAACCGCGCTTCGTAATGAGATTTTGGATGTTATTCGTACCGCGTTGTCTGAACATTTCGACCTTGACCCCGAAGTGCAAATTGAAGCAGTTAGCGCAAGTGAACTTACTTTGCCGCTATGCGATAGCGAAGGTAATGAAAAATACCCTATCGTGAAAGTTTCTATTCCGCGTGGCAGTAGAAACGGCAACGGCGGTTACACTCCTTATGACGGTCACGCAGCCGCAGAAGAATGGAAACTTGTCCTTGCCGATAAAGCAGATAAAGAAGCAAAGCGCAAGGAAAAGGCAGAACGCGCAGAAAAGGAAAAGGAACGCAAGCGCGCCGCGAAAAAGGTTATAAAAGACCTGAATACCAAAGGATTTAAGGCGCTTGTTACCGAACCGATTGAACAGGAAGATAAAGACGATGACAACCAATTTTTGCCCCATGAAGTGACGGTTTAACCGTCACTTTTTATTTTATATTTATGTTAAATAAACGCGCCGAACACATAATTTTACTTTTATTTAACTTGACTTTTCTTTTTAAAAATAGTATAATTATTTTAGAAAGAAGGGAGAATATTATGACTAACAATAAAAAGCGTGATACATGGGTTGGCTATCGTCCAAGTATAATTCCAGCCAAAAAGAAAAATAAAAAGAATGAACGCAAAGAAGGTAAACAAATTTGTCGTGATGCTATGAAAGAAGATAAAGAAAAGATATAATATATTTTTTTTACTATTGTAAACTAAATGCGGCGGCGCAAATAATTAACATTATTAACATGAAAAAACGTCCTGTTACCAGGACGTATTATAATCTGATGTGTCTTTGCTTGGCGGACAAGCATAATCAATTATTATCGGTTTATTATTTTCTAAACCCCAATTCCAGCTATGCAAATCACCAATATTTTTTTGAAGCCATTCACGTTCATAAATAGTGGTAAATTCATCAATCGTTTTATTATCATGTTCACGCCTACCAATATGCTTTATCTTCGGCATAACGTAGAAATAACGTTCCCGATAAGTAAAACGAAAAACAGGCGCTAAGAGATAAGCATAACCAGTAGACAAAGTTTCTTTATACTTCTTAAATTCATCTTCACAGCCACCAATTTCAGATACACACTCTTTATCGTAATCCCATTTAACAACAAAATCGGAACCGATAATTACTATACGAGAAGAACCAGTTTCAACAACGGCATGTTTACCAGTTTTGAAAAAAGTCTTTTCAGTAGCAGAAAGAATATCATTCCAGTCACACCAATCATTTACAAACTCAAACATAGCCTTGATGTACAAATAAGCACGCATTTGATACTGCATAATCAACGCCCCTTTCTTGATTGTCTTTATTATAGCATAAAAGCAAACCATTTGCAAGTTAAATGTATGTAAAAGAAAGGCACCGAACCATTTATTTTACATATTATTAATTTGACATTTTTCTCAATAAGATATATAATAGTAATAGAAGAAAGGAGGATAATAATTATGATTATTTCAGAATTGATTCGTGCTGCACAAACAAAAATTATTATTCGTAATGTAATTATTTGGAATCCTAATACCAGTCGTGCGTTATATGTTGGTTCTCCATCTGATATTCCTATAACAATTAAAAATAAAGAAATTAATTCATACCGGTATGATAAAAATAAAAATAGAATGATAATAAGGATTTAATCCTTATTATTTTTTATTTGTTAATTTTTTTGTTCGGCACAATTATTTAACACAAAAATAAAAAGAAGGCTTACGCCTTCTTTTCCTTTGCTGCAATCTTGGCAGCCTTTTCAGCTTCCTTGGCAGCCTTGTTATCAGCCTTAACCTGACGTTCGGCTTCCCATTCCTGCGCGGCTTCACGCGGATTAAACGCCTTGGATACCTTAGTGTCCTTGTATGCCTTGGACTTAACAGTAACTTCCGTCCAAATTTCCTGGCCATCTACGGTCTGAAGAATAGCGAAAGAACCATCCGCAAACTTGATAGCATTATTTTCCTGAAGTGACGGCATGATGGCAGCAATGGTCATCTGACGAGCGGTAGCCTTAATCTCATTAGCGTTCATGCATTTCCCTTTCTGGTTTTTAGGACTTATTCCTTGTCCTTTTGACAGTTATTATTATAGCAGAATTTCATTTCCTTGTCAATACTTTTCTATGTTAATTTCATTTTAAATAAATATCCCGGAACCTTTATTTTACTTAGAATTAACATTCCTAATACTTGACATTTTATTCTAATTCTGCTATAATAATTACAGTTGAGAGAGAGAAAAGAAACTCCCAAAACACATGAGGGTGTAGCCAAGTGGTATGGCAATGGACTTTTAATCCATGTATCGCGGGTTCGATTCCCGCCACCCTCACCAGACAGGGCCGCTGCCTGTAGTGGTGTGCTACTTTGATAAGAAAGCCCACGTAAAAACGGCGTCACGAAATCTTAACTTGACAAGGTTGGGAAATCGTGATATAATGAGGATGTTGAAAGGGAGCAAGTAACACTCCTGCTCCATAAGAACCAGTCAAGAACTTCTCCCTTTTAACAAAATCTTAACTTGACATTATAGCCAATCAGTGCTATAATAAATACATCAAAGGGAAGGAAAACCCAACAAACCAGAAAGGAATTAACGCCCTATGAAGAAGTCTATTCTTGAGAATCTGTGCAACTATCTGAACGGCGACAACACGATTGATGTCACTACTCTCCGCGCCGAAGTTACTGCAGAATATGACCGCGTAACTGCCAAGTCCCGCGAAAATACCGCGCTGTACAACACCGCGCATGACGTGGTTATGGATTGCGCCGAGTGGGACAAGCCCATGATGGTCAAGGAACTGTGGCCGCTTGTTGAAGCGAACATGCCTGACGGTTTCACTCCGTCGAAACTTCAGTACGCTTTCCGTGAAAAATGGGCCGATGAAGTCCAGCGCCACGACAACGGCAAGGATGCCTACAAGTATTCGCGCCGCACCTGATTTCCGTTTCTCCGCGCCCTAATAGGGCGCGTTTTCTTTTGCGTTTATGTAAATTAAACTGTACGGACATTTTAATTTATTTAGATTTAACTTGACAATTGATTTGAAAAGTAGTATACTATTTATAGAAAATGAAAGGAGAATAAATTATGTGGACTATTCGCGCAACTTTGAATTGGGCAAGCGCACACAAATATGAAATTAAAATTATCAATGACCATCATATGTTTTATAGAACTAATTACCAAACTTGTGAAATATTAAATGGAGAAACTTTTTGGCACGAATGGGAATATTTTGATTTAATATAAAATTAACTTGACTTCTCAAACATAGTATGCTATAATAAATACATCAAATGAAGGGAGATAATACAATATGCCGTATACTAATTCTCATTTCGATTCGCTTTTCGCTATGACTGATCTGCTTAATGAAACTGAACTTGAAGCTCTCGCGGAAGTATGTCAAGCAAAAGCAGAAGGAAAAAGGAAAGCACGCCGCAAAGTATTGCGTCAAGAGTTGATGGAGAATCTTCAAAAAGCCATTAGTGATGTTCTCCATAATGATTTCACTCTTGTGATTACAAATATAGAACTTAATCCCGAAGAAGATGAATGTTATGGTGTGTGTTTTAATCCCGAAGATATTTATTCAATAAAAATGATAGATACAAAGTAGCGGCAACGCTACTTTATTTTTTTATTTATGTAAAATTATTTAGCCGGCGCCGTTAGTTTTCAAATACTTAACATAAAAAAGTATTGACAAATAGATATAGAGGGTGTATAATATATCCAGAAAGTGAAGGAAAACACTTGACAAACCAGAAAGGGAATGAACATGGAGTTTAAGAAAGAGCGTAATTTCATCGTAGCGTATGACGGCGTTATCAAGTTGGGCGCGTGGGACATTTCCAACGGTTCTTTCATTGGCAAGAGCGGCAAGCCTGTTAAGGGTGTACCTTCCTGCTTTACTTATCGCAATCTTCCTTCATGGCGTCACGGTACAAACGACCTTGCCTATGCCATTTACTGGTATCGGACAAATTTTTCCAATGATTATACCAATGTAATAGGCGCACATTTTGAGCAGCTTTTGAGTTTGGGCCTGTTTCCGAGTAGCACCCACAGCCTTTGCGATAAACCCAATCTTAACAAAAAGATTGTGGAATATCTCAAAGAAAAAAATCAAGGCTATTATGATTCTATCATGGTGGCACGTTACCTTGCCTTAATCCAGTATGAACAGTATATTAACACCTTGCCTGATTGGGGAAAAGAAGTTTTTTCTAACCTTTTGAGGAATAATATTCCCGCTGACTATATTAAGACTGCGTTAAATCGTGTCATCCATGAGCATGTTGACGCTTTTGTCAAAGATAATTATTACATCTCTGGAAAAATTTTTGAGATGTTGAAAGATTATTATGATATTTCCATGAAGTTGTTTAACAAAGTGGAAATAGAAAAAAATTTCCTGACTAAATACGCAATTTTGAAATATCTTGCGGAAGAATACAAAAATAAGCATTATAATGATGAACTGGTAAAGAATAATGATAAACCGTGGCTTTATTATGAAAACGAAACCTTTATTGTAAAGCCGATTTTGACCAAAGAAGATTTCCATATAGAGGGCGAAGCGCAGCGGAATTGCGTTGAAAGAATGTATATGGAAAAGGTATACAAAGGCGAAACCCACGTTGTTACCATTCGCCGCAAGTCCGACCCTGATAAGTCTTATATAACTTGTGAAGTTTGTAACGATGGCGTGATTTGGCAGTATTTGGCACGTTGTAATGAAACGCCCAAAGAGCAGGACGCAAGAGATTTTAAAAGAGAATATTCACAGCATCTTAAAAAGAACTACAAAAAGGATTAACCCGCAAGGGTTAATCTCTTTTTTAAGGTTATGTAAAATTTTGGACCGGCCGCATTTTTTAACAAAAGTTTAACTTGCGTTTCTTCCCTTTATATGCTATAATATATCCAGAGTTGAAGGAAAACAACACAAACCAGAAAGGCTCTATTATGGCGAATAAGACCAAGCGTTATCTGATGTTGGACTGTGAGACTGCTACGTTGCCTTTTGCGGATGAAATCGCGGGTGACAATCCCGAACGCAAAAAGCGCATAGCCATAGCCAAACCTTTGATTTATGACATTGGTTGGACTATTACTAATCGCAAGGGCGATATTCTGGAAAGCAAGCAATTTTTGATTGCGGAAACTTTCGCCGTTCCTTCCGTGTTCAATACTGCGTATTATGCAGAAAAGCGCCCCATTTATCTTGAAATGTTGCGTAAAAATGAAACCAGCATAAAGTTATGGAATGAAGTTATGGATGTGTTAATTGCCGATATGGGTCAAGTGGATGGCGTAGGCGCGTTTAATTCCATGTTTGATTTTAAGAAAGCTATTCCTTTTACTGAACTTTACATTCAGGAATTGTATAGTAACACTTATTATCAATGGGAACAGATACAGCGCAGAAGCGCGGCGCGGATTGCAGATGGCGAACGCAATCAGCCGAACCCCGATTTTGAGGCCGATATTTTCCGCTTCCGTGGAAAAAAATATCCGCTTTTCGATATGTGGGGGCTTGCCACAACTTACCTTTTGAATAATAGCACTTATAAGAATAAGTGTCTGGAATACTCAATGTTGACTAATTCGGGAACATTCTTTAAGACAAGCGCGGAAAGCACTTTCCGTTATCTCTGTGATAAATACGATTTTATTGAAAGTCACACCGCGCTTGACGATGCTATCATAGAAAGTTTCATACTTTCTAAAGTTGCACAAAAGCATAGTATCACAATGGGAATTAAATTCTTTCCTTTCCGTGATTTGGGCGCTACTGATGAATTTTGTATGAGAAGGAAAAAAGCAAACAAGCGCGAATGTGAAACCGTGTATGGCGCTATGGCAGAATACATAAACGCCAAATTAGACGAAGCTAACGAATTGTCTAATTACGCAATAGGATTAGTCCATAGGATGCGCAGGCTTGCCGAGTATGCAGGAATTGAGTGCAATTATTAAAAATAAGTTAAGAGCCGCAAGGCTCTTTTCTTTTGTTAAATCTGTGTTAAATTTCGGGTCGGCCCCATTTATTTACTTTCTTTTAACTTGACATTTATGGAGTTTTCTGATATACTATTCTTGTCGGTGAGAGAAAGAAACCACAACGAAATCACTCAAATCGTAACAAACTCTTAACTTGACATTTAACACAGAACGTGCTATAATGAATACATCAAGTGAAGGAAAACACTGAAAAACCAGAAAGGAAACACTGCACTATGACTAAGAAAGACGCTCTGACTATCGCTCTGACTTCTCTGCCTGCCGATGCTACCGAAGCCGCCGAAACCATTCGTCACATGATTGCGCAGCTTTCTAAGACGAACACCATGAGCGACGAAAAGAAGGCTGAACAGTCTGCGGCACGCAAAGCTAAGACTGCCGCCGCTCGTGCGGAACTGTGCGCACAGGTTATTCCCATCCTGCGTGATGTTATCACTACGGATATGACGGCGAAGGAAATCTATACCGCCGCCGCCGACCGTCTGCCCACCGACATGACTGCCGCAAAGATACAGAACATTCTCCTGCGGGAAATGGCGCCGGAACTGATTAAGACCGAAGCTAAGGGTAAGGCTAACACTTACCGCAAGGCGTGAGAGAAGGGGCTTTTGCCCCTTTTCTTTTTTATGTAAATAATGTTAAATTTTGGAACCGGCGCCAAAAATTAACTTTCTTTTTACTTGACAAAATTCAAATTTCCGTGTATAATAGATTCAGAAAGTGAAGGAAAACACTTATAAAACCAGAAAGGGAAACACATATGCCGAAGATTTCTAATGCTCTTGTCAACGCCAACATCCGCACCGCCATTTTTTCTACCCTGAATGTGGCAAACATTGAAGGTTTCCACAAAATCAATGACCGCCAGTATGGTTGCATCATTGAAGATGACAATGGCAACCGCCGTTATGCGCGTGTTGGTGTAATTGTCGCGGAAGAGCGCGAAGATTGCACCGCCGATGAACTCATGGCCGCCGAGATTGCGGACTATGAGGACAAGCAGGCAAAGAAAGCCGCAAAGGCCGCCGAACGTGCTGAAAAGGCCGCAAAGGATAAGGCCAAGCGGGAAGCCGAAAAGAAGGAAAAAGAAGGGGCGTAACCCCTTCTTTTTTTTAAGTTTATGTAAAATTTCGGGCCGGGGTCCTTTTTTTACAAACCTTTAACTTGACTTCTAACCGATTTTCTGCTATACTTATTACATCAAGTGAAGGACAACACTTCAAACCAAAGGAGATTTAACTATGAATAATACTTCTACTGGCGGCGTTGGTATCTGCACTGTTTTGTTCCTCATTTTCCTTGTTCTGAAATTGACTGGAACAATTACTTGGTCGTGGTTGTGGGTTCTTGCCCCAATTTGGATTCCTGCGGCACTTGTGCTTATCATTGTAATTGCTTCAATTTTGATTGGTATAATTGCTTCAAGATAACAAACTCTTAACTTGACAAACTCCACTCCATCTGATATAATAATAACATCAAGTGAAGGAAAACACTAACAAACCCAAGAGAGAAAGGAATCAATATGAATATGAACTCTAACATCAAGTGCGGCACTTCCATCAACGGCGGCGTGGTTCTGACTGATATGCCCATCGAAATGCTCAAGGCTATGCGGGATAGCATTGATGATGCTATTCGCAAGTATCAGGAACAGGAAAAGGACAAGTATGCTACCGACATTCAGGCCGCGATTGATGCGGCGCGTGACGCGGGATATGATGTTTATATCAATCGTCTGCCCTATGAGGACGCGGATGACATTGAACTCTATGAGCATGACGATGATGATGACGACGATGACGAAGATGACGACGATTGGGATGATGATGACTGGTACGACTGTGATGATGACGATGATGATGATGACGACCCCTGCGATGGTTGCGAAGATAATTGTGCCTACTGTCACTATCACTATTAAGAAAAGGGCGTAAGCCCTTTTCTTTTTTTAAGTAAATGTAAAATAAATAGTCCGGATAATTTAATTTATATTCTTTTAACTTGACTTCTACTCTATTCTATGCTATACTATATTCAAGAAAAGCAAAGGAGTTAATAATATGAAATTTATTATTACAGTTAATTGTGCTTGCGGATATTGCTTTAATGTAGATGAAGTAAAAGTTTATGGTAATAGACATCCCTATTGTTTTTGCCCCAACTGTAATAACAAATTTTTTTTGAAACATAATTTTTATGCTTTAACCAAATTGTAACTTGACTTCCACCTCATTCTATGCTACAATATATTCAAGAAAACGAAAGGAGATTAAATATGATGTATTTAGTAAAATACACTATGTTTATTAGTCAAGAAGCAGAGGAAGATTATCCTTTGGGTATTTTTGATAATGAAGTAAAAGCTCTTAAAGCAGTTTTTAAAGCCATGGAAGAGAGAAATCAAAAAGCAATAGATTTCTATTCAATAACAGAACCAGAAACAATAGAATTTTATTTTAAAGACAAAAATAAAGAAGAAAGACCATATTATCTAATACAGAAGATGCCAGTAAATAAATTTTATCGCGTAGATTAAAATAAGAAAGGAATATATAATTATGGATTACATTTGCCCTAATTGTGACACTGAACTTGAACTGGTTGAAATTGAAACCTATCAACCCTTTGGTGGTTCATCCACTATGACACAATTCAACACTTGGCATTGTCCCGCTTGCGACCACACGTATCAGAATGAAGTCAATTATACCTATAGCGACGAAACTGATATAAAGGAGATAAGTTAATTTGAAGTGTCCTAATTGTGGAGAAACAGTTGTTTTTGAAGATGTAGTAGATACCGAATATCATGACCATAACTATTATGATATTGGTTATGGTACTTGCCCCAAATGTAATAAAATTTGGGGATGGACAGAAGTTCTTGTTTATGCAAGAGATGAAGATATTCAAGAAATGAAAGATTAAGGCGCGAAAGCGCCTTTTATTTTATGTATATGTAAATTATAGTGTCCGGGCAGCTTAATTTACATACTTTTAACTTGACTTTTCTTCATATACTATGCTATAATATAAAAAACGAAAGGAGAGTATGCTAAATGATTGACAAGCGTATTCATTACTATCTGGTGTTGGATGTAGAGACAGCTAACGGTTTGGATGACCCATTGGTTTATGATATTGGCGGCGCGATAGCCGACAAACAAGGTAGAATTTATGAAACATTTTCTTTCGTAATTCGGGACATTTTCATTTATGAGCGTTTTCTTATGGAAACAACTTATTATGCAAATAAGGTTCCCGATTATATCCGAGACTTAGAAAATGATAATCGTGTTCTCATTGATTTCTACAATGCGCGAAAATATATTCTCGCATTGATGGAAAAATACAATATAACAGATGTTGCCGCCTATAACGCACATTTTGACCGTAACGCATTGAACACGACGCAACGATGGTTAACCAAGTCTAAATATAGATATTTTTTCCCCTATGGCACAAATTTTGTTTGTATTTGGAATATGGCTTGCCAAACCTTATGCCAGCGCAAAACGTATAAGGAATTTTGTGAAAAGAATAATTTCACAAGCAACCGCAAGGGAGAACCAAACGCAAAAAATTACAGCACAAGCGCAGAAACAGTTTACAGATACTTAATACTAAATGCAAATTATGAGGAAGAGCATAAAGGTTTAGAAGATGTTAAGATTGAAACATACATTATGAAAAGATGTTTTTCTGCGAAAAAGAAAATGCCATATGGTAAAGGAATTAAAAGAAATTGTTGGATGTTGGTTAAGAGAACGGTTTAACCGTTCTTTTTAATTTCATGTTAAATAAATTGTACGTACCATTTAATTTACAAACAATTAAAAAAAAATAGCGGTTTTGCCGCTATTTAAAAGTCGGATTAAGTTCTTCTTTAGAAAGATAAACTTCTGAAAATACATCTTTCAATTCTCCGCCGCACTCTTGTTCGTTGACTGCCCATTCTCCCAAAAAAGTTACCAGTTTATCTCGGTCAGTGAAAATAAAATTAGTCCCGTCATAATTGCTACGTAGTACCCAACATTCCATATTACATATCCTCCAATTCATGAATTTTAGTAATAGTTCCATAATAACTACCGCCATCGTAGTTAAACCAAAACTGAAAATTTTCCGTGTCAATTATCCAAAAACCATCCTCTGCTTTATAGGTATGATGAATGTTCAAGCGGTCAAGAAGATACAGAACCATTGCAAAATTCGGCATTTGATTACGCTCCCTTCATTTGATACATTAATTATAACAGATAGTATATAGTATGTCAAGTTAAAGTATAGTAAACTAAATTAACCGGGCAATTTAATTAACATAAAAGTAACGCGACATAAGTCGCGTTACGGTTTTTCTTGTTTATAAAGCCTCATCCAAGTTTTTCGTCTTTTCAAATTTTTATAGAAACGTAAAATAACAGGAATATAACCAAAAGGATTCACGGTACTATAATTAATATAACGAATTAATCGGCTATATTCATCAACCTTATTAATGCTCATATTATGACCTGTTCTACCGCCAATAGCATGGCGAAGCGGAGAACTCTGATACCTTAAATAAAATCCGTGATGAGTATGATTTTTTCGCATATTAAATTACCTCCACAATCTTAACGCTATCTTCATCATAGCCAATAATGTCATAAAGTTCTTCCGCAGAGAATGAAACTTTACAATTATTACAAGTACAGAAAACTATCTTACTATAACAATTATAGTTATAGTTCCAACCAAGCGCAGAATCCGCGACAATCTCAAAACTTCCAGCAGTTCCGCATTTAGGGCACTTAATCGTCTTATAAGGCATATCACGAATCTCCCTTCATTTGATAAATCAAGTATAACACAGACCATATAAAAAGTCAAGTTGAGATATTGTAAATTTTCGGGTCGGCGCAAAAATTTTACTAAAAGTCAATATTTTAATTTTTTCTAAATTTCAAGTCTTTTTCTGTTGACTTTGTGTTAAATTTGTGTTATACTATATTAGTAAAGGGAAACAGGAGTTGTATGTATCCCTAAAAAAGAAAACCAGCCACTACATTATGTTGTAGGAGCTGGGACTATATAAGCTGGGCCAGGAGCTGGAACTTACTCATTGTCTAGGAGCTGCGACTTAGCCTCTACGAGCTGCAAAAAGTCATTATCAACAAGCTCAACATCATGCCATTCACCAGTGATGTAATAGGCTTGGGTCGCATTCTTCGCACCGTTCAGCCGCTTGCGCTTCTGCTCAACAGTGTAGCCAATAGATGGCAAATATTCTTTTAGCCGATTCCAAGTCATAATGCGACCCCTATTAGCTTTATCTAATTCTGGTACAGCCATATATTCTGCTAATTCTCGACATTTATCTACTGATAACCAGGTATTTAAATATTCATCTGGTATCTCAGGCGCAAAAGTTTTAAGATGCCGTTGATACTGAAACGTCTGACGAGCTGCTTGTATTCTATCTTCTTTACAGACAGAATTAATAATAACATTATCAAAACGCTCATCGCGTATGGTAATGCCGCGAGCCAGAGCTTTATTAACAACAACGAAATCATACTCTAGCGGCACCATACCAGTAGTAATAATAGTATTGTAAACACGCATTTGTTCTTCATTCATTGGTTTATCTAAATTATTAGTAGAATGTAATTCAATGGCACGAAAGCCTTGCTCATTAGCAAGCTGCACTAAGCTGCGATTAGGTTCGATAAAGGGTGAAAAACACCAATATCCTTTATTGGGCTCAGGTCGCAGCTGTTTTATATGCTCTTTAATATTATAGAAGTATATATCTTCTGCCATCTTATACCCAACTTCCAATTTACCTTGGTAGCTGGCACTCACTAGTGATTTATAATATTGATAGGCGCGCTCCGGAGAAGCTGAAAGACCAATACACATAATCCGGCCATCATTTACTATTTCTTCCCACTTACCTAGAAGAACAAGTGGCATATAATCTTTACGAATAGCATAAGATTGAATAATAGAAAGAAGCTCAGCATTAGAACCGCGACCAAAATCTTGCTTTCTAGCTTTTACAAATGCTTGCGTAGCAAAGTCAAATATACTATCACATTCATCCCAACAAATGACATCTATCTCTTCCAAAAAATCAAGCTCATCTTTAATACATTTATGACCTAGTCGTTGATAGCACATTACTCCAATCTTATCTTCTTCTCTTGTCCAAGTACCAGGTTGCCTCTCCCATAATAAATCAGCTTCTACACAACTATCACCGTACTCTTGTATAAGCTGGTCTTTAAGCGCGGTAGTATCAGTTAAAAATAAAATTCTATTTAAATTCCCATCTCGCGTAAATTGCGCGAGATTATTTATTGCCCAATATGTTTTACCAGTACGAATACCACAATCAAGTATATTATAGTCGCCGCGGCGAAAATTTAGTTTTTGTTGTTCTTGTAAATCTGTTACTGTAGTCATATCACTCCCTCCATTTTTCTTAGTATAGCATAATTTTTATAGAAAGTCAAGTGTTTATTTTTTTAAAAATTAACTTTTTTCTTGTACACAAAAAAAGTGTGTTAAAAATCTACTAACCCCTTACCTCCTATATATATAGTAGAAAAAAAACACACTTTTCCCTTATATATATTATATATATAATATATATATTAATATATAAGCTGGCACACCGTCCTAGACAGGTGAAGGGAATTGTAGAAGGAATTGTAGAAAAATAAAATTTTTTATTTATTTTTTATTTATTTTAAATATTTTTTATTTTATTTTATTTTATTTATTTAAAAAAAATTTTTTTAAATATTTGACAAAAGTGAAAATTTGGCGCACTACTATATTATCTACCTAGAATTTTGCAGGCGTTATCACTACCCTTCCAAAAATTACCAAATTTTTTCTTTGTAATCGTCCCTACCCATTCTTATATATAATAAGTTACCTTACTCCCTTCTTTTCTATTCTATGAAGATGTACTCATTTTAACCAAATTTATATGTTATTTTTTACTTGACATTTAATAAATTTTCCTGTATAATATATATAGAAAAAAGATAAGGAGACTTTAATATGGAACTGGTAAAGTTTATGAATAAATATGCGGATTGGGAAAAGCGTTTGCGCGAAAAGCCCTATTGTTTGGAGATTAAGTGGGATGGAGATTTTGTTATGCTGAAGTATAACATGATTGAGTCCGATCTCAATTTAACTATGTGTAAAGAAGCGCGAGGTTCCATATTTACCAATATTCATAATGAATGGGTATGCGTTTGCCGCTCCTTGGATAAGTTTGGTAATTGGGAAGAATCGTATGCCGATACCAAAAAAATAGATTGGACTAAGCCTATTTCTGTACAAGAAAAGATTGATGGTTCTATCATTCGTTGTTGGTGTCATAAGGGATTATGGCATGTTTCTACCAATGGAACTATTGATGCGTTTAAAGCTGAATGCGGTGAATCCACTTTTGGTGATGTATTTTATTCTATAATTCAGAAGTACATTACTGTGCGAGAATTTTTTGAAGCTTTAAATTCTAAGTATACTTATTGGTTCGAAATGGTTCATCCTCAATATAATCAAATTGTTGTTCATTATAATATGCCTATGGTTTATTATCTTGGTTGTCGTAATATGGTAACTATGAAAGAAGATAGAGGCTCTGGATTTCCTTCTATGTGGTCTTGGCTTTGTATTCCTAAAATTTTTAAGTATTCTAATCTTGATGATGTGCTTGAAGCATGTCATAAAATGGGAGAAGATGAAGAAGGTTATGTAGTTTGCGCTTATGATCAAATGGAAAACGATTCTTTCTTACGCATTAAGTGTAAGGGTGATGAGTATCTAAAGCGGCATAAATTAAGAGGAAATGGGCCTTTAACTGCGGTTAAAGTAGTATCTCTTTGGCAGGATGATACTATTGATGATTTCCTTGCTTATTTTCCTGAACATACTACTTACGTAAATGAAGTAATCCATAAAATTCGTGATCTATATGAAAAGGCAGATATTGCATATGATGTAGTAAAGGGAACTGGACCCCGTAAAGATTTTGCTATGCGCGCAAAGTCATATATTAAGCCTATCCAATCTTATCTATTTGCGCGCTTAGATAATAAAATAGATTGCGCGAGCACCTACTTCAAGCAAATGAAAGCGCGCAATCTTGCGGAAATTTTAGATATTAAAGATATAGGAGTAAAATAAATGAATACAGTAAATGATATTATTAATTTAATTTCGCGCAGAGATCATATTTCTACGTTAGAAGCAATGAATATTGTTAATGAATGTATGGAAGAAATGAAGGAAGCCGTTGCACAAGGATATTGGCAAGAAGCAGAAGATATTCTTATGTCTTATCTTGATTTAGAACCGGATTATCTTGACATCCTTATGACGGAGATGTTTTAATATGAAGAAAGTTTTAATTTTTATTTTAATTTTAGGTATGCTTTTCGCGCTAACAGGCTGTTCAAAGCAATTTGCTAATGATAATGGTCAAACATTCGAAGTAGAAGCAAATTTTTATATAATTAAATCACTTTATGATGGATCAGGCTATGATGTAAGACTTTGCTATGATCCAGAAACAAAAGTGATGTATTATATGATAGGTAATTGTGGTTCTTATTCTTTTTGTGTTTCACCTTACTATCTTTCTAACGGTGTAGTTGGTATTTATGGTAAGAACTATCATTAAGAGGTATTATGGAAATTTTAAGAATTTTGATTCTTTTCGTTATTATTCTAAGTATTGGTGTTATTGTAAATATGGGAGTTAATTTGTGGCAAGATACATCTTTAGAAGAAGAAAAGAGTACTCCTATTTATATTACTAAAGAATTGTAATTTCAATTTCATTTTAAAACTATAATTTCATTTTTATTTTAGATGTAAAAAGTCCCAAAAAGTAACCCGGAGATAAATCCCAAAACATACCCCATAGGAGATTAAATAAATATGTTAATTAAATGCCCTCATTGCGGAAAAAGTTATTATCGAGAAGAATATACTACTTGCACAGCTATGTATTATCCACCAATTTATAAAAATGGTGTAAATATTAATCCTGATAGGAATATTTCAACAACTGTTTGTTTTTGTTTAGAATGCGGTAAAGTTTTTAGTTATCAAAAACGCGGTGAAGAATTAATTTGACTTTCTTTTAAATTTCTGGTATAATATATACATAAGAAAGGAGAGGAAATATTTGATTAAGTGGGAAGATGCTTTTAAGCAAAACCTGCATTATCACATTGGTATGTATGGCGGAAAATTTATACCTTTTCATAAAGGACATTTTTTCTGCTTAAATACCGCGGCTTTGCTATGCGATAAAGTGTATTGTATTCTATTCTACGGCGGCGATCAAGAGTTAGAAATTTTAAAAAATGATACAACTCTTGATAGAAAATATTTAAGTATAGAAGCAAGAAAAGAAGAACTTGAACGTATCTGTTCTAAATTTTCTCATGTAGAGCCAGTTTTTATTGATGTTACACAATGTAAAACTCCTGATGGTAAAGAAGATTGGGATGCAGAGACCCCACTTGTTCTTAATGCTTGCGGCAAACTTAATGCTGCTTTTAGTAGTGAAATTTCATATGATGAATACTTTAAGCGCGCATATCCTTGGGCAGAACATGTATTAGTTGATCCGCCACGAGAAAATTTTCCTATTAGTGCTACAATGCTTCGCGGCATGACCGAAGAAGAAGCAAGAAAATGGTTTTGTAAATAATAGAAAGGAATATATTTATTATGAAGATTGAAAATCTGAAGAAGTCTCTGGCAGCAATGAAGTGGTATGAATGGCTTATGGCCGCAATTATGATTTTTATCGCGGCACGAGCTATGATTCTTGGATTTATGAATCCAACAGAAAGTATGAATCCGCCTTGGCTTACAGTAATTAACTTTATTAGTGCAATTGCTGGTGTATTTTGCATTTTCCTGTGCGCGAAAGGTTCGATTTCGAATTTCCCGTTTGCTTGTGTAAACACTCTTGTTTACATTATTTATCTTTGGTATTGGAAGATTTATGGTACAATGTGCCTTGAAATTTTCTTCTATGCTCCAATGAATATCATTTCTTGGTGGTATTGGGCGCGCCATAGGGATGAACAGCAGAATGAGCTTACTAAGAGCAGAAAGATGAATTGGTGGCAGAATGCTCTTGTTGCGGGTGTTATTACCGCAGGTACTGTAATTTATCATGCTATTCTAGTTAAAGTCGGCGGTAATGTAGCTTGGCTTGACGCGGCAACACTAGCAATTGGTATTGTAGCTGTTGTTCTTGAACTATTCCGTTTCCGCGAGCAGTATGTATGGTGGATTATTACTGATATTGTTGCGGTAGCAATGTATATCCAGCATTTTGATCCTGTTTATCTTACTAAGAAGTCTATTTACCTAATTATGGCTATCATTGGTCTAATTAACTGGATTAAGCTAAATAAGAGAAACGTAACAAATGAGTAGGAGAAATCCTACTCTTTTTTTATTTGACAAAAAAAACAAAATCTGGTATAATAAATATATCAAAAAAAGGAGAAAAATAATGAAAGCATTAATTGTAATTGATATGCAGAACGATTTCGTTACTGGTGCTCTTGGTTCTCCTGAAGCAGAAGCTATTGTGCCAGAAGTTAACAAACTAGTAGAACAGTTTTACGTAAATGGTGACGCCATTTATTATACACAAGATACACATTGGGCCGCGGACTATCATTTAACACAAGAAGGTGCAAAGCTTCCAGTACTTCATTGCGTAATGGGGTCTTGGGGTTGGCGTATTGTTGATGGTGTAAATATTAATAAAGAAGATGAATATATTCATCATCTTAATAAAGAAACATTTGCTTACGATGATTGGGCTCATGAACATCTTGCGCAGTATGAAGAAATTTGGATTTGCGGGCTTGTATCTTCTATCTGTGTAGTTTCTAATGCTCTTGTTATTAAAGAATTATATCCAGAACTACCTATTAAATTTATTTTTTATGCGTCTGCGGGACTAACACCTGATAACCACCAAGCAGCATGTGAAGTTATGCGCTCTTGCCAAATTGAGGTAATTACATGATTATAGAAGGTATATGTGCTCTTTTAATTATAGTTCTTGGAATATTAGATATTAAATCAGGTATAACTGAAAAAGGAATTGTTGAAATTTGTGGCGCGGTTGTGTGGTTTGTATTAATATTTATGAGGATATTTTATACATGACTGAAATGGAAAAAATCTTAGCTTTACGCGCTGCAACTGGAATTAGTATGCGAGAATGTAAAGAAGCTATTGAATTTAGAAGTAGACACTCAAATCAACCTATTACAGCTTATGGTTATTTATATGCAAAACATTTGGTTGGTGTGCGGCCTCTTACTGTGGAGCAAGTAATTGTTTATTCTCGTGATACAAAAGATCCCTGGGAGAAAGAAAATGATAGCAAAACTAATTTATAAAAATGGTTATTATTATTGTAGTGAATGCCGTATAAAGCAAAAATTACAACTTTATTGTAATTTTTGCGGAGCAGTATTTTCTAATTATGAAGAAATAAAAATGGAAGAATTTAAAAAGGAATTAAAAAATGAAATTAATGGATAAAATGAATTGTGGTGTTATTTATGCGGTAAAACTTAACAATAAAGGTAATTGGTATGATAGTATTGCTTCTTTTATGTCAAAATATACCAATACCCCGGTTGAGTATTATACAAAATCAATACTTGAAACCCGACTTGTTTGCGCGATTGCCGATTTAATAGAAAATATGGGGCATCCTTGCAGTGTATGGTTTGAATATTGGCATATGCGTCAATATCCTTGGAATAAAAATGATTTTGAAGCTATGTGCGCCGCCATGTCCACAATAGCAGTTAAAGATGAATACGGGAATTATATTAATGGATTTCGTCCTCTTGAGGAGTTTGATTTATGATTAAAATAAATGGTAAAATTTGTAATTTTAAACAGTATAATGATGGTAGTACCAGAGCACAATGTCAAATACCTACTAATCATTTTGTAAATATTACATGGCTTTATGATAATAATGAAGAATTATTACTTTTATATTATTTAGTAAAGCATTTACAAGAGCATGATGTTAATTGTATTGATTTGGAAGTACCATATCTTTTAAATGCGCGGCAAGATAGAGTTAAAAATTCTTCAGAGCTTTTTACTTTAAAATATTCATGTAATTTAATTAATTCTCTTAATTTACATTCAATTAAAGTTTATGATCCACATTCTTATGTTTCTACTGCTTTACTGAATAAAGTAATTATTGATATGCCAACTATGGAAATTTGTGATATATTAAATTATCATCCAAACGCAATTTTAGGTTTTACTGATGAAGGTGGATATAAAAGATATCATTCTTATTTTCAAATGCCCTTTATTTTTGGCATTAAACAAAGAAATTGGGAAACACAAAAAATAGAATCTTTACAGCTTGGCGGCGCAAAGCACATGATTGCTGGGCATGATATTATTATTTGTGATGATATTTTATCGCGCGGCTCAACCTTATTTATGATGATAAAAGCTTTAAAGGAACTAGGTGCAAATAAAATTTATGCTTGGATTTCTCATTGTGAAAATACAGTCTTAGAACCACATATTAATGGGCAATCATTACTAGAGATTCCTAATTTTATTGACCGAATTTATACCACTAATAGTATTTGGCGCGCAAATCACCCTAAAATACAAATTATCAGGAGTTTTTAATGATTGCGTAAAAAACTATATTTTGCTTTAAATCTTCATACTTATTAATAGGATAGACATTAAGTTAGTTAATTATTTGACTAACTTTTTATTTTATGTTATACTATTATTAGTAAAAAAGGATTAGTTTAGTATGAGGTGTTTAATATGAAATATGTAAAAAAGCCCATTCCTATTGAAGCTGTCCAATGGACTGGAGATAATTTTGATGAAATTTATAATTTTATGAATGATTGTCATCCATTTATTGATCCTTCAAACAATCTTTATATAAAAACTTTAGAAGGCGATATGCTTGCAGAACCTTATAGTTATATTATTAAAGGTGTAGAAGGAGAATTTTATCCTTGTCGAGGAGATATTTTTGAAAAAACATATGCTAAATTAAATGAACATTTAACAATGTGTCCACAATGCCATCGAGATTTTTCATCTACTCAAATAAATATTTTTTATGATGAACTCAGTAAAAAATATAAATACTGGAATATTTGTCCATATTGCGGTACCAGAAATATTTGGGAGGTTTAATATGTCTTTATTTAAAAAAAAGAAAGAAACTCCAGCAATTTTAGTTTTACTTTATGATGCTTATAAACAAGCAAATGAAGAAGGAAAAAAATATTTTTTCTATGCAGTACGAGATTGCGATAAAAGTTCTGCAGAAGATTTTTGTAAAAAAAATCATATTATAATGTCAGTTGATGGTATATATAATGGTAATATACTTTATAGATTTAGTTTTTAGGAGTATCATATGAAAGCTATTAATAAAACAGTTTATATTATTGATCTTTATGATAAATTTACTCCTGATAAAATTATTTCTACTTTTAAATTAAATGGCAGAAAATGGGCTATTAAAGAAGTACCACTTTTATGGGGTGTACCGCAACGAGAAAAAATTGAAGATGATAAATATATTTCATTCTGTTTATATAATACAATTGATGAAGCTCAAGATTATATAAGAAAATTAAAGCAATTAGAAGGAATAAACATATGAATTTAAATGTATTTCAATGGCCTTATACAAAACGTTATTATTTAACCCATCCTTGGAAATGGTTTTCTCAATTATGGAAAAACATAAAAGCAGCATATCATCGTATACGATATGGTTGGTGCTCTTGGGATGTCTGGGATTGGGATTCATGGTTTTGTTCTACAACTTCATTAATGCTTAGATATATGGCCGATAAAGGCATGGCTTATCCAGGCGGCGAACCATTTGAAACTCCTGAAAAATGGCATGATTGGTTATATAAAATGGCTAATACAATTGAACGTTTACAATATGATGATTGGATGGAAGATTGTAACGAATATAGTAAAGATTATGAAAAAACTTTTGAAGATGATCTTTATGAAGAAGAACATCCAAATGGGCCATTTTTGACAACTTCTTATGATTCTTCAACTAAAGAAGAAATAAGAAAACAATATTATAAACGTTGCGAAGAAATTCATAAAACGCGCAAACAAGTGCTTGAAGATTTTGGAAAATCTTTTTTCAAATTTTTTGATTGTCTCTGGGATTAATTAAAAGGAGGGATTTATTATGCCCGATATAATCACTAATTATGATGATTTATTTATCTATAGTAGTAATAATGGAAGTTTAAATCGTGAAGCACTTTTTTGGATTATAGAATATAATTCAGATAATCCAGATTTTAATGAAATTGAAAAATATTCATTATTACGAAATGAATGCTTAAAACATCCTATAGATTTTAAAGAAAGATTAAATAAAGGAATATATAAAATTTGGACAAGATTACCTTATTAAAGAAGAAGAAAGGCAACTTTCTTCTTTTTTGTTATAAAAACTAAATTTATTGAACAGTACTATTACTTAATTTAAGAAGAATATACTTTAACCTACCTATAAGAAAGGAGGGATAAAATGGCATATACACCAAAAACATGGCAAAGTAATGAATTAATTACTACAAATGCTATGAATAACATTGAAGTAGGAATTCAAGAAGCATTAGCTCAAACTACTACAATTGAACAAGTTAAACAAGATACTATTAGTCAAGTACAAACTATTCAGCAAAGTATTTTACAAGATATGCAAGATACTCGTGAAGAACTTAATTCTTTTAAAAGTCAAGTAGAAGAGCAAACTGCTGGACAATTAGAAACGCAGTCAAATCAAATTTTACAATTGTTTCAGAGAGCTTTAGGCGCAGAATATTATAACATTAATTCTGTAAATTGGACTTTACCTACTGGTAGTAAAAATATTAATACTCGTATTACAGAATTATATACAGAAATTTTTGGTAATGGGACAAGTACATCTAGTAAATCTTTAAGTATTAGAGTTAAAGATTTAGAAGATGCACTAGAAGCTTTAGAAAATTCTACTAGCGCGGATAAGCAAGAAATTTATAGTAGAGTTAAAACAGCACTTGGCGCGAACTATTATAACATTGATGCAAATAATTGGACTTTAGGAAATAAATTAAGCGTTGATGCACGAATTAATGAAATTTATGAAGCAATTTTTGGAGATGGTTCTTCTGAAGAACCTTCTACTTCTTTAATTGAGCAATTAAGTCAATTAAATACTGCTATTTTTGGTTCTTCTGAAGGAGGTTCCTCAGATGACTCATTAATTGATAAAATCCAAAATGCTATAGGTCGCTCATTAAATTTAGGAGAAAATGAAACTGCTGATGAAGAAACTGGAGAATATTCTAATTCAATTATGACTTTAATTCGTCAGCTACAAGGAGTATTAGGTATTGAAGGAGGTTCATCTGAAGGTACTTCTTCTAATTTGGTAGCAAATGTAAATCAATTAATAAAAGATATGTATGGTGAAAATAATGAACCTAGTGATTTACTTTATTCTGTTGCGACTTTAATAGCAGATTTTTATTCAATTGAAGCTACTGGAGATAACGGACAAATTACTCAATCTGCTTCGCAATGGATTATTTCATTGGCTTCTGCTATTGCCACTGTTAAAGCAAGTAACCAAACTATTAATGAAGCTTTTGATGATTATAGAGATACTATTGAAAGATCGACTCAAGCTTATATCGCCGCGGAATTAGATGATTCCGATAGTGAAATTAATTATTTAGTTTTAAAAAGAGATATTTCAGATTCAACCAATGATACTAGAATTCCTTTACCTGCAGGTGGTGGCGGTGGTGGTGGCCCAATTTATGAGCATACTGCAAAATTTATTAATGTTGTTGAACCAGAAAATACTACTATTAATATTGGTGACGATTGTTTAATTACCTTTACTTGGCAATTATATGATGATGATCAATTAGTTAGTAATTTAGCAGGTAATTTAACTTTAAAAATTAATAATGTAGCTTATTATTCTCAAATTATCTCTTCTGGTGTTCCAGTAACTCTTAATTTGGGAAATTATATCTCGACTACAGGTAGAAATACAATAGCTATTACAGTTTCTACGAATACAGCCTTGTCAAAAACTTTATATACTTCTATTACAGCATATAATGCTATTCTAAGTTCTATTTTCGATCCAATTCCAATTCAAATGGGTTCTTCAATTAGTTTCCCATATGTTGCTGCAATTGGTTCTTCTTCTATTTCAAAACGTTTATTTATTTTAGTAGATGGAATAGAACAAACTTTAACTAATAATATTACTTTAATTGAACAGCAAAATACCGTCACTTTCCCTACTCCTTCCGCGGGAGAGCATTTAATTCAAGTTTATTTTACAGCAAGAATTGATGAAAATTTAACTATTACTTCTAATGTTTTATCTTATGGTATTTTTTGCGGATTAAGTAATACAACTAGAATTACTTCTAATTTTATTAATGGAATAGAAATTGAACAATATAACAATTTACAAATTAATTATCGTGTTTTAACTCCAAATCAAGAATTTTCTCCAGTAGAAATTTATATTAATGATTCTGAAACTCCTTCTTATTCAGGAAATGTAAATTCTGAACCTAAAACTTGGTCTTATCCGGTTTATCAAAGTAGTGGTAGTACCATTACAATTAGAATTGTTAGTGGTTCAGCTTCTAAAATTTTAACTGCAAGAGTAATTAGTAGTGGAAATATTCCTGAGGGAGCGTTTGATTTAGTTAATTCTGGTTTACAAGTTTATCTAACTGCAAATCAAAGAACTAATGAAAGTTCTAATCCTTCTGAATGGAAAAACAGTTCTTTAGAAGAAAATATTCCAGATGTTAATGTAGAATTAAATAATTTCTTATTTTATGGAACTGTTGATGGATGGCAACAAGATAGTGATGGAGCTTATTTTTTACGATTACGTAATCAAGCAAATGTTATTATTCATTATCCATTATTTAATTTTACAGTATCTAATAATATTTTAACTTCAGGTTTAACATTTGAAATGGATTTTAAAACCGCAGATGTTGCAGATTCAGAAACTTTAATTTGTAAATGTTTTGAAGGTTTAGAATTAAATACTAATTCTAATAATAAATATATTTATTTAACTCCTCAACGGACAGTTTTTAACAATAATAAACGATTAGAAACTCAATATAAAGAAGAAGAAAAAATTACAATTGCTTTTGTAGTTAATCCAAGCAATTTAGAAACTCAAGAAAATCGTTTAATTTATATTTATATGAATGGTGTTTTATCCGCGGCAATACCTTATGATATGAATAGTAATTTAAATTTTAGCGATACAAACCTAAATACTTCTACTGGAAAAATTGTTTTAGGTTCTTCAGATTGTACTTTAGATATTTATTCAATTAAAATTTATAATCGAGCACTTCCTTATCAAGACATTATTGCTAACTGGATAAACGGAACTTCTAAATTTTCAGAAAAAATTGAACGTTATTTAAGAAATAATTATCCTCGTCAAAATGGTTTAACAATTGAGAATTTTAAAAATAATTCTCCTACTACTCCTTATATGATTATCACAGGAGATGGACCTCTTGATGGTAATAATCCTTATATGCCTCAAGTAAAAGGTAGTGAAAATAAAAAAACTGTTAACGTTGAATATGTTGATCCAGTTAATCCTAAAAATAGTTTCACAGCAATTAGTTTATATCCTAATCAAGATTTTACTGGTAAAGCTGAAGCACAAGTTCAAGGTACAAGTTCTCAATTATATTATAGAAAAAATTATAAAATTAAATTAACAAGTTTTACTCAAAATGAAATTATTCATAAGAAAAAATTATCTGATGAAGATTATGATATTGTTTATGAGACTGTTGTAGACCAAGAAACTGGCGAAGAAACTCAGCAAGAAGTTTCTAGAAAATTAAAATCAAATGTTATAAAAGAAGGTTATAAATTAAGCGATACTTCTTATCCAACTTTTACTTTTTGCATTAAAGCTGACGTAGCTTCTTCTGAAAGTGTAAATAATACAGGATTAGTTCAACTTTATGATAGCACAATAAGAAATTTTGCTATTACTCCTCCTCAATATGACGACGAACGAATTCGTCAAGGCGTTGAAGGTTATCCAATGGTTGCTTGGTATATTAATGGCCAAACTAACGAAACAATATTATTAGGAAGATATAATTTTAATAATGATAAAGGAACTCAAGAAGTTTATGGATTAAAAAATGATTTAGACTTAGATGAAGAAATAGCTAATCGCGATTTTAATATTGAAAATGGAATTTACGATGAAAGTTGGGAAGTTAAAAATAATCTAGCTGGTTTACAGCAATTTGAAGTTTCTGGTGAACCAAATTCCGCAGAACGAGAACAGACATGGTTTAAAGTTAATACTCAAGTAACCGAAAATGCAGATGGAACAACTACAGAAACTAAATCTTATGCTTGGTCTGATGCATTTGAATCAAGATTCCCTGATTCAGATGATGAAGGTATTACTATAGTAGCAGATTCTGGAACTCCAGAATATAATTATATGGTAAAACGTGTAAGTGGTTTACGAGAAATGGTTGAGTGGGTAAATGATACTGTAGTTTGGACAGATGAAAATAGAAATAGTATTACTCCAGAAAGTGCTGTAGCTTTTAAAACTGGGATAGGAAATTATTTTAATGTTCCCGCACTTATATTTTTCTATGTTTTCACAGAATTATTTTTAATGGTTGATAACCGTGCAAAAAATATGTTCTGGACTCGTTATCAATATATAGAAGGTAAGCGTCCTAAAAAATCAGATTATCCCGCTAAAACTAATACTTTAGGGCCAGATAGTCATAATTATTTTGGTTGGTTTACTTTCCCTTATGATTTTGATACTGCCATTGGTACTAATAACCAAGGTAAAAATGTATATGATTATCATTGGGAAAGCTCTGATGTAAAAGGTCCAGATGGTTCTGATATTTTTGGTGGCCAACATTCTAAGTTATGGGTGGCTTTAAGACAAACTCATACTGCTGAAATTGAAGAAACTTATAAATCAATGTATAATTATATTAATTATACAACAGTAGAAAATTTATTTGCTAAAAATCAAAGTATTTGGTCAGAAACAATTACTAACGAGGATATGATTGTAAAATATATAAATTGGGGCGCGGCAGAAGGCTATGATATGTTACTTGGCTTAAAAGATATGCAACGTAAATGGTGGTTATATAATAGATTTAAATATTTTAATAGTAAATATGCTACAGAACGTGGTTCTGATAAAATTAATATGCGTATTCATATTAATAATGCTAGAATTCCAGTTCAAGTTTATGCTGATTCTTATGTTTCTTTAACTGTCGGTCTAGATGCAACTGTTCCTCAAGCAAATATTAGAGTTTTAAGAGGACAAACTGGTTATTTAAATGTTGGTTCAGAAAGCGCGAGCTCTGTTGATAGTAGTGGTATAGAAACTTCTATTTCACCAGCTTCTTCTTTAAAATCAGTTATGAATCTTTCTACTTTTAATTTATCTTCTGCTAATTTCTCTAATGCTCTTCGTTTACAATCTTTACAAATAGGAACTTATAATAGAGCAAATCCAAATACTAGATTCAGTAATTTTATAATGGATCCAAAAGATGTAAATGGTAAATCATTAACTCCATTATTACGACACTTAGATTTACGTAATTGCTCTGCATTACAAGGAACATTAGGTTTATCTACTTGTCTATTCTTAAATCAAGTATATCTTGCAGGAACATCTTTAACTGAAGTTTCATTACCAAATGGTGGTGTATTACAAACAATTCAATATCCAGAAACAATTAATTCAATAATAATTCAAAATCAACCCTATCTAAGAAATTTAATTATAGGACATGAGTTACCAGAAGATGAAATTGTCAATGAGGAAATTGGTATTACAGAAACTTTTAAAGAGTCTGATAATGATTATTCTCAAATTTCTACAGTATATCTTAACAATACTGGAGAAAATATTAATACTTTAGAAATAATTAGACAAATTCCTAATGAATCTTATGTATTCATGAATAATGTTAATTGGCAGATTTCTGGAGAAGATTTTTCTACAAATATTTGGCCAAAAATTAATAATATGAAAGGCTTTGATGGAATTCAAATTGATAATACTAAATTAGCAGATATTAGAGGTAAATTAAAATTAACATCTGATTTAATAGGTAATTTAACATTATTAGAAGTTGCTAATAGATTCCCATTCTTATCTATTGTTTTAATAGATTCTCAAGGAATTGAACATCCATATTACACAATTAATTTCTATAATTTTACAAATGAACTTATAGAAACTCAAATTGTTACAAGAATAGAAGATATTGATTTTAGTGAAATTCATAATCAACAATTAATTAATTCTGGAAAATTAGTACTAATTGAATCCGAAGATGGGAAAACACGACAAGGTTTTGGAGGATGGAATAAAACTTTTACAGTTTTACAAAAAAATGAAAATATTTATCCAATTCCAGTTACTGAATATCGAGTTGATTTTATTGTTGATAATCAAAATTATGAATTAGATATTCCTGCTCCTTTTATAATTAAAGGCTTTTTCCAGTTAGGAAGTTCAATAAATTTACCAACTGTTATAAATTTATATGGGCAAAATTTACCAAGTTATACTAGAAATTATAATGATTATACCCCTGGTTTCTTAGTTAAAGAAGATGATAGTCAATTTGATGGTTTAATGCCATCTACCGTTCCTGAAGATATTATCATATTAAAAGTAGGATATTATTATTCTCCTCATGTTTATCAAATTAGAATTTTAAATACTGATGAAAATGGAGAACCAGATCTTAATAATCCAATTGCCTTATTAAAACGTGTTGTTAATACCAGCCCTGCTGTTTATGAAGATAATAATGACACTTCTACTAGAATAGGTAATTCTATTAATTTTAATGCTTTAAAGCAATATATTGAAGATCCTAATATAGCTATGATTGGTTCAAATGAAGAAGGAATAGAATGGGAAAATCGTCGTTATCAATTCTTAAATTGGAGTCCTTTTATTTCTGATACTGGAACAGCATTAACTGTTACTGGTAATATGGATATTAAATTATTATATTATGATAAAAATGACTATTTTACAGATTATTTTGTAAATAAATTAATTAACTGTAATTTTGAACAATCTGATAATGTAACAAGTTTATCTTATGGAGCATTTACTCACAATAGTAATTTAGAAAGATTAGATTGTTACGTAATTGATGCAAAAGACTATTGTTTTTCTAACTTTAATACTTTAAAAGATAAAAAACGAATTTTCATTTTTAAAGAAGAAACAGCTGATATTAATTTAGGTAATTATTGTTTCTATGGAGTAACAAGTTCAATTATTGTTTTTAAAACAACTGGTCAAGTAACTATGGGTCGTAGTTGTTTTACAGGAGCAAAAGACTGTACTTTAGTATTGGAAAATAGTCCATTTGCTATTCGCGGTAATGCAGATTTTAATGATTTCTTTAGTCAAAGTAGCACAAATAAAAATGAACTTTTTGTAACACAATCTGCTAAAAATGAATATATTCAAGGTGATACTCTTATTCCTTCCGGATTAAAAGGTTCATACGTTGATACTATCCAATTAGTGAGCTCATGGAAAGGATTACCAACATAAGGAGGAATAAATAAATGATTAGAGATAGTGTGTTAAGTAAACAAAAATTGGGGAAGTTCTTTATGAACTCCCCCGATTTTACTGAATTAAATGTTCCAGAAATTACTCGTTTTAGTACGAGTACTATTAATAATTTAGTAATAAATAATAATAATATTAAAAAAATAATTATGCCTTATTTAGAACAACAACCTGGAATAATTTTAGGTGAAAATTTAGAAGAAGTAGAAATTCCTTCTTTACAATTAATTACAAATTTAGCTGATGTTATAACTGGAGGAATTTTAACTTCAAAATTTTTACAAAATACTAAAATTCAAAAATTAGATTTACCAGAATTAAAAGGCACTTTAAATGAAGAAACAGATATTAGTTCTGCTAATCAAATAGGTTTCGCGCGAAATTATTGGCTTCGAGAAGTTAATTTGGGAAATGCTTATTTAACAAAAAATAATAATGCTTCTTTTGGCCGATTTTGGTTTTATTATAATTATTCTTTACAAAAATTAGCTTTACGTTATCCATTTGTTTTACCATTAGCAAATATTACAGGTTTAGCTACTACTCCAATTAGTTATCAAAAAGGTTTTATTTATGTACCAGATAATTTAATAGAAGAATATCAACAGGCTGCTTCTTGGTCTAATTTTGCATCTCAATTTAGACCATTAACTCAAATAGATAATCCTACTCAAGAAGATTTAGTAAAACTAAATTATGATACTTTACCTGATGAAAAATATACTTGGAAACAAATTATTGAAATGTGTAATAATAATTCTCTTACAGGAGATTTTGTTGTTGGAGCAACAAAAACTGTTGCAATTAATGGAATGCCTACTCAAATGGTTATTGTAGATTTAAATAAAGATTCTAAATCTGATAATTCTGGTAAGGCTTCTATAACTTGGGTAGAAAAGCATATTTCAAGATATAATCCAATTATTATGTCAGTTTCTTCAAATAATATTAAAAATTATAGTAATATAAATAATTTTCATTCTATAGAAAAAATGAATATTTTTAATGGTTTACCAACTGTTTTACAAGAAAATATTAAATCTGTGAAAAAAAATACTTTTGGTTGGCTTGCCGCAGATAGCCAAGGAATAAAAACTACAGATGAAAAAATTTGGATACCTTCTGCGGCAGAATTGGGTTTATCTCAATCAGCAGGAACTCAAATTGAAGCTGATTTACCATATAAATATTTTGAAAATATAAATAATCGAGTATTTAAATTTGGATATACTGATAGAACCCCAATTCCAGGAGTTAATCAAGTAGCTTTGCGCACTTTTACATCTTCTTCAAATTATGCAGATAGTATTGACAATAATGGGCGTTTTGTTTCTGGCTCAAATAGTCAATTTCCTCAATATTTAATTATAGGTTTCTGCACTTAAATAGGAGGGTAATAATATGTTAATTAGTCAACCTTATATAAGTAATACTTCTATTGAACCTTTACAAATTATTAGCTCTGATAATGGTTTTTATGTTTATAAAAACGGGCAATATTATGAAAATGTTATCATTCCTGCCACAGAAAATATTAACAATTATACAGAATCAGATATTGCTTTACCATCTAAAAAAATGAATAAAGAAGAAGCTTATAATTTATTTTTTGGTTCGGTAATTTTAACGAAAGAACAATTAGAAAAAACAAAAACATTAATTCTTCAACAGATTGAAAATTTATCAGATGAAGAATCTTTATATGTTAAATTTTTATTTCCAAATTGGCGAATAAATCAATTTTATAAAGCAAATTCAAAAGTTTGCTATAATAATAATTTATTTAAAGTTTCTCAAAATCATACTTCTTCAGATAATTTACGCCCAGATATAGCTACTGGTTTTTATCAAAAAATTAAAATTAATATAGCTGACGCTTTAGAATGGGAAGAAAAACAATATGAGGCAGGAGATAGAATAAAATATGGAGAACACATTTATGAAAGTTTATTAAATAATAATTTTTGGTCTCCAGAAAATTTTCCAAGTGCTTGGAAATTAATTCAGTAAAAATAAGGAAGTCAAGTTAATACTTGACTTCCTTTTTATTTTTTGCTATAATATATATAGTAAAAAGAAAGAGGAAATTTTATGGAAAAATATTGCTATGTTTGCGGTAAAAAAATTGGAGAAAAAGATTTTTACTATAATATTGGAACCAATAGCTATATTTGTGATAATGAAAAATGTTATAATTTCTATTTTTGGGATAGCTTCGCCGCAAGAGCAATTCATGACCGTAAACATGAATATGTAATTGTAAATCAAAAAGTTTATCAAATTGGTAATCCGCAAGATACCGTTAAAGGAATGGGCGGTAGACATTGGGCTATTCAATTTAATGATGGCTATTATACTGAAACTGATTCTTTATGGCTTCTTGGCGACTTACCTCAAAGATTACTCCATGATTTTCCTGATAATGCTAAATTTGTTGCTCATTAAAGAAAGGAGAACTTATGGTAGAAGTTGTATTTTGCGTAGGTATTGCTGCATCAGGTAAAACTACTTGGGCTTATAATCAGAAAGGTTATATTGTTTTAGATTCTGATGAAGTGCGCGAAGAGCTTTATGGCGATGCTACCTGTCAAGATAATCCGGATAAGGTTTTTAATCTTATCTATAAGCGCGCAAAGGATGCTTTGCGTGAAGATAAGTCTGTAATTTTTTGTTCTACCAATCTTACTATGAAGTATCGTATACATGCTATTCGTCAGATGAAACAAGTGCGGCCTGATGTTATTATTCGTGCGGTTGTTTTTAATACTCCGATAGAAGTATGTGAAAAGCAGAATAAAATGCGTGAGCGTCAAGTTCCTGACTGGCTTTTTATGAAGCAACTTAAAACTTTACAACTACCTGTTTATAATGAAGGGTTTGATGTTATTGATATAATTCATAATTATACTCATGAAGAAGGTAAAAAAATTTATCATGAAATTTTAAAAAAAGTTTTTGATTTTGGCGATCAAAAGAATGAACATCATACTTTAACTTTATTTGAACATTGTGTTAATGCTTATGCTTATGCTTGTGATAATAATTTTAATCCGTATGTTTGCGGAGCAGCTTTAGCACATGATTTTGGTAAGGCTTGGACGCAAGAATACTGGAAGAAAGATAATGGTAAAAACGCACATTATCCTTGTCATGAAAATGTTGGCGCTTATCTTTCTTTAAACTTAGGTAATTCTTATCATTGTGCTCAATTAATTAACTATCATATGCTTCTTTATATGGATTCGCGTGCACAGGCTACTTGGCGTGAACGTCTAGGTGAAGAATTTTGGCATGAGTTAGAGCTTCTTCATGAAGCAGACGTAGCGGCGCATTAAGGAGAATAATATGATTTATATACCAGAAACTTTTGTAAGTAATGAAGAGTTAGCAAGTGCTATAGATAAAGGCTGCACAATAAAAGTACGATTTTGTCGCGATTGTCCTTATTTTGAACAAGAACATCCTATAATAAATACTGATGGAGATTTAGGCATTTGTACTTATAAAACCGATTTTGCTGTTTTTGATGATGAACCAATTCATTGGCACTTTACGAATAAGAATAGTTTTTGTGATGAAAATATGTTAGGTGATGAAGATGCATATTAGTGCGTATTTATTAATTATTCTTCTTTCTGCTTTTATTCTCTTTATAGATGACGATAATGGAAGTGGCTTTATTTAATGAAAGTATTATCTACTAAGCATCCTGGTCTATGGTTTATTTGTGAACAATGTGGCGCGGTTGTAATAGATGTTCAAGATAATGAAATTTACAATGAACGAGATGTTTATTGCCCAATTTGTAAATTTAAAAATGAAATTTTATTTGATAAAAACTATGATGGAGTAGTTCAGAAAGAGAGTTAATATGTTAATTTTTCTTCTTTTTTTAAATCTATTAGTTCTTAGCCTAATTTTAATTTTTTATGGCGAAGAAAAAAATATTGATGGTTTCCGCGCAATAGGATATATTTCTTCAATTGTAATAGGATTTTTTTTCTTTGTCGCAATAATAGTATTACTTTTAAATGGGTCTAATAGTCGTAAAATTGCGAATCAATTAAATATTGACAGTGCTAATTTAAATTATTATATTCATCATTTAGAAGACTATAAAGAAAGAACAATTGTTGAAAGTATAAATACATATAATGTAAAATTAAAAGATTTTCGCGCAAAACAAACCTCTCCTTGGTTAAATTGGTTTTATCCTGGAGATGTAAGTGAATGTGAATATATTATTTGGGTGAATTAAAATGGAAAATAATTGCATTGTTATATGTCCATGTTGCGGCACAATATTACAAGTTTCAAGTGGGATTTTAGGTTCAAATGCTTATCCATTTTATTCTAATATGCAAATGTGTTTGCGTGATATAATACAAAGTAATCAAATAACACAACCAAACTATGCTCAAATGTGTTGTGCAATAAATCAGGAGGATGATAATAATGTATAATCCAAATTATCAAAGTTGGGGACCTCAAGGTTGGCGCTGTCCTGAGTGCGGCCGCGTGTATAGTCCTACTACACCTATGTGTTTTTATTGTAGTAATAAAGAAACTACAATTCAAACAGATAAAACAACTGTAATACCATTTGATGATAGAGGATGGTGGGAAGATTATCAAAGAAGAGCTACTGGTGATGCCGAACCATTAAATCAACTTTGGAAACAATTTACTGTTAGTTCTGGAACGAATGTAGAAATTACGCCTTCTGGTGCAATACTTTATCATGGACCTACAATGGAGTGTTATTTATAAATGGATAAGAAAAGAATGGAAGATGCTATATCTAAGTTTGATAAAGCTTATTTTAGTGATAATTTAGAAGAAGAATATCTTCAATTTAGCCGTTTTATTCAAGGAGCTTTTGTTTCTCCAGGCGGATGGATTGTAGATACCGGTAATTACCAAACTGTAAATAGAGAGCTTATTGAAGATATTTATTATAAAATTAGAAAACATCCATTAATTTGGAAATTATTTTTTAAGGTGGCTTAATATGATTATCAGTGCAGCTGTGCGCGCAAAAGTTAATGGAGAAGAAAATGTATTTCCTGTAATGCGTCATTCACATTTCTTTGATTGGATGAAGATGCTTCATTGTCAATATAATAAAAATGAAGTAGAGCAAGGTTTTATTGCTTATGACCCTAAAACAAGAAAAGAAGAATTTGTAAATCGTGTAGATGCTTGGCTTCATGCGCGCGAATGCGGGCAAATTAAGAGTAATGAAGCTATTGGAACTTTATATAGTGAAATGCTTTGGTGAAAGGAGATTTAAATTATGTTATTACTATTATTATTTCTTATTTGTGGTATTATTTTTATGGTTATAGGCAAACTTTTAGACGATAATTGTTTTGATTGTACTTCTATCATATCTTTTATCATAGGAGTAATTTTTTGTGGAGCTTTTGTTATTTTTGGAATAGGTGCTATTATTTCTAATGTAAATGTTGAAGCAACAATTGCGGAAAAATATCAAACTTATGAAGTTTTAACTTATCAAGTAGAACATTTTAATGAATTATATGAAAATTCTGCGGCAAATGATAAGAAAGAGCTTATGAATGATATTAAAGAATGGAATGAAAATGTTGCTTCTGGCCGAATTTCTTATAACAATAAATGGGTAAATTGGTTTAATCCAATTGATTACAATCAATTTGAATATATTGAAATGCCTAAATTTGAAGAGAAAGTCTCTTGACTTTCTTTTTATTTTATGTTATAATAAAAGAAAAAGGAGAATAAATATGGCAGAAATGTTTGAAGGACAATTGATAGATTGGAATAAATTTACTGCTAAAGATGCTGCAAAATATACTAAAGAAGGCCAAGAACGCATCCAAGAAAAAGAATATATTGATATTATTCAAGAAATAGCGTATGTTGCCACATTAGGCCAATCTAATATAACTTTATCTAAAAAATTAACTGATTATACTGTTTCTAAATTGGAAGCTAGTGGTTTTAATGTTTTCACTGATAAGCAAGAATGTATTATGATGACTACTGCTTCTTCTGAAATGGAACCATTTGAACATTGGGAAACTACAATTAAATGGTAAATAATTGACTTTAAATAAAAATTATGGTATAATTATTTCAGAAAGTGAAAAGGAGATAATTATGAATAAGGAAAAAATTTTTAAGCATTTCGCTAATATTATTGATACCATGCTTGATAATTCTCTTTTCTTTGAAACATATTGGCAAGCTCCTTATTCGATGGAAAACATTTCGGGTTCTATTAATGACCCGGCATTTTCTGAAAATATTCATATGCATTTTGGTGTATCTCGTGGTTGCATTATAGATGATAATTTTGATTATGTAGTTAAATTTGATATTGAAAGCGATGAATTAGGCGATAGTCTTTGCCAGAGAGAAATTGATATTTTTCGCGCGGCAAAATCTAATCATCTTGATGCTTATTTTACGGCGCCAATTTATTTAGGGAATTATTGTAAAACTATTAATTTTTACAATGTTAATAAAATAGAATATTATATGAATTGGGTTGATTATGACCCGGAACAGTTTGATTATGATTTTATGCAGGCTGAAGATAAGTTTGGAGAAATTATTCCAATAACTATTAATATTCCTCTTTATGCTTATCAAAAAGCGAATACTTATAATTATACTATGCTTTCCGATGATGAAGAAAAAGAATACGAGCAAAAAGCTCAGGCCATTAATAGTCCATTAAAAAAGCGTCATCTGCAAATTGCAATGGAATTTGTTTTTCGTTATGGAATGAAGCAGTATGAAAAAATAAGTGATTTTATGCGCGAATACCATATTAATGATATACATTATGGTAATATTGGTGAAATGAATGGTAATTTAGTTTGCTTTGATTATGCAGGTTATCATTCAAGCAGTGAAGATAGTGAAAGGAGCTATTATGTATAAAGATGCTATTGGCGATAGAATGAAGCAATACGAGAACTGTTATCGTATTTATATGCCACGTCGTTCAGCTGTAGTTGTGATAATTGATGGCCGTGCATTTCATACATTTACTAAGGGTTTTGCGCGTCCATATGATAAGTTATTTGCTTCTTGTATGTGGGAAACTGCGCGAAAATTATGTGAAAATGTAGAAGGTTGTCGCTTTGGTTATACTCAAAGCGATGAAATTACTCTTATTCTCGCAGATTGGGAAAATCTTAAAACTGAACCTTGGTTTGGTAATAATTTACAAAAGATTGTAAGTATTTCTGCGAGTATGGCAACTATATTTTTTCATGAAGCTATGGCAGATCGTATCCATGATATTTGTTATTCATGGTCAAATTTAGATTGGAATAATAAAGAAGAAATGGATGAAAATCGTAATAGATTACATAGATTATATGGTACGCCTTTAGATCATGAAGAGTTTGATACGTATAATCATACAGTACAAACAGCTTATTGTAACAAGTTAGCAGTATTTGATGCTCGTGCTTTTATTGTCCCACGAGAAGAAATTTTTAATGTTCTATATTGGCGGCAACTTGACTGTAAAAGAAATAGTATTCAACTATTAGGTCAAGCTCATTTTTCTCATAACCAGCTTCAAAATAAAAATAGCGATGAAATTCAAGAAATGCTTTTTCAAGAAAAAGGCATTAATTGGGCAAAGGAACCTGAATGGTTTAAGAATGGAGTTGCTATTTATAAGAAGCCTACTAAAGTAGAGTATTATAATGAATTTGATGGTAGTTCTGGTGTAGTATACCGTAATAAATGGTATACTGATTTAGAAACTCCTGTTTTTACTAAACATTCTGAATTAATTAATGAATTCTTTTTTAAGGAGTAAGTATGGCTGAATATAGTAAAGTAATGGAAGAGCGCAATAGAATGTGCGATTATTATCATTCAATTTATCATGAGTGTGATTTTGATTGTCCTTTAAGCCAAGACAATAATCCAACTTTACTTAATTATTCTGGATGTACTGAATTTTTATATAAAGAAGCAGAAAAAGCAGAACAAATAATTATGAAGTGGTCAAAAGAGCATCCTCGACCAATTTATCCAACTATTGGAGAAGTAGTAAGTAAACTTCTTAAATTAATGAATATTGCGCCTCGCACAGCAAATCTTACTGCTGTTTATGATGAACGTTTAACTAAAGAAGCCGCGGATTATTTCGGAATAAAACCTATAAATGAAAAGATACTTGACTAATCTCCTAAATTATAGTATAATAAATACGTAAGGAAGGAAAGGAGATATTTGAAGTGAACGAGAGGTTTTTTAAGTTCGCACGCGAAGCGTCTAAGAAAGCAGATTATAAAAACAAAGGTACAAGTAATTCTCCCGCTATTGGCGCTGTTGCAGTATATAAAGGTAGTATTGTAGCAGAAGCGTGGAATACTGATAAAACCTCTCCACTTCAAGCTCGTTATAATATTTATCGTTATAATAACCCTAATTTGCCTCCTAAAACTCATTGTGAAACTTCTTTGGTTCAGCGATTGCGTTGGAAGTTTGGCGATAATTTAGATTGGGCAAAAGTAGATATTTATTTGTATAGAGAATATAAAGATGGTTCTCTGGCAAATAGCAGGTGTTGTGAATCCTGCTACCGTCTTTTGCGAGATTTGGGAGTAAAAAGAATTTTCTATACTACTACAAGAGGATTTGTAGAGGAGAAATTTAAGTAATGTGTGATTTTTGTGAAAAAATGAAACCTATTATGCGAACAACTTTTGAAGATGGGACTTATTTACAAGCAACTTTATGCCCAATTTCTTTTAGAGGTAAAGGGCCATATATTTATATAGAACATACAACTCCAATAGATGAACATTGTAAAACTTCGTATGTAGATGGTATGTTTATAAATTATTGCCCAATGTGTGGAAAGGAATTATGGAATGTGTAAATATTGTGAAAAAGAAAACATTCAATATGTTTTAAATGATGATCTTATTTATTTTTATATTATGAATAATAAACATATTCCTCCTCAAATAGTATTTGGAGATTATAATGGAGTAGATTCTTTTCATAGAAATATAACTATAAATTATTGTCCTATTTGTGGAGAAAGGTTGGTACGTTGATATGCTTGATGTTGGTCACGTGTTGTATGGTTCTCAAAATTATGGGTTAGATGGCCAAGATTCAGATAAAGATTATAAAGTTTTTCTTTGTCCTGAAGCAGAAGATTTTTATCAATATAAAAGAGTAGAAAAGAATGATGTTCCAGAATACTTAGATAAAGAACATTATTCTCCTATGGATGTTCGCACTTTTGATAAGAATCTTCGTGCGGGAAATCCTAATTGTTTGGAGCTGCTTTGGAGTAAAGAAACTGAAGATCTTTTTCTTGGTCTTAAAACATACATGAACGATGCTCATTGTATGTTTGAACAAGGTTATCTTGTTATGGTTTTCCCGCAGTTTTTAAGCGCAGTTAAAGGAACTGTTTTTAATTCATTTAATCGTTATGGAACAAATCGTAAAAGTGCTTCTCGCGCAACCTTTTGGATGAATTTTGTTCTTAAATTAATGGAAAATAATTTTAAAGTAGAATCTTCTTTTTGGTATGATGAACCCGCGCGAAAAATGCGTTTTGATGAAAACGTATACTTGCCAACATTAGAATATTTTAAAAAAATGTTTGCTTCTCTTGAAAAGCAAGCTTTATGTCACGCGGAAGAAGTTTATCATAATTTACATTCAGAGCAACTTCGAGGTTATAGAAGTATGGCAAATAAACTTCAACAGCGAATGAAAGAATTTGTTTTTGGTAATTTAGTAGAAGAATTAGTTGAAAATGGTTATTAAGGAGTAATAAAATATGTTTTTAAGTAAAGAAACTATGTTAAATAAAATTAAATATCGGATTAATCTACTTCGCGCGCGAAGCGAAACTGTAAATGAACATTTAATTAATGCGTTAATTCGTGAAGCAAGAAATATTGAAAATAAGGAGAATAAATAATATGAAGTTAAATATTGCACCAGCTGATTGCCGTTATATTGTAGATAAAAATAAGAAGAAGGTTATTTGTCTAATTGAAGATACTGAGCATCTTTTCTTAGAATTTGTTTATTCTAATTTTGATGTCAAGCTTGAAGATATTGGAGATGCTCATTTTTATATTCATAATTATAATTTCACAAAGAAGTTTCTAATGCCAAGGAGATTTGTAGGTATTGCTACTTGTAGTGAAACTGATACATGGGATGAAGAGACTGGTAAGCTAATTGCGTATTCTCGTGCGAAGGATAATCTAAATAAGAGCTTTTTCAAGCGAGCAAATCTATATATCAATTCTCTTGATAGAGAAATTGACCGCGCAACCGAAGTCCTAAATATTCTTGGCCAAAAGCTAACCATGAATACTACTCGTCGTCATGAGAAGATTGCTTCTATTATTGGAGAGGAGTAATGGGTTGCCGAGTAATTGATGACTTTCGGGAATATATTTCTAAATATATTCCCTATTTTGGTATTTATGATAATGTAAAATTTCCTTCTCCAGATTTAATTACTTCTGAAAATTTAACAGAAGAATTAGATAAAATAGAAGGACAAGGTATTGTTAAACAAGCTATTATACAACAATATAATGAAATTTTATTATATCATAATGTAAGTATAGAACAACGTAATTTACTCGCGCCGCAATGTGCGATTGCATATGAAGCATATCATAATCTTCCTACCATTTTTTATCCTAAATTTACTCCTCTTATAAAAGAAGATATTGTTTGGAAAACAAGTACTGAAGATTTACCTATTCTTTTAGGCACAGAACTTTCAAGATTTGGTATTTCTTTTTCTGATTATAAAAATTTTATAAATAAAGTTGTAGATTTATGTGAAATATACGATTTGCGTGAAGATGATATTCTTTTAAATCCTTCTAATATTGGTTATCATGCTTTATTTGGTCTACGAATTATTGATTATGGTTTAACAAATAATAATCAATTATTTGACTTTTAATAAAAATTATGATATACTTATAAAAGAATAAGGAAAGGGAAATAAAGCGATGAAAAATCATTATAACACTTTTTTTAATATTTCTGATTGGGTAATTCTTGATCGCAAAAATTTAAATATGTATAATGATGATGAAACTCCTTTTACTGCGCTAAAGGTGAAAATTGGTATTTATACTGAAGAAAATATTAGTATGCATAATAAATATACTAAAAAGGATTTTGATATTATCCGTTGGATTGCTGAACAAGAATATTTTCATTTACGCAAAAATGAAGGCACCATCATTTGGTAATAAATAAATAAAACGAGGAATTTTATGAAAATTTATAAAGATGAATATGATGAAATGTTATCACCAACAGAACAGATAGAAGTTGAATTTGGTTGTGGATTTTGTTGGGATAAAAAGAAAAAGAGAGATAAAGAACTATTTTTTCTTGATGCTGCAAATAATATGAGAAGTTGTAACTATTGCCCATATTGCGGCAGAAAATATGAAGAGTAAGATTTTCTCTTACTCTTTTTATATTTAAAAATAAAAAAGATGAAGTTGAAAGGAAGTTGATTACTTATCTTTTAGAGAAATGATATTTTAGGAGGCTTTTTATGAATGATATGTGGGGTAATCCAATCGGTAATGGAGTTCAAAATATGAATAATAATGTATTTCCTAGATTTAATACTACTAATTTTGGGAATAATATTCTTCCTCATTATGAATTAATTAAAGTTAAAAATGAGGAAAGTGCTCGTCAATTTAGAATGGGACCTAATAGTGATGCTTTATTATTAGATGAAAGAGAGCCTATTCTTTATCATGTGCAAACTGATGGCGCTGGCTATGTTGATGTTATGTCATATGATTTAATCCCACGAGTAAAAGCACAACCAATAGATATTAATCAACTTGCACAAAGAATATCTCAATTGGAGGAAACATTAAATGCAAGGCAATCCAATTCTCAATCGGGCAAGCAGAAGAAACAGCGGAATACCGCAGACATCTCAACAGTTACCTATAGCGGAAGTCAAACAATTAATGAATCAATATAAAAATATGCAGAACTCCCCACTAATATTAAATATTTTATTACAACAAAGACCAGAATTACAAAGTGTATTAGCAATTCAGCAAAAAGGAGCATCATGGCAACAAATTGCTGAAGTAATGGCACAACAAAAGGGAATTGACTTAAACAATTTAATACAACAATTACAATCTTAAGCTTATAAACATTCATACTTTCGTATGAATGTTTTTTTATATACATAAAAAACATTTATAAAGGAGGTAACTCACAATGGATGGATTAACTGCTTCTGATGTTGCTTTATTAAACGGCGATGGTGGAATGGCAAATGGTTGGGGTGGTATGATTTGGTTATTCGCTATTCTCGCAATGATGGGAGGCGGCGGTTTTGGCGGCTGGGGAAATGGTAATGGTAATGCTAATGCCATTCAAGCTGATGTAAATCGTGGCTTTGATAACCAAAATTTACAAGCTCAAACTCGTGACATTTTAGGAGCTGTTACTGCTGGTAACGCACAAAATGTAGCTGCGGTCAATCAAGTATATCATGATGTAGTAGGATATGTAGGAGATAAATATATGGAACTACAACGTGATGTTGCCGCACTTGCTGTTGGCCAAGCAAATATGCTAGCTCGGTATAATGAAACTAGTTGCAATACTCTTCGCGCTATTGATGGTGTTAACTACAATGCTGCCATGAATACAGCTGCAATTAATGCTAATACTACTGCTGTTGGACAAAAAATTCTTGACACTATTACTGGTAATCGTATGGATGAAATGCAAAATCGTATTAATCAACTTGAACTTGCTCAGGCTATGACTGGCGTAGTTCGTTATCCAAATGGCTTTGTATATACCGCAGGAAATAATCCTTTTTGTTCTTGCGGCTTTTCTATGTAATTAGAGCGTATTTAGTGCGCCAATATTAAGAGACGCACTATAAGTGCGTCTCTTTTTTTATTTATAGGAGGTTTTATTATGTTACAGGCTTATAGTTCTAATATTACTATTGCTGCTGATAGCGCTATTCCTTTTAATAATGTAATTATTAGTAAAGGTTGCTCTGAAAAGCTTACTGCTCCAGCAACCATTGAAATAAATAGACGTGGTGTTTATATTGTACAAGTAGATGGATTTGGAACTGGTAGCGCCGCAGGTGATGAAATTATTCAACTTTATATAAATGGTATAGCTCAACCACAGGCACAAAGCCAATTTACAACTGCTGCTGGTGACATTTCTAATTTTAGTTTTACTACTTTAGTTCAGGTATCCGAGAATAATTGTAATTGTAATTGTTATTCTAGTCCAACTATGCTACAAGTGCGCACGATCGGCTCTGATTTAACTGATGGCGACGCTAATATTGTAGTATCTAGACTTTGCTAATTATGACTGTTGAAGAAATTTTTGCTAAAATATTAGCACATATGGCAAAAGGTTTAATGATACATGACCAAATTAGCCATGCTTTTGGTTTCTTAAATCTTTGTGGATACCAAAAATGCCATGAGTATCATTACTTTGAAGAGAGTAAGAATTATAAAGATTTACAAGATTACTACTCAAAAGAATTTTTTAAATTACTTCCATTTGAAAATGTTGAACAACCACAGATTATTCCTTCTAGTTGGTTTAAACATAATAGTTTTGATGTTGACACTAGCACTAAACGCAATGCAGTAAAAGAATTAACTCAAAAATGGATTGAGTGGGAGAAAGATACTAAAAAAGAACTAACAACTTATTATCAAGAATTATATAATTTAAAAGAAATAAATGCTATGTTAAAAGTAGCACAACTTTTAAAAGATGTAGATAATGAATTAAAAATAGCACAAAATAAATACTTAAGTTTAGAAGCAATTGGATATGATATTATATCTATTGTGGAAGAACAAGATAATCTTTATAAAAAATATAATAAAAAAATAAAATATCTTTATAAAGATTAAGGAGGAATTTATATGATTAGACTTATTCAACGTCGTTTAATCATTCCTCGCGGTGATACCGGTTCTTTTACTATTCCTGCTTTAGGTACAATAGACCCTACAGATATAGCAATTTTTTCAATTTTTGACCCATTAACACATCGTAAAATTTTTCGTAAACAAATAACTCCAGAAGGACAAGTTTTAAGTATATTTTTTGCGCATAATGAAACCGTAAATTTACCTACTGGTAAATATGTTTGGGATATTAAATTTTATAAAAATCCAACTATAGAAGATGGAGAAGTAGTTGATGGAGAAGAAGTTAATTCATATTATGCTGGTTTTACTCTTCCCGTATGTGAAATAAGAGAAACTGCTGAGGATTGGCCTATATATGAATGGTTAGAACAATATAATTTAGGCGATATTGTAAAAAATATCGCCTCTATTATATTAGAGGATGATTGTTTAATAATTAATTTTACAGATGGAACTTCATATAAAACTGGAAGTATTCGTGGTGCAAAAGGTGAATCTGGTACAACTTTTATTCCTTTTGTAGATTCAGAAGGTATTATTTCATGGTCTAATAATAAAGGAGAAGTTAATCCCGATAGTGTTAATTTAGTTGATGCTGTTATTGCGGCTTTACCTTCAGCGATAGGGGTGAAATTTTAATGGATTATTATGTAGTATCAAATAACTCACTTACTTCTGTAGCAGATGCTATTAGAAATAAAAGTGGAAATAATCAACAGCTTTCTTTCCCTGAAGAATTTATTACTGAAATTAATAATTTATCACAAACTGGCCATGAAGGAGTGAGTAATGTTTTTGTAGATACTACAATAAATTGGAATAATAAAATAACTTATGTTCCTCCTGTTGGCGCAATTATTATTTATACTGATAAAACTGTTATAGATAATAAAAAAATTCCTGGGATTAAAATTGGAGATGGTAATGCTTATTGTGTAGATTTACCTTTTGTAACAGATGAAGTTGCTCAAACAATAGCAAACCATATTCAAGATAATATTAGACATATTACTATAGAAGAAAGAAACTTTTGGAACAATAAGTTGAATATTTCAATTGACGGTGAAAAACTTCAATTTAATAGAAATTAAGGAGATGAAATAAATGCCTAATTCTACTATTAGTCAAATTACTTTACCTTCAGGGACTACTTATGATATTAAAGATGCTCAAGCTAGAAATGACATAGCTAATTTACAATCTATGGCTACTGGCGCAATGTATTATATGGGTATTTCTACTACAGTAATTACAGATAATGGAGTAGAACATCCTACTATAGATGATGAAGAAAGAATATTAGGAACAAATGACGCTGGTGCAGTTGTAATTTATGGAGAAAAAGAATATGTTTGGAATGGTTCTAAATGGCAAGAATTTGGTTCTACAGGAAGTTTAAAATCTTTAGCTTTTAAAGATAGTGCTACCGGTAATTTTACTCCTGCGGGAACAATAAGTCAACCCACTTTTTCCAATGGAACCTGTGCAGCAACAGGCTCTGTTACCGCTGAAGGTAGTGTTACTGCACCCACTATTAATTTAGCAACTGCAGGAACTACTACTACAGTGAATAGTATTACTGATGTGGGAAGTTTACCAGCTTGGAGTGCTACTGTTAGCGGAGAAACTTTAACTATTGGATGGAACGCAGGTTCTTTACCTACTAAAGGTAATGATACTACTGTTAAAATAGGCGATGCAAGCTATGAAGCTACTACTCCTACTTTTACTGGTTCTGCAGTTAGTGTTAGTGTAACTGGTACAGCAGAAGGAACTATTTCTCAACCTACATTTAATGGTACACAAGGAACCATTAGTGTATCTTAAGAAGGTGATATTATGGCTAATTATACTATTAGTCAAATTGAATTGCCTAATGGAGATATATGTATTTTAAAAGATCCTGCTAGTCTTAAAAAAGATAATGTCATAAACAGTCTTATTAATACAGCAACAGATTTACCATTAAGTGCCGCAAAAGGTAAAGAATTAAATGATAATTTAACAGCATTAACAGCTTCTTATAATAGTTTAGTTATACCAACTAAAACTTCAGATTTAATAAATGATAGTGGTTTTTTAACTTCATTTACGGAAACTGATCCTACTGTTCCTGCATGGGCTAAAGCTGCGACTAAACCTTCTTATACAGCTGCTGAAGTAGGGGCTGTAGCCAAGTCTGGGGACACGATGACGGGGCAACTAACATTTCAGTATAATGATAATAAAATAATACAGTTTAGTAATGCGGGAGATAACGCACCAAAAGGACTGCTTGTAAACGATAGTGATGGTCGTTTTGTATTCTATCAATATCATACAGACAATCAACATGCTGATATATTTTATTTTCCAACTATAACAGAATCATCTGATCAATACGGGCAATACGATATTCTTACCAGCAAAAATACGATTCAAGTACCGCAGGGCGGCACGGGCGCGACTACTCCGGCGCAAGCCCGCGCAAACCTTGGAATCACCCCGGCGAACATCGGGGCGGTCAGCAAGGCAGGAGGAGACATAATAAATGGATCGGTATCATTAAAGAGCGCTAATGCCGCAATCCAATATGAGTTGGTAGCATGGGATAATAATGATTTTGCTATAAATGGCATAGGTTCGATATATCCAGAAGGATGGAAGCGAATGGTATATATTCAATCAGACGGCACAATATCACTGATAGCACCATTACCTGTTATTTCAGGCGGCACTGGTGCGACAACATCGACGGGAGCGAGGCAGAACTTTTTCCCAGATGATTTGTCCAACGAATCCGACGTTTATATGGCTTGCTTTACAACTTATTTTGCTAAAGGCGGGTGGTTGCAACTTCCGTTGCCGCTTCGCTACGGCGGCACGGGGGCGACGACACCGGAGCAGGCGCGGGCGAACCTCAGGGCGGTCATCGACATCTCCACGGGGCCGACATGGACAGAGTGGACAAATCCGCTGCCATACGACGTGTATGATACAAATGTCGATCACATGAAATCCAACTTTCGGGCGATTTTTGATACCATGAAGCTATATCCACAAAAAATGTGCATGGGAGTTTGGCCAAAGAATGGTTGGGCTATGTTTTGGGGATATGCGTATGAGGACGGCACATGGGGAGATTTGTTTTTTAAAAATGTAGGAAACGGGCTTTTTTATCATGGACAGTTAGCTAACAACACTATCACGGTCCTTAGTGTTAATGAAACAGTGTTGGGTTAAAAGCATAATTGTATTTTGAAGTAAGAAATATGAAAAGAGAAATTTATCAAGTGCTTGCATATGTTGTAGACGCAAATGGAACGTTTAATTATCTATCAGACTATCCGAAGATATTCGACAGCAAAGCATGAATAATTTATTTTAAGGAAGTGAGAAAAATGTCTGAACGTAGACGCACAAGAGACTTGCTTCTTGAATATGATAAAGCAATTACTCCTCCTAAACCGAGAATTGCAGGATTGTCAAATATATATAGTTGGGGTTCTACAATTTTAGACGATTTAAATGGAGAAGAACCTCCTATCCCAAATCAAAAAGATATTTATTCAATATATCCTTGGGAAAATACTTCTCTTTCAATTTTTTCTAATCAATTATATAAAGTAGCTATAATTAATGGTTTTATTGGAACAGAACAAGATTTTATAAATAGATTTATTAATTATGTTTCTGATAAACAAATTATTTTTGAAACTTATAATAATTTTCCACAATATGGCTCTACTAATAAGTTATATTTTGATTTAGAAGAAAGAATTTTATATTATTGGAATAATGAATATATTCCAGTAAATGCAATGCTTATTACTAATACTACAATAAATGGAGGCGAAGCATAATGGCACAACATAATGTAAACGCAACTCTTATTATACGTAATGATACAGCCTCCAATTGGAGAACTAAAAATCCTATTTTAGCAAAAGGTGAAATTGGTGCTGAAATTGATACTGGTTTGTTAAAAATGGGAGATGGAATAAAAAACTACAATAATTTAGATTATATAAATCAATCTAAAAACGTTGATAACAAAACTATATTTTTAACTAATGGAAAATTAACTTTAGGTAATTATGGAGAAAGTTATTATACTTTTGATCCTCAAACTAAAGAATATACTGAAATTATTGTTGATCAATATACTCCATTACCAAGTAATTTAGAAGCAAAAGTTGTAGATGGTACTCTTATTTGGGTAGAAACAGTAGTTTCAGAGGAAGCTTTTGCAGATTTAACTGATTTAGTAAATAGTAAGTTAAGCCGCTCTGGCGGAACAATGACTGGCCAATTAACTCTTGCTGGAGACCCCTCTATAGATAGAGATGCAGCTACAAAAGGCTATGTTGATAGAGCGGTAGCTAATGCAGGACATTTAAAACGTGAAATTGTTAATGCTTTACCCGCAGCGAACGAAGCAGATGAACATACTATTTATATGATGTTAGATACTTCAGTTCCTTTAGGTGATAAATATAAAGAATATATGTTAATAAATGGAGTAGTTACTCAAATTGGAGATACTTCTGTTAATTTAAGTAATTATATTGAAAAACCAGGAACTTTTACTGCGGGAAATATTCCTATTTTCGCGGCAGATGGTAGTATAGTAGATAGTGGCGCGAATACAGCTAGTATGGGAGCTTTAGCTATTGCAACTGACACAGTATTAGGCGGAGTTTATTCTTCATCTTTAGATAATTATATTGCTGTAGATACTGTAGGACGAATGAAATTAAACAGAGTTTCTACTAATTTATTATATGTTCCTGATGGAGATGAATTTATTTTAAATGGTGGAACTGCTTAATAAGAGGTGAAGGAAAATGCCAAATACAATTAATACAAGAATACAATTAAAATATGATTTACTTGGAAATTGGATGCTTTCTTCTTTTATTCCTCTTAAGGGTGAAGTTTGTATTGCTGAAATTCCTTCTGGGACCAATGATTCAGGATTAACACCTCCTACAATCGGTATTAAAATTGGTGATGGTGAAAAAACTTTTAGTCAATTATCTTGGATTCAAGCTTTAGCAGGAGATGTTTACCCATGGGCGAAACATGATTCTATTGTAAATGATGATACTCGCTCAGCATTACAATCTTTTATTTCTACTTCTGTTTCTGATAGCAATACTTTATATCGAATTCAACAAGGAACTGGTAATGATATTAATAAATATTATCTTCAAAAAAAAGATTTAAATGAAGCAGATTATTCTAATGTCCCAAATAGTATAATTGATTTATCTACTATTTTCTCTAAATTAACTGGAGCTATGCATTTTATTGGTTTTTCTACCACTGCCGTTACAGATGGAGGAGTAGAGCAACCAACAATTAATAATAATATAATTACTGATTTAAATAACGGTGATGTAATTATTTATCAAGAAGCTTCAACAAATGATGATGAAACAACTATTATAGTAAGTAAAGAATTTGTTTGGACAGGTACTAATTGGGAATTACTTGGCGATGAAGGTAGTTATGTTTTAAAAGGTAGTATTACAAATAGTGATATTGCTTCAAATGCAAATATTGACCAATCAAAAATTGATGGATTAACTACAGCATTAAATAGTAAAATTGAAGGAATTCAAGTTCCAGATGCTACTGAAGCAAGTGGTTTTAAAAATTTAACTGTAGTTAATAAAAAAGTTCAACTTTCAAATATCGCAGAAACAGGCAATATTAATGATTTAAATCAAACTCCAGGTGATTATATAATTCTTAATTGCGGTTCTGCTACTGTTTTAGTAGATAATCTCAATTCAGGAGGTTAAATTTATGGCTGATGAAATTATTATTTATGAAAAAGAATGTGATATTCCAGAAAATTGGGAATCTAATACAATTTTATTTAAGGATGGTAAAGGAAATATTATAGAGCGTGAAATTCCTGACGATATAGAGGAGGAATAATTATGCTAAAAACTATTCAAATAAAAGATACTGATAAATTAGTTGCTGTAGCACAGTATCTAACTAAATATGCAAAAATTTTAAAGGCATCTGAAATTTTTGACGAGGCCTTTAAAACTTACATTATAAAATGGCAAAAAGAACATAATTTAAATGCTAGTGGAATTATTAATGATGATGATTGGAAAATAATCTGTAAAGAATTACCAACTTGTTCTACTAGCAAAAATAAAAAAAGTATATATACTTGCGCAATTCAAATTTTAATTGGCGGATTAGAAGTTGATGGTGATTACGGCCATAAAACTAAGAAAGCCGTTGCCGCATTTCAAAGTGCTTACGGTTTAAACGTAGATGGTATTTGTGGGCCAAAAACCTGGACTGCATTAATTATTGGTAAAACTATAACTACATCAACCGATAAAGTATTGAATGAGTGTGTTAAATATTTACAAGGAGATAAAAAATGGAAAAATATTAAATACAGTACTCATACAAGCAAACAAACTATTGGTGACAGTGGTTGTGGAACTACGTCAATGGCTATGATACTTGCTACTTGGGAAGATTCTAAAATTACACCAGTGGAAACAAGTAAATGGGCTGTTGATAACGGATATAGAACTTATAATAACGGAACTGACTGGGATTTTTATAAATGGATTTTTAAAAAATTTGATTGTTTTGAAAAATATATTGAAACATCTAGTATCACTACGCTTGAAGCCGCACTTCGTGAAGGTGCTCTTGCAGTTTGTAGTATGAATTCAAATGATAATAAATTTTGGACTTCTCAAGGCCATTTTATTGTTGCTCGTGGAGTAGATAATACATATTTTTATGCTAATGATCCTAATAATAATACCACGCCAAGACGACAAGAAAAAACTAAATTTAAAAAATGTTTAAAACAAGCATTTATTTATTGGCCAATAAAAGAAGATTCTAATTTTGAAGATGATAAAAAAGTAGATTCAACTGAAAAAGAAACTACTTGTAATTTAGAAGGTAAAATAATTGACATTTCAAAATGGCAAGGGAAAATTGATTTTAGCAAATTAAAAAATGAAGTTTCTCTTGTTATTACTCGCGCATCTTGTGGTTCTGATAAAGATATTAAATTAGATGAATACGCTAGAGAAATGATTAAATATAATATTCCATTTGGAGTTTATTGTTATTCTTACGCTAGTACCGCAGGAAAAGCAAAAGAAGAAGTTAAAAAAATGATTGAATATTCTTCTAAATATAATCCATTATTTTATGTAATGGATGCTGAAGAAGCTAAAATAACCAATTTAGCAATTAAAACTTTCGCAGAAGAATTGCGTGCGAATGGTATTAAAAAAATTGGTTGTTATGTTGCACATAATCATTATAATGATTACAATTATTCATCTATCAGTAATTTATTTGACTTTACGTGGATTCCGCGATATAATAAAAATGATGGTACTATAGAAGGCAGTAAAAAACCTGCTTTTGAATGTGATTTATGGCAATATACCAGTACAGGTAAAATTGCTGGTATAAATGGTAATGTTGATATGAATATTACTATGAATAAAGATAAAGACATAAAATGGTTTTTAAAAACTTAATAAATAGGCTGAAAATGACGCCTATTAAGGAGGCGTGTTATGGGGAAAACTATAAATACGCGTATTCAGTTGAAAAGTGATACTGAATTAAATTGGAGAAAATCTGTTTTAAGTATTGATAATGAAATGGGTACAAAAGAAAATGTTGAAGGAGCAAGATCCTTTATTCCTCAAAAAGGTGAAGCAATTATTTTTGAACCAGATAATGAGCATTCTTTTTCTCGATTAAAAATTGGGGATGGAATTACAAATATTTTAAGTTTACCTTTTATTGATGCTGGAACTACTAATGGATATATAGTAAGAAAAGAAGTTCCTTCTAACGCTGAATTTACAGATACTACTTATTCTAGTGGTTCAGGAATAAGTATTGACAATAATAATAATATTAATCATACAAATTCTATTACTCCTTCAAGCAATTCTGAAAAAAAAGTTTATAAAATTACTTACGATTCTGAAGGACATATTACTAATGCAGAAGAAATAAATGTTGGGACTGTTAAATCAGTTCAAATTCAAGCTTCAAGCCCTTTACAATCTAGTTCTTCTAATCTTCAAACAGAATCTTTAAATACAACTATTTCTTTTATTGCGCAAGATAAAAATACTATTTTTGCTGGCCCAACAGAATCTGCTACTGACACGCCTTCTTTTAGATCATTAGTTGAAGATGATATTCCTAATTTATCTGCTTCTAAAATTACAGGTACTTTTTCCGCAGAACAAATTGGGAATTTACCCGCTTCTAAAATTACTTCTGGTACTTTTCATGAAGATAGGATTCCAAATTTAGGGCCTAATAAAATTTCTGGAGTTATTCCAGTTTCTAAAGGCGGTACTGGTGTTGATGGAATAAATGGAGACCCTGAGCATAATGTAAGTGCATTTATTAATAATGGAATATTTGCTTATGATTCTATAAATGCTCGTTTTAAACAATTTGGAATTACAACACCTGGAAATGCTGATACTTTTACTGATTATGTAAATAGTTTAAATGGAGCTACAGGAAATCTTATTGTAGATTTAAATACATTAATTAAAGCTGTTCCTCCAATAAATTTAAAAAACCCAAGAGATATTACAGAAAATTATATTAATTCTTATTATGCGCCAAAAACTAAAGGCTGGAAGAATAGTGTTTTAATTTCTCAAGGTGAAGAAAATTTTGATAAAGGAACAGAACCTATTTGGTTAAATCCTACAGCTTTATCTGCAGAAGGATTTCATGGCGGAACTTTATTTTACGGTAGATATTCTCGTGAAGTAGAAAGAATAGTTGATGATGAAACTGTTACTTTAACTGAAACCGGTTTTGAAACTCAATGGGGAACTTTACCTGTGGAACAAGGCGGAACTGGAGTAACAAATTTTGATGATAATATTGATAAAGTATTAATTACTGCAATTAATAGTAACACTAATGCTCAATATTTTTCTACAATTACAAAAACATCAGATTCAAAGGCCAATACTTTAGTATTAAGAGATAGTAATAGTAATTTTGCTACAAATACTATTACTATTTCTTCTGGTATTAATACTCCATCTTATAACAATTTATCTGATGTTATTACAATCTCTAATGGCGTATCTACCCATTATGGAAATTTAGCCGCAGATAATTTAACTGCAACTATTGGCACTATAGAGATGAGTAAAATTAGTAGCAACATTCCTTCTGATTTGCCTATTATAAATTGGTATAAATCTATTCTTGATACTAAAACAAAAATTGGTTCTATATATTGGACTATTGACACCAATAATAACGGTCAAGCTTCTTTTGTAAATATTTCTAATAATGGTAAAACAGAAACATATCTACTTCCTTCTGCAACTTCAACAACTGATATAACTTATAAAATTTTAACTACTAAAAATACTTTAAATGGTGCTTTATATGTTTCTACAGATGGTTCAGAGCCTAGTTGGGGCACTTTACCAATTGCGCAAGGCGGTACAGGAGTTACTACTCTTTATGAATTATTTAATGAAATAAAAGGAACAGGTCTTGATAATTTAGGAGACGCTACTTGGGTAAATGTTACTGGTGATACTATTACAGGACAATTAATTTTAAATAGAGCAACTGCTTTAACTTCTGATTCAGAATCCAATGGAGCACTAATTATTGGAACAACTACTAATGTACATTTAGCTTTTGATACAGATTCTATTATGGCTAAAAATAATACATCGGTAGCAACTTTATTTATAAATGAATTTGGCGGTAATGTTAATATTTTACAAGCTTCTGATGATAATTATTCTGTTAATATTCGTTCTACTAAATCTTCAACCAGCTCTAATACTGGAGCTCTCGTTGTAAGTGGTGGCTTAGGAGTTAATGGTGATATTTATAATTCAAATTCTATTTATGCTACTGGAAGCATTTGGGCTGGAGTAATTAATGATACAACAGCAGAAAGGACTATAGGCGCTCGTGCGGGTTCTGGTAGTATTTATTTATACGCACATGCTGAAACCAGTGGTAATCGTGGTTTATACATACCAGAACATGGAACTGGTACTGCAAAATCTATTATTACTATAGATACTAATAATAATGTTAATTTTTATGGTAATTTAACTGGAAATGTTACCGGTAATTTGACTGGTAATGCAAGTACTGCTTCATTATTGAAACCTATTGCCTCTACTACTACTGAATCTGCATCTACATGGGATATCCCATCTGGTAGTAAACAAGTATGGGGAGAAAGATTTTCTGATACTACTTTAAAATATACTAATTCTAATGATGAACAAGTAACTATTACTGATACTGGTGATTGGACAATCTGGCTTACTCCTAATGCTTCTAGTAATCAAGCAACATTAAATATGAGAATTGATGGAACTTATTATGGGAATTTTGAAGGAAATTTAACTGGTCATGCAAGTTTAGATTTACCATTAACTGGCGGTACGATGTCAGGCAATATTTCGTTTAGTAATAGTGGTACTTCTTTTATGGGTATTAACTATGGTACTATGGACGATAATGATCAATGGAGAATTGGTGGCGCAGCAACTGCTTCAAATGCTGGTTATATGGAAATTGCTACTGCAGATGATGGAACTGAGCCGATTTATGTAAGACAATATACTGGAGTTTTTTCTTCTGTAGCTAGAACCTTAACTTTATTGGATGCGTCAGGAAATACCGAAATTCCAGGTCAACTTACTGTTAGTGGAGTGATTAATTCTGGTTCATATATACTTGCGAATACTTATGTTCAAGCTAAACAGCATATGTATTTAGATAGCGGACATTTATATTTAAAATATAACGATACTTGGTATAATGTAGTTCATAATCATGCAAATGGTAACGTAAGTTATAATGCTTGCGGTGGTGGTTTATATATAGGTTATAATAACACCACTTCAATGGATTGGTTAAATGGAAAGATGACATTAGACACGAGTGGCAATTTAGCAATAAATGGAAAACTTAACAACTTCCGCATTCAAGTCTCTGGTGCATTTAATGCTGATGATGTATATTCATCCAATGGATTTTGGATTTCAAACGCTGCTATTACTAACACTCCTACAATTAACCACGGAGCATTATTAAGTGTCGGTAGTGTTGGTACTCCCAATCAATTATTTTTCCCAGATAATAGTTTCTATATATATAAACGATATAGCGGAGTAAGTTGGTCTAAATTATATGCTGGATATGCTGATAGTGCGGGAACTTGTACAGGTAATGCTGCAACCGCAACAAAAGCAACACAAGATGCAGATGGAAATACTATTTCTTCTACTTATTTGAAGTTAAGTGGTGGAACAATGACTGGAGTATTAACTGCTCCATGGATAGAATTGGGCAATCAAGTTTCAGGGCATGGAGGTGCTATTGATTTTCATTATAACGGTTCGGCCGCGGATTTTACAACTAGACTTATTGAAAATAGTTCTGGTAATTTATTATTAACAGGAAGCCTAACTATTCAAAATAATGGTTTATGGGTACAAGGAGGCTCTGAAGCTGGTTCTAATAATTCTAGAATGGGACTTTCCGGAGGCATGCCTGATGCTTTTATATATAATACTTCTAAACGTGGAGTTAAAATATATAGTAATGCAATAGCATTTGCTGATCCATATAATGGCAATGGTAATAACGATGCAGGTTGGATAAGGCATTTAGAAGAAACTGGTAATTCTGGAATATTAGAAATTGGTGTAGGTGATGATGGAGATGAAAGTATTGTTGCAAGACAATATAATACTTCTTCTTCTATAACTAGAACCTTAACTTTATTAGACGCAAGTGGGAATACTTTCATTCCTGGTACTTTATATTGGGCTCCTAATGCTGCTTATTATTGGAATGGTGATGCAGCATATTCAGGAACTTATTATACTAATAACTGGTTTAGAAGTTATAATGCTACTGGATGGTATAATGAGTCATATGGCGGTGGTATTTGGATGAATGATTCCACTTGGGTTAAAGTATATAATGGTAAATCATTTGAAGTTCCCGGAAATCTTTGGGTAAGTTCTGCAAATACTACTGGTGGAGGAATTATACTTGCAGATGATGGTGATATTGTTGATTTAAATGACGGTTATTGTTCAATGAGATTTTCATATGGAGTTCGTATTTATTCTGGTAATCGTGGAGGTTCTAACGCTATTACTTTAGCAAGTAATGGTTCAATGGGTTTATACGGAAATATTTATCCACATATTAATATGCAAAGAACTGACGCTGGAGAAACTAGTATATATTTATCAAATAATACTGCTGGTTGGGCTATGGGTCTTAATGTTTGGAGTATTGGTGCAGGCGGTTTTGGTATTGGCCAATATTCTGGAACAGGAGGTGGCACTTGGAGATTTCGAATTGATAATAGCGGTTATTGTTATACAAGTAGTTATTTAAATCTCGGCGGAGGTAATGAAAGTAATGCTGCTTCTCCTCCTGTTGTTTGGGGATTAAATGGTGGCGATAGTTATTTACGAACTTATTTAACTTCAAGCTTAAATGTTAATAGCGCAAATTATCTAAACTGGAGTTCTCGAATGGATTATGGTTGGAATGGTATAAATTATTTTAATTTAGCTGCTACACGAAATTCTGATGTAAAAAATAATCAAACTCCATATGGATCAGATATATGGACACATATTTTACGTTTTAATCATGCCAATAGTGCCGGTTATTATACTGACTTAGCAATTCCTTTTAATGAAAATAGTATATGGTATAGACGTATTTGTGGCGGTATTTTACAAAATGCTTCTTATGATTCAGGTACAGGATGGGTTGAAGTATTAGACGCAATTAATTATACTTCATTTGCGGCTAAATCTGTTGCTTTTACTTCTAGTATGGGTACTGTTGACTCAGTAAGAGCTAAATTAGAAGAAATACCTGAAAATCGTACAGCACCTTTCCGTTCTCATTCTACTCCAATGAAAATATTATCTAATACTAAAGTATCTTATAGTGGAGTTGGTGGTTTAATACTCCGCGTAGGTTCTAGTTCATGGAGAGTACTCGCTTTTATAGGAAGCGCAATCTGGTCTTGGGAAATTACAGGTTTCAGTGCTTCAACTTGTGTTACAAGTAATGTTTATCAATATACTGGCACAGTAATTTAAGGAGATGTTTTATATGGGTTTTATTAAAGAAAAATATTCAAATAATCAAGGTGGTCTTACTGTTGTGTTTATGGGAGATCAAAATACTGATAATTATTTCGCAGGAGATAATGTTCAAGATGCTTTAAAATATTTTAATATGTATCTTAAAAATAATCAAATTTATATTCGTACAGAAGAAGAACTCGCTTTAACAGAAGCAGGTATTTCAACTGTCATTGAAGCAGAACAACTCCGTCAAGAACTTAATGAAATTATCGCAGAAATGACCGATGAAGAGGCAATAGAACGTCCAATTCTTTTCCCTAATTGGAAAGCAGGAGTTGAATATACTGTAAATACGCGTGTTCGTTATGGAGGACGAATTTTTAAAGTATTGCAGGCTCATACTTCTCAAGAAGATTGGACTCCTTCTCGCGCGCCAAGTCTATTTGCAGAAGTTTTAACTAGTGAAACAGGAGAACCACAAGAATGGGTACAACCTTCTTCCACTAATCCATACTTAACTGGGGATAAAGTCATTTATAATGGTTTAATATATCAATCACTAATTGATAATAATGTTTGGTCACCAACTGAATATCCAGATGGATGGCAACTATTAAGTGAACCAGAACCAACACCAGAAGAACCAACCGAACCCGATGAGCCAACCATTACAGTTCCAGAATGGCAACAACCAGACGCGACAAACGCCTATCACATTGGTGATAGAGTAATGTTTAATGGCAATATTTATGAATCAACTATAGATAATAATGTATGGTCACCAGACACTTATCCAGCAGGATGGACTTTAATTGAATAAATAAAATACTAGAACAGTTCTCTTATTTGACTACTCTTTTTATAAGAGAACTGTTCTATTTTATTCAAAGGAGGCATAAATTATGGCACATATTATGACAAAACGTGGTTCACAAGATAATATTATTACTTATGAACATTATTGTGATACAATGGAAGATAGAGCAAAAATTGACCCAAATTATATAACTCTTGGTTCTACTTGTATTGTAGTAGAAGGTGAAAGTGGAGAATTAGAAGCTTATGTAGCTAAGAGTGATAAAACTTGGAAAGCAGTATAAGGAGGTTGTAATTTATGAATATTTTAGATATCCTAATTGCAAAAAATAAATCCTTTACTGGAGAAACTGAAAGTTTAGTAAGACGCGCGAATGAAGCAATGGCTGCTGCAAATCAAGTCACGCAAAAAGTAAATGCTGCAGAAGAGCTACTTAATTCAGCACAAGAAGCAAATGAAATAGCACAAACTGCTGCAGAAAATTTAGAAGAATTACAAACAAATTTAGAAACAGCCGCGGCTAGTATTGTTGATGATAGAATTACTGCAGCACTTCAAAATTTAAATATTAATAACGTTGTTACAGAAACGATTATAGAAACAGATGATACTTCTTTAACTAAAGGTAAGCGCGCAAAAATTACAAAAAATGGTACTAGTAATGTTTATAATATAGAAAAAAATTATACAACTACTGGTCAAAATGAAGATGGAGCAATGACGCAAAAAGCTATTACTAATGCTCTCAATAATCAAAAAAATTTTTTAGAAGCAAAAATTAATAGTATTCCTTCTAATAGCAGTTCTACTTCTATTGGTAATTTTACTGGCGCGCCTATTGGCAGTTTAGTTATTGTTGATGGCAATGAACATGCTACTTATAGTAGTATTACTGAAGATGACATTCTACAAACTCAAATAATTATTGGTACTTACGCACCAAAATCTGCTTTAGGAGTGGAAATTGATTACGATAATAAAACTGTAATTCGTATTCAAGATGCAACTGGTTTAAATGCAGGTTCAGATTTTGATGCTTATCCAATGTATGGTGGTCGTAAACGTTGTATTGTAGCAGATGATGGAGAAATTCTTGCTTTTTATGGTGATTCTAATTATATCGAAGATGGAACATTAGGACAAGTTATGGTATATCAACCAAAATTTTATTATTTACGTGTACCTCTTCAAATTACACGACAAACTCACCGTACTTTAATTAATAAAGAGAATATTTATATTTCTTCAATTAAGCAATCTGGTTTTTCTATTCATCCAGCCTTTTTAGATGAAAATAATAATGAATTAGATTATATTTTATTATCAGCTTATGAAGGTTGTGCTTTTGACACATCTAAAAATAGTTATAATTTAACTGATACTCAAAATGTTAATTTTGAAGAAGATAAGTTAAGTTCTATTATAAACGCTAAACCTATTTCTGGTATTTCTCAAGAATTAACCGTTGATAATGCTGAACAATTAGCTAACAATAGAAATTCAAATTGGCACATTACTAATTTAGTTACTGCTTCTATGGAACAATTACTAATGATTATTGAATTTGGCTCTTTAAATCTTCAAAATGCTTTTAATAAAGGAATTACACAATTTACTGATTATAATAATTTAAATATTAGTTGTTTAACTGGAGCAACTTCTTCTTTAGGTTCCGCATCTGGCATGGCTGTCTCTACTACACAAACTTATGGTAATAACACTAATATAGTTACCACTGAAGGCACTAGCGCCATCTCATACCGCGGCGTAGAAAATCCTTATGGTAATATTTGGAAATTATTAGGTGATACAAAAATAATTACTCGTGATAATATTTCTTATGTTACTTATAAAGATAATCGTGGTATAACTAAAACTTTTACAAGTGCCATTGCTGAAAATGACAGTTGGATTTCATATTTTGGTTATGACGCAAACGCAACTTGGGCATTTATTCCTTCTCAATGCCAAAATGCGAATAGCGCAGTACCCGTTGGAGATTTTACTTATGCACAATCTCAAACTACTGATGACAGATGCTGTGTTATTGGTGGTAAAGCATCCGCGCATGATTATGCTGGCCCATTCTATTATGGTATGGATTATGAATATAATATGCATGCTCAATCATATGGTAGTCGATTAATGTATAAACCAATTTATAATTCTGATACTTACTTAATGAATGTTATTAAATGGAATGGAGGCGAGTAAAATGATTAATTATGGAAAAGTTAAAAGTTCCATTCGGCCTAAAGAAATCGAATTGACATCTGACAAAGTATTTATTGCATCTAATATAGAAGAATATGAAGAAACTATTGATAATAGAGTAATTAATGGTTATCAATATAATTGTATTTGTTATTCTAAAGATGAATATATTCTATTAATGGTTCAAAATAATGCAGATGTCACAGCACTTCGTGAAGAATTAGAAGCCACTAAAATACTTTTGGGGGTGGAATAATTTATGACTTTAGTTGAACTTGCACGTAAATTACGCCCCTATATTGAAAAAGCAGCTTTATTTTTAGATGACGTTGACGCTTTAGAAGCAATTCAATTATTTCCTCAATGGGAACCAAATATTTCTTATGAAATAGATAATAAAGTAAGATATGAAAATGTTTTATATCGTTGTTTACAATCTCATAATTCGCAGGAGTCTTGGACACCTAATGTTGCTTCTAGCTTATGGGCGAAAGTGTTAATACCAGATGAAAATATTATTCCAGAATGGGAACAGCCCGATAGTACAAATGCTTATATGATTGGTGATAAAGTATTATTTAATGGTAAAACTTATGAATCTGTTATTAATAATAATATTTGGTCACCATCAGCATATCCAGCTGGATGGAAAGAAATTTAATATTTGACTTCAATATAATTTTATGCTATAATAAATATATCAAAGGGAGAGAGGAATTCCTTTGAAATATATTTAAAAAATATAAGGAGAGGAACTTATATGAAGTTTTATAGTGATGTAACAAAGCAATTTTATGACACCGAAAAGGCTTGTCTAGCAGACGAATTTAAGGTAAAGGAAAAGCAGAATCGAGAAAAAATTCTACGCGAAAGAGCTGAACGTGAAGCTAAGGAAAAGCAGGAAAAGCTCGCGGCTGAACGTAAGGATCGTGCCGCAGAAGTAGAAGAAGCTCGTAAGGCTATGGATGTAGCGCGCTCAAAGTACGCAGAACTACTACAAGCATTCTGCAAAGATTATGGTAGCTATCATACAAGTCTAACCAATGAAGATGTAAAGAATATAATTCCCACTCTTTTTGATGTAATTCGTTTTCCTTTTCTTTGACTTTAAGTGAAAATTCTGGTATAATATTTATGTAAGGTTGAGAGAGAATCTTACGATTCCCTGATGGTCGGGAAGTAAATCAACAAGCCTTCCAGCGTGCCAACTGGCCAATACAGGCCCGAGAGTTGTCATCGGTTAGAATAATTGCGCAATTATTCGACAACAATATGCCGTCATAGCTCAATTGGTAGAGCAGCGCATTAGTAATGCGCAGGTTTTCAGTTCAAGTCTGAATGGCGGCTCCATAGACCTGTAACAGCGATAGAAAATTGGACTGTAAATCCCTTACATTGTTGGTTCGAATCCAACCTAACCCATTATATGGGTCAGTGGCGAAATGGTAAACGCGCGTAAAATGGATCTAGTATGTGCTGTAACGGGGAGAGGAGCACATTAATATCCTCTTTCCACCATGCGTCAGTATGCCTAGTAGCGAGGGCAGCGGACTGTAAATCCGCCACATTAGAAACATCGGTGGTGCAACTCCATCCTGGCGCACCATAACGGAATGTAGCACAGCTGGTTAGTGCAGGGCTCTGATAAGGCCAAGATCGTTGGTTCAAGTCCAACCATTCCGACCAGAAGCCGCGAGGATGACTAGGAGACGGCAGTAAGAGGAGTCATGACCTCATCTCTTTCCCGAGTGTATAACTAGCCTTCAGCTCGATAAATATTGGTGGCTAGACGCGTGCAGGCTTAGTTCAGCTGGGAGAACACTTGTCCTACAAGCAAGGGGTCGGCGGTTCAAGTCCGTCAGCCTGTACCATATAGCCTTATAGCGTAATTGGCAACGTAGCGGACTCTGACTCCGTTGTTCCTGGTTCAAATCCAGGTAGGGCTGCATAAGCAGGTATAGTATAGTGGTAATACGTCGCCTTGCCAGGGCGAAATCACGGGTTCGAATCCCGTTACTTGCTCCACATGGCCAGGTAGCTTAAAGGGTGAGAGCGGTGGACTGAAAATCCACATAGGTTGGTTCGACTCCAACCCTGGCCACCATATGGGCCATTAGCATAACTGGCTAATGCTTTCGACTCTTAATCGAAGGATTCTGGGTTCGACTCCCAGGTGGCCCACTTTAAGACAGTTACAGCAAATTCAATTAGATTATTAGTATAGTGGATAATACATTAAACTTCCAATTTAAAATCGTCAGTTCGACTCTGACATAATCGAAGCAACTGTCTTGTTATTATGCCGGTATAGTCTAATGGATAAAACAAGAGACTTCTAATCTCTTGATTAGGGTTCGATTCCCTATGCCGGTGCCATTTATAAGTCCGCGTACTCAAACTGGTGAAGAGGATGGATTCGAAATCCATTAGGTCGTAAGGCATGAGAGTTCGAATCTCTCCGCGGACGCCATTAATATGTAGGGTTGACCGAGAGGCTTATGGTGCTCGCCTGGAAAGCGAGTTGTCTGAAATATTGGCACACAGGTTCAAATCCTGTACCCTACGCCATTATGGATCGATAGCCCAACTGGCAGGAGGCGCTTGCCTAAGGAGCAAGACAGTGTGGGTTCGAATCCCACTCGATCTACCAAATTGCCGTATTAGTTCAAGGGTAGAACAATAGATTCGTAATCTATTAATGCTTGTTCGAATCAAGTATGCGGCTTCATAGGAGAGATAAATATGAAAAAGGGAATAGTATATTTTATACTATTGACTTTTTTATTTTTTATATTTCCAAGTTTTTCTGAAGAATTGGAAATAGAAATAGAAGAGCCAATAGATGTCATTTTTTCAATAGAAGAAAATGAAATAGATTTAGAAGATAATTTAGATTTAATTTCTATAAATGAACTTCAAGCTAATAGTTTAGAAATACCAGAAGAGCAAGAAATAGAGATTCCAGAACCTCCTAAAGAATATAATTTTAATATAAAATTATCTAATTTAACTGGTTATTCTATTATAGCTTTAAATAATGCTTTTATTGATTCACATATTAGAGGTTCTTTATGGATTGGAAATACTTTAACAAGTAACGAATGGTGTGGTTCAGATGATGGTTCTATTAATCATAATCCTTCTGACACAGAGAGCTATATTTATAATAATGAATCACAAATGTATTTCCAAGGTCGTACCGAAAATCAAAGTAAAGATGCTTATAAAAAATTAAGCGCGGCCGCAGTTGAGACTACAAAAGATTATTGGACTAATATAATAAATTCATTGCCTAATGATGGAAAACAATGGATTTATGTAGAGCCTGATGAAAATGGTTATGTTAATTTAACAAAATGGGATTATCAAACACAAGGTAGTGATGAATCTCAAGAATCCATTAAAAAAGTATATTGGACAAATGCATCTAAAGTAGATATGGGCGGCTTAGCCGGCCATTTAATTGCGCCATTTGCTGATATAAATATTACTTGGTGTAATCATGGTGGAACTATTATTGGATGGAATATTACTACACATGGAGAAGCTCATATTAATTATTGGGTACCAGAAATTATATCACCTACTGAAACGCCTTCTCCTACAAAAACACCGACTCCAACAGCAACACCAGCTCCAGGTAAAATTATTCTACAAAAAACATTAGTAAATGATGTTTGGCATATTCGCTGCGATGTTATGGATGGAACAACTTTCCAAGCCGGTGGAGGTATTTGGAAAACTGATGTAATTATGAATCCAACTAAAAAAACCAGTAAAGAAGGACATAGGTCTAATAAGTGCGGCGATGCCGACCATTGGATTATATGGCTTGATAATACTGGTACACCATTTAGAATGGATGAAATAAAGTCAGGAGCAACTGGCGGCACACTTCCTACTATGATATTCGAAGAAGTATATTCGCCGCAAGATTTAGGATTTTCTGGTTGGGGAGAATTAGAACCAGAAATGACTGATAAGGTTGAACTATATAAAGAGAATTTTAAAATTCAAAAAGATATTACAACTGTAAAGCCAGGAGAAAGAATATATTGGGTTACTTGGAATGGTAATCAAAGATGGTATCACAGTGGTGTTCCATATGTTGCACCGCCAACTTTTACATTCTATATTGATGGAGAACCATATCCAATTGTTGCTGGTAATTATCTCGAATTAGATGATGTATTACCAGGCGCGCATGAAATTAGAGAAGATGTAAGTCTTGACGATTATATTATTACAGTATTTGGTAGTAATAATGTTGAAGGTACAACTTCTATAATCAATATTGTAGATGGAGAAACGGTAGAAGTAGAATATGTAAATGAAATTATTACTCCACCTACCGAACAACCTTCTGCTCCTCCTGCATTGCCTACAGCTGTTCCAACACCAACTCCAACTCCAACAATAAAACCAACACCTACACCTACAGTTGTACCAACACATACACCTACGATAAAACCTACGACAGTACCTACGATTGCCCCAACTATAAAACCAACAGATACTCCTAAACCAACAGAAAAACTTACAATTTCTCCTACTTTAACTATAGAACCAACTAAAACCCCTTCTCCTACAGCTACTCCTACTCCTACTGAATTACCTACTATAACTCCAACAGAACAACCAACTATAAAACCTACAAGCGAACCAACTACAATTCCCACAATAAAACCTACTATCATACCAACAACAAAACCAACTATTGTTCCTATATCAACAACTACACCAGCTCCTACAATAGTTCCAACAGAAAAACCTACAGCAACACCTGCACCAACGAACACTACAACTATCAAACCAACTATTTCTCCTACGCCAAAAATAACCACAACTCCAACAGCAACGCCTACGATGGAGCCAACGAAAACACCAACTGTGGAGCCAACACATACTCCAAGTTCGACGCCGACTATCACCGTCACTCCAACAGCTGAACCAACTGCAATTCCTACCATACAACCAACTAATACACCAATTGTCACAGTTACACCTAGTGAGTCTCCAAGGCCTACTCCCACACCTACCGAAATAGTAAAACCTACAGAGAAACCTACAAATGAACCGACTACAATTCCTACAGTGGTTCCAACAACAAAACCTACAGTTAAACCTACTGCAACGCCTACAAATACTCCTACTGTGGCCCCTACCAATACGCCGCGGCCTACTCGTAAGCCAACGCCAACACCAGTAAAACCGACTAAAACTCCAAAACCTACAGATACTCCTGTTCCAACAAATACACCAAGTATTAAACCAACAATAATTCCAACGCCAAAACCTACTGAAATTCTTATTCCTTCATTAAAACCAACAGAAATAATACCTACTGAAACTCCTACAATTAGTCCGACACCGACAAGGACACCAAAACCAACCGAATTAATTATTATAGTAGATTTACCAACATATACTCCAAAACCGACTGCAACTCCAACTCCTCGACCAACAATTCCACCTGAAATAATAGAAGAAATTATTATTAATCCTCCACCACCAGTTTCTAATAGACCAGATTTTTCTCAATTTACAGATGAAGAATTAGAAGAATTATTTGATTTCTGGGGCTATCAAACTCCTTTATATGGTATATTCCAAACCGGTGATGAAATTCCAATAGAAATAATATTTACAGGAATAACTGGAATATTATGCTTAATATTATATGCTATTTTAAAAAAGCGTAACATTTGACTTCTTTTTAAAATTTTGTTATAATATTTATGTAAGGTAAGGAAATATAAAATTTCTTACCTTATTATAGGAGCTTAGTGTAACGGCAACATAGCGGTCTCCAAAACCGTCAGATGAGGGTTCAAATCCTTCAGCTCCTGCCATTATGCGCCGGTAGGCTAACGGATAGACCATGGGGCTACGGACTCCAGAGTGAGGGTTCGATTCCTTCTCGGCGCGCCAACAAATAAGTTTGAATTATTGCTAAAAATAATTCAAACTTTTTATTATAAGAGGTGATATTATGGGTAAAATAGCAGATATTTTTGAAGGAGATTACCCTATTAATTGGGATTTAGCGCGTACAGAACTTGACTTAATAATTTTTCGCGCAACTGTAGGATTAAAAGAAGATAAACGTTATATTAAATATACAAAAGATAGTAAAGTTCCATATGGTGTATATCATTATGTAACTGCTACTACAGCAGAAGATTCGCGCGAACAAGCGCGTTTTTTTGTGGAGCATGCTAATAAAGCGTATAAGAAACCATTGTTTTATATTGCTGATATAGAAGGAGACAGATTTAATTCCACTAATACTGAACCTGTATGTATTGCTTTTTTAGATGAATTACGTAAACTTGGATGCAAAAAAATTGGTATGTATATTAACAGAAAATACAAATATGCCGGGAAAGCTATTGAAATGTGTGATATAATGTGGATACCACATTGGGGAAAAGATGATGGTAATATACCACCAGATTCTTCTAAACCAAAACATTATAATGATTTATGGCAATACACCAGTAATGGTACATTATTAGGACTTGACGAAGATGTTGATTTAAACCTTTTAAATGGCGATAAATCTTTAGAATGGTTTTTAGAAGGATGGGAGCCAGATAAGGAGGAAAAATCTACGTATGATAAATTTAGTAACATGCATTTTGTAGAATTCGTCAAAAAATTTGTTGGTATGCCATATTGGTATGCTACTTGTGTATATCCTTGCACAGAATCTAAATTGAATTCTAAAACTAAAAATTATCCAGATCATTATACTTCTGATAGAATGTCTCGTTATCGTGCTGATATTGCCGCGCATAAAATTTGTGCTGATTGCGTTGGTCTTATGAAAGGTTATGCTTGGACTAATGCTGGCGAAAATGTAATTGAATCTATTGGCAAAGAAAAACCTTTATTTACTAATAGTTATAAAAGTAATAATATGCCAGATAAATCTGCTAATGGTATGTTTTCTTATGCAAAATCTCAAGGATTAGATTGGGGCAATATTGATACTTTACCTGAAATTCCAGGACTAGGCTTACATATGGATGGCCATGTAGGTGTTTATATTGGCAACGGCGAAGCTATTGAAGAACGTGGCTTTAAATATGGTTGTGTTAAAACTAAAATTAAAGATAGAAAATGGCTTCATTGGTTTAAAATTCCAACTATAATTTATCAAGAAAATTCAATAGTTCCATCTACAGATATATTAGGCGACACCTCTTTAAAAAATGGTTCTCGCGGGAATGCTGTTAAAGAACTTCAAAAAAATTTAAATCTTTTATTAGGTCTTAATTTAGAAGTTGATGGCATTTTTGGAAAGAAAACAGAACTCGCGGTTAAAACCTTCCAAAATGAATATGGTTTAGAAGTAGATGGAATTTATAGCGAACAAACTCATACCGCTTTAATGGCCACTCTTTCTGATTTAACTGCTGAAGAAGAAAAACAGCAAGAAGAAGTTATTGTACCAGAACCTATAAATGATGAAAGCAAATATATTACTAAAACTTCAGTAAATGTTAGAATTGGTGATGGGACTTCTTATGAAAAAATTACTCATTTAGAAAAAAATATTCCAATAAATGTAGTATTAGATAAAAATAATGAACCAATTATTTCTGCTAATGGTTGGTATGCTATTTATATTATGGATAGAATTGGTTGGCTTAGCGGAAATTATGTTAAAAAAAATATTTGACATTTTCTTAAAATTATATTATAATATATACATAAAGGAAAGAAATCCACCTGATATGGCTGTGGCTACAAGGCGCGGAAGGGTGGCATTTATTAAAGCCAAATAAATTGAAACGATATATATTTATTAGGATGAAATAAAGCATACACGCAAGAGATTTAATAAATGTAACTTATAATAAATATGTAGTTGTGCTACCGGCGGCGCATTACCGAGTAGAATGGACACCGGTTTATTTTGGAGGTTTTATGATAACTAAAACTAATATTATCAATTATATTTCATGGTTTAAAAAACATTATCAAACAAAACAAGATCCTATTTTTGAAATTGTTCTTTTTGAAAATACACATGATAAAATTTCACAAAAAGACAACTGGTTTCCTGATACTGGAACAGAAGATTGGCCAGGATTTTATTATGAACTTGATATTGCAATTAAAGCCATGAATGAAAATTGGGCTGATATTCAAGATCATGCTTTTTATACTGGTTTTATCTTATGTCATTTTCCTGGACTTTATCAATGTGCAGGCACTGAAGCTCGAATGTATTTTGTTTGGGATGAAAAGAAACAAGGATTTTTCAACAAGAAGAACCAAAAAATTTTGAGCATATTGCCTATTAATGCCGTACTGGCGCAAAGGTAGCGCAACGCACTTGTAATGCGTAGGTTATCCGTTCGAGTCGGATGTGCGGCCCCATTTAGGTTCCTCCTGTAAAAATCCTTCTGTTCGCGACAGTGAAAAGGAGTGGTTGGGGCTAGTAATATAAAAAAAGCAGAGTTTATATTATATGTTCACCAATAAAGAACGCCGGGAGTTCTCTTACCCCGTAAGGTAGTCCGGAATACGCATAAGATTCGCTCGGCAATTAGATTATGTCGTAAGACAATAAGGTGTCAGTCTAACGGAAATTGAACCTGTTAGTGTCAATCGTGTAGCATACGGATAGTGCTCGCTGGCCTGCCGTGTAATCGAAGGTGCGGTTACTGCAAACCAAGAGTAGAAGTTGCAGATTAGGAAATGTGTGCTTCGCGGGCACAGATATTTCCGCGTGAGACTCGCGGCGAAATCAAATGGCGGCTCGGATGGATTGAGGCCCGGAAGATGCCAATAGGAGAAGAAACCGCGAGATTTATGGGCGTCTAGCACAGTTGGTTAGTGCAGCTGACTCATAATCAGCCGGTCTTGGGTTCGAGTCCCAAGGCGCCCATTTTATAAATTGAAATTCTATATTAGGAGAAAAAAATGAAATTTACTAAATATTCAGTTGGTCGAATAATTTGTGGTTTTATAATAACAATAATTTTATTTGATAATGGCCTTAAAATTAATACTTGGCAATTTTGGGTTGTTTATTTATCAGCTTGGGCAATGTCATTTATTCAATATTGTGAAGATTTTAATAAATGAAACTTGAAACTTGAAAGGAGAACTATTTCTGAATAAGATTATGAAGAAGAGGAAGAAGAAATATGTTTTTAAAACTTTATTTAATAATTGGTAATTATATTGCTTTATGGGTATTACCAATTTGGATAATTTGGTGTCTAATTCCTAATAAAAGTCTTATTGAAGGTTTTTCAGATTGGTTTAATGAAGATTAATGCGCTTGTACCGAATCAGCAAACGGCGTGCTCTGCAAAAGCATTGATAAGTCGGGGCAGCACCGACCAAGCGCTCCATTATGTAAAAGAAGAGAAGCATTTATCTAGCTAATAAATGAGTAATGATTCCTCTAAGTCAAGTCTTTCTTTTACATTAAAATTAATTAGAGGTGATTTTAATGAGAACTGGTATTGATTGTAAAGGTAGAAAATGGGAAGAATGTATATTAGGACGTGCAAAAAATCTATCTCAAACTAAATATGGTAGATTGCTTCCTTTATTTAGAGTAAAGGGAGATTTTGTGCATAATACAGGAGCTTTCTGGTTATGTAAATGTGATTGCGGTAATTATATAGTAGAACCAGCAACAGAATTAAATTATGGAAAAATTCGCTCTTGTGGGTGTTTTAAAAAAGAATATTTAAGCTTAACTAAAAGTGAAAAATTAGAAGGACAGCGTTTTAATAAATTATTAGTGATTGAAGCGGCAGGAAGCAATAATTCTCAAAAACGTTTATGGAAATGTTTATGTGATTGTGGTAATACTGTTTATGCAAATACAGGAGATTTAAAAAATGGTCATATTCAATCTTGTGGGTGCTTGCATGGGAAATCATTAGGAGAACAAAAAATTGAACAAATTTTAAAAGAAAATCATATAAAATATATCCATAATAAAAATTATTTTAAAGATTTAATTTTACCTAATAATGGAATTGGTAGATATGATTTTGTTTTAATAGATGAAAATAATAAACCCTATAGATTAATTGAATTTGATGGTATTCAACATTATAAACCTACTGCTTTTTATTATGGACATACACCACAAATTAATTTTAATTATGTTTTACAAAATGATAAAGCTAAAAATGAATATGCTTTTCGGCATAATTTACCATTAGTTAGAATACCATATTATGTAATTAACAAAATTAACATTAATATGTTATTATATGATGATACCTTTTTAATAGAAACTACGTCAACTCAAGAATAATATAAATACATATAAACGCACGGAAAACCGTGCGTTTTTCTATTTGACTTTAATAAAAAATTATGATATAATATTTTTAGAGAAGAAGAAAGGATAGATATTTATATGAAAAATTTAATTATTAACTATAAGGTTTGTGGTTGTGGAAGAGAAACTTTCAAAGATATTCATGATTTTGAAAGAACTTCTTTTGATATTTCTTTTAAGTGGAAAGGCCAACAAATTTATATTCCATATGAAAATATCTTTTCTCTTGTTTTGGAGGATGATTAAAATGACATTAGAAGAATGTAAACTTGCGACAATAGACCATATTAATATGGTTCGTAAGTATATTCGTTTCTTTACAGATAAATTAACTGACCGTGGAGAAAAACATGATGCTTCAAAATTAACAGAAAATGAACTTCCATATTTTGCAGAACATACAGATAAATTAAATGAAATAGAATATGGTTCTGAAGAATATCAAGAAGAACTTGAAGCATTAAAACCGGCCTTAGAGCATCATTATGCTTCTAATACACATCATCCCGAACATTTTCAAAATGGTATAGCAGACATGACACTTTGGGATATTGTAGAAATGTTTTGTGATTGGAAAGCTTCTACAAAACGTCAACGTGCAGGTAATATTTTAAAATCAATTGATATTAATGCTGATCGCTTTAATATTGAACCACAATTAAAACAAATTTTAATTAATACTGCTAAAATGATGGAAGATTACGAATAGAGAATAAAATAATGAAACAACTAATAATCGCGCGAAAAGACTTAAATATGAGTCCTGGGAAATTAGCCGCACAAGTAGCTCATGCATCATGGGCCTTTTTATCTAATCAAATTAGAGATAAGGGGCAAAAATATATTTACGATAATTTAAATAATTATTATTATACTAATTTACTTTTAATAGATAAAGATGTATATGAACAATGGTTTTGTGGTATTTTTACTAAAATTATTTGTGAAGCAAAAAATAAAAACCAACTTTTAAAGGCAAAAGAAATAGCAGAAAAACTAGGTATGATTGAAGGTAAAGATTTCTTCTTAATTAAAGATGCATGTAATACTGAGCTAACTCCAGAGGAAGTAGATGAAAATGACGTAGGCCGCACTTTAACTTGTATCGGTTTTTGTCCTCTTCCAGATGATATTTGCGCACAATTATCTAAAAAATATCAATTATATAAATAGGAGAAATTATGATTAAGCACAGTGACAATTCAATTGAAATTGAAATAAAAGATTTAAAAAAGCCTTCTCCAGAAGAAATAGCAAGAGACTTTTTCCATGATAGAGATATTAAAACTGTAGAAAATAAAATTGAAGACTTAAAGCAACTTTTACTTTCAATGGTTCACAATAATGATAGACTTCAACGACAATTTAATGAGTTGTGGGATGAAAAATGGAAAGATAATGAACTTCAAGAAATGAAGAACGAGTTAGAAACTGCGCACGCAAATTATCGCCGTGGTTTCCACATTAGTAAAACAGAAGAAGAACAAATTAATAGTTGGATTAAACAGCATGATGATGAAATTCATAATAATCCCAGCCAATATCATGGGTGTTCTGGTGGAGGATATGAATATACTTTTTATCCGACAGGGTTAGGAACAATAGGACATTGTTTTTGTACTACTTGTAAAGCAAAAGCTATCCGCGAAAAAGGAAAGGACTGGTATGATTATTGTAAAAATGAACTTCAGGGAGTATTTGAATTTGGAGATTTTGGATAATGAGTATTTTTATGTTTGGAAAACAGAAAGCGCAAGAACAAGCAATTGATAAAGAAGATTTTGAAAAAATATTGCAAGATGCAAGTAAATATCTTATAACTTCTTCAATTCAACCCGAAATTCAACCTTTAACTACTTCACGTGAAGTGAAACATTTAAAACAACAAATTTGGAAATTTTCACATAAATAATATTTGACTTTTTACAAAAAATCTGTTATAATTATTATGTTGAAAGGGAAAAACAATAAAATAAAAGCCTTAGTCCAAGGCTAAAACAAATAAAAAGGAGATTTAAAATTATGACTAATTTCAATCAGATAATTTCTAACTTTGTTAATTGCAACGCTAATAATACTCGGATTAAGAATGGTGCTCTTCAGGGCATGCGCGCAAAGGGTAGTTTTGTTGATGAAGCTCCTTTTATCACTGCTATGAAGCAGGAGAATAATTTTAAGCACACTGAAAATGGCGCAGTAGCAAAGAAGTCTACTATGTCCAAGCTATATGACCTATTTGCGCTTGGCGGCTCTTACCGTTCTCGTACCGAGAGTGACTGTATTGTTCTTTTTAAGAGCGCATATCAGGAAAATCCTACTTATGCTCTAAAGTGTCTATGGTATCTTCGTGATATTCTTGAAGGCCAGGGTGAGCGTCGTTTCTTCCGTATTTGCCTAAAATGGCTTGCTACCTATGATAAGCAGGCTGTATTACGTAATCTTGAAACCATTGCTCGTGATGGTTTTGGCCGCTGGGATGATCTATTTGTGCTTTTTGATACTCCTTGCGAAGATGCTGTTATGAAGCTAATTGAAAATCAGCTTGTTAACGACCTAAAGGCATATCAGGCTGGCGCAGCTGTATCTCTACTTGGCAAGTGGATTCCTTCCGAGAACTCCTCTTCTGCTAAGACTAAGCATAATGCTCGCCGCATTATTAATGCGCTACATGTAACTCCTCGTGAATACCGTAAGACCCTATCTGCCCTACGTGAGCGTATTCATGTAGTAGAGCGTCTTATGTCTCAGAACCGTTGGGACGAAATTGATTTCTCCCATCTACCTTCTCGCGCAGGTCTAATCTATCGCAAGGCTTTCGAGCGTCGTGATATGATTCAGCAGAAGTATCGTGAGTTCGCAAAGGATACTACTACTAAGGTAAATGCTGGAAAGCTTTATCCTTATGATGTTGTACGTGAAGCACAGAAGATCATGAATTGTGATGATTATTGGTCTTATGGCTCTCGTGAGCCTCGTCTTGATGATACTCAGCGTTTAATGATAAATAAATATTGGGATAATCTAAAGGATTATTTCAATGGTGCTACTTTAAACGCTATGGTTGTTTGTGATACTTCTTCTTCTATGCTACATGGAGCAAGTGGTACTGCTACTCCTATGCAAGTTGCTGTATCTCTAGCCATGTATGCAGCTGAACATGCTAATGGTCCTTTTAAGAATCATTATATTAGCTTTAGCCGTAATGCACGTCTAGTAGAAGTTGTTGGCGCAGACTTTTGCGATAAGGTTTCTCGTATTATTCGCTCCAATGTGTGC